AGCAACAATGTTTACTGAACATAGTAGTCGGTATGCGGATTTGATATGCCCGTGTTGCGGACATAAAAAGCGTATGTTGGTTTCACATTTATCAAAAACCGGTTTTGCATGTCCTGTCTGTGGAGATGGTGTTTCTTATCCAAATAAATTTTGTAGACAGGTTCTTAAACAATTACCAGTTGTTAATCTTAAGTTCGAATACAATTCTAGATGGACAAAATCATATTTTTATGATAACTACTTCGAATATAATGGTATTAAATATATTGTTGAGGTAGATGGGATACAACATTTTCAAACTACATCTAATATGTTTTTGCCAGTTGAAGATATTAAACAAATTGATAATTTAAAAACACAGTTGGCAATCGATAATGGGTGTGTTGTTATTAGGATTGATTGTAGAAAGTCAGAAATGAAGTATATCAAAAATAGTATATTGGATAGTAAATTGTCAAATATTTTTGATTTATCTAATATTAACTGGTTGATGTGTGAACAAAATGCACGAACAAGTTTGTTGAAGCAGGTATGTGACTTTTATAATGCTTCTGATAATAAGCAACTTAAATATGTCGCAGAGTATTTTGATTTATCTGCTGCGACCACAAGAACATATTTGCAAAGAGGTACGAATCTTGGTATGTGTAATTATAAAAAAATAAGTACTACTGGATTGAGTGTGATTGCACATGATATTGACAATAATAAAACTTTTACATTCAATAGTGCGTCGATGTGCGCAAGAGAGCTTTCTAATTTATATAATATTAAAATAGACAGTAAGGGTGTACTTAGAGTTTGTAGAGAAGAATATGAATCCTATAAAGGATTTACTTTTAAATTTAAGGATGGTGATATACATGAGCAAAGTGCGTGAATGTTATCTATGTGGAAAAAAATATAAATATTGTCCCTCTTGTTCGCAGGATCGTATGAAGCCTTCTTGGATGGCAGAATTCCATGAAGAGAACTGCAAAAACATTTTTGACATTTGTACTCGTTATAATATGCAAATGTTGACTAAATCCGAGGCTAGGAAAGCTCTCGAAGCTTGTGATCTATCTAACAAAGAAAATTTCAAATACTACGTCCAACGCGATATTGCAAACATCTTTGCAGAAGATCCCAAGCCCGTAGTTAAACCTGCTGCGCCGCAGGCAGCAAAATCACATGAAGTAGTTACAGTAAAAGAAAATAAATAAGGTACTATAAACTTCATGCAAAACGAGGTTTTAGTACCTTATTTTTTACGCAAAAAAGGAGGAAAAGGAATTGATTATATCTAAGATTACAGGTCGAGAGTATAACGAAGCTAACTGTGTTTATGTGACCAATATGCTTCAATGTCAGCGATATTTAGCACATCTTGGCCCTGAGTACCTTCTAGATATTCTCTATACAGGTACATATAGAAAAGATTCCCTGGTCTTTGTTTTTGAAAAGTGTCCAGAAACACGTAAGGCTAAAGAACTATGGGATAAACATGAGCTGAATTGAGGTGATACGCATGGAAAACAAATCAACAAATGAAATAGTTAGCGAACTAATTGGTGACACCCCAGTTTCAGTTCAACTTAATACAGTAATTGATACAACTGTTAATAAAGAAGAATTTCAAACATTAAAAAATGAGATTTTTATGCTACGAAAAGAAATTGAGCATATTGCTCAACTTGTTGGAGATACATCTGTATCAGAGCAGATTAATAACGCAATACAGTCTGTTAGGGGGTGAGATTGTGCCACAGAATGTATTTAAAATTTATGACGGACGTACAAATTTTTGGCAATGGGACACTAAGCAAAAGTTAATTGTTCTAGATGATCGTGTTACAGAAGTTCGTTTTTCAAATCGCAACATGGAACACTCAAAACGGCGTCCTGTATATACAGATAAAGATGGATTCAGAATTTGTAATGTTCCAGATGTACTGTTGCAGCTTCCAAAAAATTTGATTGCTTATGCGTGTGTAAAAGACGAAGATGGATATTGTAGCACCATTAAGTCTGTTAAATTTGCAGTATATCAGCAACCAATTCCCACTGATTATATATGCGAACAAGATGCGGTAGTTGAGGATATTCTTAATAGACTTGAATTGCTTGAGGCATTGCTTAAGGAAGTTGAGGCTGGTGCAAAGGAACTTATAAAGTTTACAAATATGGTTGATGCGGCGAAGTGGGCTGTTGAAAACGGTAAAGCTGGAGATATTGTTGTTGTTAAGTTGGATGAGGGCTGGGTACCTCATGTGATAGAGGATGACAAGAGTCTCACTCCAATTTGTGACTGTAACGGGGAGCAGATTATTATTAACGTCGCTGATGGTGGCGATGGTGATGGATATATAGACGAAGAAGATACATATCAGGTGTGGGATGGAGGCGGTGCGGCGGGATATTAATTCTGTCGTTTTGTCATATATAAAATAATTTAGAAAGGATAGATGTCTAATGGCAAAAGAGCAAATTCTAAAAATGAGAATTCAATTTCGCAGAGCTACTACTGCGGAATGGGAAGCTAATAAGAGTGTAATACCTGCTGCGGGTGAACCTTGTTTTGATCTTGATCTGGGTACTTTAAAAATCGGTGATGGTGTTAAGACTTATGAGCAGCTAAGTGCTATTGGCGGCGGCAGTGGTGTTGCCGTATCTGCGGATGGAAACTCAATTGTTCTTGTAGATGATGTGTTTAAACTTGTTGGTTTTGATGCGGCTGAGACTGGCGCACAACCTCGTAAGAATGCCGAAGGCAAGCTAGAATGGGTTGTGCCCTCAACTGAGACCGTTGAAGGTTTGCAAGCTACAGTTGCTGGGTTGCAGTCTGATGTAAAAAATCTACAGTCTGAAGTAAACGCAGTACAAGAAATTTTGACTCCTACGGGAGAAGGACAATCTCCTCTTGCGGATAGAGTTTCTTCTCTTGAGACTAAAATGGACGGTACCGGTGAAGGCACGGTTGATGCTAAGATCGATGCTAAAATCAATGATTTTGCAAATAAAATTTCTGAAGATGGTACTGTAAATACATTCAAAGAGCTTGTTGATTATGTTGCGGCGCATGGTAGCGAGACTGCTAATATGGCTGCTGACATTACTGCTTTACAGGGTCTAGTTGGTGATACGAGTGTAGCATCTCAGATTACTGAAGCTGTTTCTGGTAAGGTTGACGCAGTTCCAGATAAAGGACTATCTACGAATGACTTTACTAATACGTTACTTGATAAACTGGATGGTGTTGAGTCAAGCGCACAGGTTAATAAAATTGAAACTGTCAAACTAGGTGAAAATGTGCTTGCTGTTGCGGATAAATCTGTAGTTGTACCTATTGGTGCGGGTTTAGCGGCTTCTGATGAAGTAACAATTTCAGAGAGTGGCGCTCTTGGTATTGGAAGTGTTAGTGTTGCAAAATTAGTTAATGATGCGGAAACTACACTTGTTCTAGATGGCGGTAGTGTTGTTTAAATAATATATAAAGGAGAGATTTTAGAATGGCGAATCAAACTTTACGTACTGTAATCCAGTTCAAGCGAGACACTTCAGCGAACTGGACTACAAATAAAGATGTTGTACCAGCCGCAGGCGAACCTTGTTATGATATTAATGCAGGTACATTAAAGATCGGCGATGGTATTACTACATATGAAAACCTACATGCCATTTATGCGGGTGAAATTCCTACGGCAGCCTCTCATTATGAGGGGGTCAAACAGGATGGCGAGTCTGACATGGAAGTTATCGCTAGAGTCTTAGCGGCTGGTAATGTTGGCGAAACACACGAAGACGATATTTTTATTGTAAAAACTCTAATTGCCGGTGGCAAGTATTCTCACACCGCCTATGTTTATGATGGTGCTAAATGGGTTGCCATGGACGGTAACTACAATGCGGACAATGTCTATTTTGATGAGGATATGCTTGTTACGAAGGAAATTGGTTATATTACACTGACCAATGGGCAGGGTACAATTCCTTCTAGTGGCAAGAATATTAAGGAAGTATTTGAGGCAATGTTTGTTAAAGAGCAGAATCCAACTACTACTCAGCCTAAAGTGGCGCTAACTTTCTCTCAGGCCAAGGCGTATGAAGTTGGCTCTAAGGTAATTCCTTCTTATTCCGCTACGTTTAATGCGGGTAGTTACACATATGGACCAGCCACTAATGTTACGGTGACTACATGGGAAATTACTGATACTGACGGTAATACTTCTGCATCTGCTTCTGGAACATTCCCGGAGATTACTGTGGCTGACGGTACTAACTATAAGATTACAGCGAAAGCCACTCATACCGAGGGTGCGGTTCCTGTAACCAATAAGAAGACCCCATATGAGGCTGGTAAGATTGCGGCTGGTTCTAAGTCTACCACTTCTAGTGCAGTTACTGGCTATCGTAGTTTCTTCTACGGTGTACTAGATACTGCAACCGCTAATGCACCTCTAACTTCTGCGATTATTCGTGGAATGACCAATGGCGGTGCTTATAATGGTAGTAAGACTTTTACTCTAAATGGTAGTGCGACCGCTAAGAGAATTGTTATTGCAATTCCAGCATCTTCTACTCGTGCTGGTTTAAAGGAAGTTATTCTGACTTCTGCTATGAACACCCCTGTAACGGATTCTTATGTAAAGACTGCGAATGCTGTTGAGGTAGAGGGTGTAAATGGTGCTACTGCTGTTTCGTACAATGTGTATGTGTATGAGCCTGCTGCAATTGATGCTGGCGAAGTACATAAGATTACTTTAGCATAAGGAGGGAAATGAGTTATGGCAAAATATAATTTAGATAAATACACTGCTGCTGATGGACTAGGTTTCCCCCTGAATTTCAGACGTGGTAATCCTAATCCACTAGATAATAGTTCCGTATGGGCAAGCCTAGAGGCGGCTCAGAATTATGCGAAAACTGACCCTGTTGCATATGTTGGACAGATTTTAACTGTTGTTGATAGTGAGAATAATATCGCAACTGTTTATGCTATTCAGGATGTAGCGGGCACTCTAAAGAAGGTTGGTACTTCTCCTGTTGGTGATGAATCTACTATTACTGTAGCTGAAGACGGTACTGTAAGTCTATATGGTGTTGCTGGTCTGCAGCTAACTAGAGAAGACGATCAGGGAGTTGTAACTAAAATTAATTATCAGCCACTATTGGTTGACGGTAAACTTACATGGGTTGAACCTAGCGCTACTACTGTTGAAGGTCTGGCTACCGAAATTGAAGGTCTGAAGACTAGAATTGGCGCAGTAGAATCAACTGTTGGTAATGCCGAAGGTGGCCTAGTTAAAGGTGTCGCAGACAACACTGCTAGCATTACTGCCATTAACAAAAAGATTGGTAACGTTACTGAGGGTAAGACTGTTGTTGAAATGATTAACGAGTCTGTCTATGATGACACAACTCTTGTTGGTCGTGTAGCAACTATTGAAGGTGACTATCTAAAGGCCGCTGATAAAACTGCTCTTGAGACAAAGATCACCGAAGAGGCAACTCAGGCTAAGACAGATGCTATTACTGCAATTATGGGCGAGGCCGGTATTGATGCGAAATATGATACTCTAAAGGAAATTGCCGATTGGATTCTGTCTGATACTACTGCAAGTGCAGAGCTAGTTACCCGTGTATCCAATATTGAGAAGGATTATTTAAAGGGTGCAGATAAGACTGCGCTTCAGGGCGAGATTGATGCTCTTGAAACTTTTGTTGGATCGCTACCAGAGGGCGCAACTTCTACAACTATTGTTGCCTATATTAAGGAAGTTGTTGATGCTCTTAAGATTGGTGACTATGCAAAAGCTGCAGACCTCACTGCGCTAACCACACGCGTTAAGGCACTAGAGGATGTCGGCGCAGAAAAGAACATTATTGCTGCTGTTGATGATGCTCAGTTCGCGGTTGATGAATCTAGAAAACTGACCCTACTAGACGTTGCTATGAGCAAAGTTACCGGCCTGTCTGATGCACTTGCTGGTAAGGTAGCGGTCGAAGACGGCAAGTCTCTTGTCTCTGATACTCTAATTACTAAACTGGAAGGTATTGCTGAAGGTGCGCAGGTTAATGTGATTGATAGTGTTGATACCGCTCAGTTTGGTCTTGATGAGGCTAAGAAGTTAACCCTGCTTGATATTGCAATGGGTAAGGTTAGTGGTTTAACAGAGGCTCTTGGTAATAAAGTTGATAAAGTTGAGGGCGCTCGTCTAATTACTGCTGACGAAGCTACTAAGCTAGGGAAACTTGTGCTGTCCGAAGACGGCACGGTTGAAATTAGTGGCGAAATTAATGCTTCTAATGTTAAAGAGCTTGGCTCTTGGATTACTACTAATAGGGATACTGTTCTTGGTCTACTAAGCACAGAGAAAGAAACCAAGCTGGATGGTATTGAGGTTGGTGCTCAGGCTAATAAGATCGAGTCTGTTAAAGTTGGCGGTACTGCTCTTAATATCACTGATAAGAGTGTTGATATTTCTGTAGCTACTGGTACTGTTCTTGGTGTTGTTATGAGTTCTACTGCAGAGAATAAGGTTGCAGTTGGCACTGATGGTACTATGGAAGTTAATAGTCTGAATATTAATAAGCTTGTGCAGACTGACGGTGATTATCTCGTGCTTGACGGAGGAGCTTCTGCTTAATTTAGATAATACAAAATGAATGAAATAAAAATATAATTAAAGGAGATTGTTAATTATGGCTACCGAGAAAATTCTAAACACTAGAATTTTACTAAAAGTTGATACCTTGGAAAATTGGAATAGTTCTACTCTACCTCTCAAAAAGGGCGAACTTGCGTTCGCAACTGTCGCTGCTTCCGCAGGCACTGGTCTGACCGAGCCAGTTGTAATGGTTAAGATTGGCGAAGACGGTGTTAAAACCTTCAAAGATCTTGGTTGGAGCTTCTATGCGAAGGCGTCTGACGTTATTTCTGCGGCAAAATCTGAATCTGCTCTAACCACTTTTATCAACAATGTTATTAAGGACGCTGGTATTGCTACTAATGAGGCCCTAACCGCTCTTACAACTCGTGTTACTACTGCAGAGGGTGATATTGATGCACTGGAAACAAAGGTTGGTGACAAGGCTGTTGCTACTCAGATTTCTGATGCTATTGCTGCTCTAAAGCTGGCTGATACTTATGAAGCTAAGGGCGAGGCTGCAAAGGTTCAGACTGCTCTAAATGAGTATAAGACATCTAATGATGCTGCCATTACTGGCATTAAGACAGGCGACGTTATTAATGACTTTAAGTCTGTAGAGACCGAACTTGGTAAGAAGCAGGCTGCTGGCGATTATGCCACTAAGACCGAAGCGCAAGGTTATGCTAATGCCAAGGACGACGCTATTGCTGCAGCTAAGAAGGCTGGTACTGATGCACAGACTAGCGTGAATGCTCTAAGCGCAAAGGTTGGTACTGTGGCAGATAATAAGACTGTTGTACAGATGATCTCTGATGCACAGGCTGCGGCTACATATGATGATACTACCGTTAAGGCAGGCATTAAGACAAACAAGGACGACATCGCTGCTCTAAACGCTCTTGTTGGTGATACTGCTGTAGCGACTCAGATTAGTACTGCTGTCACTGCTGCCAAGACTGAGTTAAAGGGCGGTACTTCCGACACTGATGCTTCTGCTACTATTGCTGGTGCGAAGAAGTATGCAGATAAGCTTGACACAGCGATGGATGCTCGTGTTGATGCGTTAGAAGCATCTATTGGCGAAGGCGGCTCTGTCTCTGCTCAGATTACTGCGGAAATTAACAAGCTAGACAAGGCTGACACAGCAGTTGACGGCAAGTATGTATCTGCTGTTTCTGAAACTGATGGTATTATTACTGTAACCCGTGCTGATCTTCCTGACTATAGCGAAACTTACGCTGCGAAGAAACACACTCATGCAGTTGCTGACGTAACTGGTCTTCAGACTGAGCTTGATAAAGTTACTACCCTTATTGGAAGCGATGCGAGCAAGTCTGTCCGTACTATTGCAAACGAGGAACTTGCCGCACAGTTAATTCCTGAGAATGCCAAGGAGTCTCTTAACACGCTACAGGAAATCGCACAGTGGATTCAGGATCACCCAGACGATGTGACCGCAATACATGCCGCTATTGCTGCCTTACAGACTAAGGTTGGTGATACTTCTGTAGCTGCACAGATTAAGGCTGTTACTGATCCAATTGCCGCCAAGTCGCATGAGCACGCTAATAAGGCACTACTTGACACCTATACTCAAACTGAGACTAATCTGGCTGACGCGGTTGCGAAGAAGCATAGTCACGCTAATGCCACAGAGCTCGCTAAGTTTGCTGATGGTGACAAGGCAAAGCTTGATACTGCGGTGCAGTCTATCACTGCTGGTACGGGTCTAAAGGCGACTAAGACTGGTACGGATGTCGCTGTTGATTTTGATGATGCCGTAACATTTGTGTTTGATTGCGGAACGTCTGCTGAATAATTTATAACTTAATACATTGGGCTGCTCTGTTGATTACAATGGTTTATTAAGAAAGGAAGACTTGAACATATGGGCAGCATTTATAAAATAACTAATAGCGTAAATGGAAAAGTTTATATTTGACAAACAATGAGAAAACCAGAGGATCGTTGGAGACAACATATTAATAATTCTATGCGTGAAACATCTAGAGATTATAATAGTTATTTTCATAATGCTATAAGAAAATACGGGAAAGAAGTCTTCGTTTTTGAAGAGATTGAAAGATGTGACAATACAGAACTTGACATCAGAGAGATTTTCTGGATTGACTATTATCAAAGTTTTAATAATAAATATGGTTATAACTTGACTCTTGGAGGACAAGGGTCTCCAAGGTATGCTGATGAAGAGATTTTAAAATTATGGCATGAAGGCAAATTTGTTGGTGAAATTCATGACGAAACCGGCATTAATCGTGGATGGGTCAGTGTGAGATTGAAGGCTTGTGGAATTACAGATGAAGAAATTGCTTATAGGCGGTATAAGTCTTCTAAAGAAAAAACAAGTATGGCTGTTTACCAGTATGCTTTGAGTGGTGAATATATTAGAAGTTTTAATTCTGTGAGCGAGGCACGGAGAGCAACGGGGATTGGACATATAGAAAAATGTTGTGCAGAAAAGCAAAGACAATCAGGTGGATTCCAATGGTCCTATAAAAAGCTAGAGAAACTGCCGCCATATGAATATAAAAGAGCGTCGATTGTGTCAAAGGCGGTTTTTCAAATTGATGAAGTGACTAAAAAAATTATTGCAGAATATAAAACTATGGCCGAGGCTTCTCGTGTCACCGGGGTCGATATATCTGGAATTGCTAGTGTTTGTAAAGGAACACAATATACTGCTGGTGGATATTGTTGGGCTTGCAAGAGTGATTGGCAATTTAAATCAGTTGTGTAATTAATGGGGAGAGTGGATAAATGTGAGTTATACTGTTAATCAAGTAATAAAAATTGCAGAGGCAGAAGTTGGTTATTTAGAAAAAGCAAGTAATTCTATGTTAGATTCTAAAACTGCCAATGCGGGTGATAAAAATTATACAAAATACGCAAGAGATTTGGCGAAAGCAGGTTATTATCAGGCTAGTAAACAAGGATATGCCTGGTGTAACGTGTGGTTTGACTGGGTCCATTATATGGCTGCGGGGCAAAATGCAAAATTGGCACAAGAGGTTACTTGTCAAACAGGACCATATGGTGCGGCTTGTTATTATTCTATGCAATATTACAAACAATCTGACAGGCTCTATACCTCTCCTAAAATTGGTGACCAAATTTTCTTTAAGAATAGTTCTGGAGAAATCGTACACACAGGACTTGTGTATAATGTGGACAAATCATACGTATACACAATTGAAGGCAATACTTCTACCGCGTTTGGCGTTATTGCTAATGGCGGTGGAGTGTGTAAAAAGAAATATAAATTAAATTATGAACGAATAGCGTCATATGGGAGACCCAAATATGATTTGACGCAAACTGTTACAAATGGAGGAACTTGTACTATGAATCTTGATGTGCTGAAAAAAGGAAATAAAAATAATTCTGTAAGGGCGCTGCAAATACTATTGATTGGCAATGGGTATTCTTGTGGATCTTATGGGGTAGACGGAGATTTTGGTACAGGGACCTACAATGCAGTTATAAAATTTCAAAAAGTAAAGAATATTAATGCCGATGGAATTGTTGGTGCACAAACATGGGGAAAATTGTTGAAATAAGTGGTGGTACTTATGTTTGAAAAATTGTTTCAAAAAAGGTTAAAAAGGATTGAAAAACGTGGAGAGCGTCAGAAAGCAAAACAAGAAGTTATTCAGAAATATGCTGAGTATTATCCAAGTAGTAAGCGGAAAGTTTCGAATGTTATGTTAGTTGTGGTAGTAATTGCTATTATTATTTATACTGTTGCGAGTTTTTGGCTTACATATGTTACTGGAGTGTCTATAGATTCGACGCTTACTACTTGTTTTTATGCGTTTTGGACAAGTGAGGTAGTCGCACTTATGGGCATTAAGTGCAGTAAGGTTTTTAAGGAATCTAAATATGGCAAGTTTGAAGATGGGGTTACAGATGAAGATGAGCCTATGTGCGAAAATGATGATGAAAATTTAGGTTAAAGAGGTGTAATGTATGGAATGGTATGATATTGTTGTTGCTATTTTAACTGGTCTTGCTACGGCAATTCCACTTGTCGTTCAGTTAGTAAAATATTGTAAGGCTGCAGTTAAAGAAAAGAATTGGCAGAAGCTTCTGGATTTAGTAATGAGCCTTGTTGAAGAGGCAGAGAAAAAGTTTGAAAATGGTACTGGCGATGAAAAGAAAGAGTGGGTCATGATGTGTATTAAGGCTAGTGCGGATACTATTAATTATGATATTGATATGGATGTTGTTTCAAATATGGTAGATGCGCTTTGTGCCATGAGTAAAAAAGTGAATGCACCAAAAGAAGAAATTATTGAAGAGGCGGAAGGTTAATTCTTCCGCTTTTTATTAATGCGAAAATATATTAAAACATGGTTTTAATTTTATATACAAAATAAATGAAAGGAGGCGCTTCCAATGGATATTTTAAGTGCGTTAAAGAAGTCTGTTTCGTCAGTGAGAGAATGGGTTGATGAAAATAAAGTGCAAAAAGTTAGTGGTAAAGGACTATCTACAAACGATTATACTACCATTGAAAAGAATAAAGTTGCAGCTATGCCAAATGATTTAGTGATACTTGATGGTAAGTTATTTTTAGCTCAAGATGGGACTCCTATTGATGATTCTGCCGTTACACTTCCTAGCGGTGGTGGTGGAGGCGGTGGTAGCGCCACTGTTACACTAAAAAATTTGTTAGACTCTTCGACTATTACAACGGCTGTTAATGGTAAAGCAATTTTAAAATTTAGTTTTGCATCATCAGAAACAGAAGATGATGGTATTTGTTATATTTATGTAGGCGGGAATTTAAAAGGTACTGTTAAAATAGTTTCAGGTCAAAATGAAATTGATGTTGGTCATTATGTCGGAGAGGGCACTAATGAAATTAAAATAACCTGTAGCGATATTTATAGCAACTCAAAATCTTTAAGTTATGTTGTCAACGCGATTAGCTTGCGTATTACTTCTACTTTTGATGATTCTCAAATTTATCAAAGTGATGTTAATGTTCGATATATTCCATATGGTGCGATTGAAAAAACAATTCATTTTGTGGTGGACGGTATGGACAATACAACAATTGTTTCTGAAACAGGGAAGCAACAGACATATACTATCCCAACAATGAGTCATGGATCACATATGTTGAAACTTTACGCAACTGCAATAATTAATGATGTCGAAATAACTAGTAATATTTTATTGTTTGATATTATGTGTGTGTCTGGAACTGGTACGACAGCGATGATTTCATCTGCATATGATGTGACTGCAATTACTCAAGGCGAATTGGTTAATATTGGATTCTCTGTTTATGATCCAGTTAATATGACGACCGAGGTTGAGCTTATTATACAACAGAATGGCACAGTTTATTCTTCTACTACAAGAACGGTAGACAGAACTCGTCAGTTTTGGTCTGTTAGAGACTACCCGGTGGGTGAAGTTACATTTACAATTAGATATGGTGCGATTAGTAAGTCACATATAATTAATGTAACTAAAAGTAGTGTAAACATTTCTACTAAAGATACTGATTTGGAGTTGCAGTTAAAGGCGGCAGGAAGATCTAACTCAGATAATAATCGTGAAGTTTGGGCAAGCGGAGATGTAGCTACTACATTTGAAAACTTTAACTGGGATTCAACAGGATGGGTGCAGGATGAAAATGGAGATGTCGCATTGAGGTGTTCTGGAGATTCTAGAGCAACAATTAATTTTATGCCATTTAAATCCGACGCAAGACAGACAGGCCGCACAATAGAAATGGAATTCGCAATTAGAGATGTTAATAATAGAAATGCGGTTGCTATTAGTTGTTATAGTGATGGTATTGGTTTTACAGTAACGGCTGATACCGCAAAATTGATGAGCGAACAGTCTGAAATTTCTTGTAATTATACAGACGAAGAAAAGGTGCATGTTGCATTTGTTATCGAACCACGTACTGAATATCGTCTTATGTCTGTTTATCTGAATGGTGTGCTGTCTGGAGCGAAACAATATCCAGAAAATGACAATATGCAGCAAACAACTACTACAAATATTACAGTCGGCTCTCCGTATTGTTCTGTAGACTTGTATTTAATTAGGTCGTATAATACTGCACTCACAGAGGCAGAAGCGAGAGACAATTATATTGCTGATATTACGGATGTTGGCGAAAAATTATCGGTAATTGCAGAAAATGATATATATGATATTTATGGAAATTTGAGTTTTTCGAAATTGAAGGATATGTTGCCTATTTTAGTTATTACGGGTGATTTACCAAAAGCAAAGGGTGATAAAAAGAATGTATTAACAACATTTACTCATCCTTTGTATCCTCAATTGAATTTTGAAGATACAGGAAAAATCGATGTTCAAGGAACGTCAAGTCAGTGGTATATCCGTAAAAACTATAAAATTAAATATAAACAAGAGCACCAACATGCCGTAGACCAACTACCATCAAATGTATTCACATGGAAAGCTGATTACGCAGAATCGACATCAACACATAACACTGGTAGTGCAAACTACGTGCATACTCTTTATGGAGACGTAAAGTCGCCTCCTCAAGAGACAAATAACAAAATAAGGACAACTGTTTATGGATATCCTGCATTAATTTTCCATAAGGCAGATAGTGTTTCTGAACCAGAATTTATAGGAAAATATAACGCAAACTTTGATAAAAATTCTTTAAATGTATATGGCTTTACAGAAGACTATCCTCTTGTTGAATCTTGGGAATTTTTAAACAACACATCTGATGCCTGCTTATTCCATGGTCAGATCCAAGATAACTGGACGGAGGACTTTGAAGCAAGATATCCAGATGAATACGACGACATAAGCGCTTTTAAAGTTATGCATGATTGGGTTGTTTCAACTTGGCAGGACGGTGCAACTGGATCTGCACTCGGTGTAACATATGCCGGTACTGATGGAAAAACATATACTACAGATACTGCGGAATATAGACTTGCAAAGTTCAAGAAAGAATTTACTGAACATTTTGATTTTGGTTTTAGCTTACTTTATTATGTATATACTTTCGTAATGCTAATGGTTGACCAAAGGGCCAAGAATATGTTTTTGACTAGCTGGGATAAGGTTCATTATCAGCCGTGGTTCTACGACAACGATACTATCTTAGGCATTAATAACGAAGGCGTTTTAGTCTTTGATCCGTTCTGCGAGGATACGGATAAACTTGGTACTGCAAATGTATTTAACGGTGCCACTAGTACTTTGTGGACAAATTTTAGAGAAGCATTCCCAAATGAAATCAAAGAATTATATCAAGAATTAAGAAGCAGTGGAAAATTATCTTATGATAAAATTATAGAATATTTTGTGATACGTCAGAGCGACAAATGGTGTATTAGCATTTATAATGAAGATAGCGATTACAAGTATATTTCAATGTTGCGTTCTGATAATGACGCAACAAATCTATATCAAATACGTGGTACTGGTGAAGAACACTTAAAATATTTCGTTAAGAATCGTTTAATGTATTGTGATAGCAAATGGTATGGCGCAGATTATGCGGATGATTATATGAGTTTACGTATTTACACTCCATCTGGAGATCTAGCTGTACCTGCAAATGCAAATATTACAGTTACTCCGTTCTCTGATATTTATGCAGGTGTAATGTATCGTGCGAATGGTATTTTGAGACAACAAAGGGCTAAGGCAAATACTCCAATCACATTTATTGCGCCGAGCGAAACATTTAATGATACTGAAACAGCCGTATACGGCGCATCAGAAATGTCATCTATTGGTGATTTGTCTCCGCTTTATTGTGGCACAGTAAATGTAAGTAAAGCAAGTAAGCTTACTGAATTAATTATTGGTTCTGGGGTTTCCGGATATTCAAATCCAAACCTAAGAGAGCTTGCAGTTGGTTCGAATAAATTATTGAAGAAAATAGATATTAGAAATTGCCCGAATTATACATCGTCATTGCAAATATCTAACTGTCCAAATATTCAGGAAATATATGCAACTGGTTCTGGAATTACTGGATTAGAATTGCCAGAATCTGGATATTTAAAAAAGGTACATTTGCCAGGCACTTTAACAAACTTGACAATTACAAATCAGCAATATATCCAAGAATTTACTCTAGAAGGCTACGACAATTTAACAACTCTTCGTATTGAAGATGCTGTTAATATTCCAGTTGAAGATATTATGCTACATGCGCCAAATCTGAATCGTATTCGTTTACTTGATGTTTCATGGGAGGCAGAGTCGGAAGCTGCATTAAAACAGACTATTGAAAAATTCAAATCATGTCTTGGTCTTGACGCATCTGGAAATAACACAGATAAAGCGGTAGTTACTGGACGTGTAAAGATTTCGTCTGTTAGCGATAAGCTTTACAATGATATCTATGAAAACTTCCCAGATCTTATTGTAGACGACAACTCAGGCACTCCATACATCATTAACTTCCTAGACCGCAACGGTAACTCGCTCTATGTAACCCGTGTGGCCGAAGGTGCGAATGCAGTAGACCCAATTGCGGCAGGATTAATTGAGCGTCCATCAGATATTGTTACAGATGAATATACTTATGAGTTTGTTGGATGGTCAACGCTTCCACAGAATGTGCATCAGCATTACAAGATTACTCCTATATATAAAATTAAATATACAATTAATTATTACAACGGAGATAATCTTGTATATCAATATGGTGCATATCAAGGCGATTCAGTTATCGACCCTGTCTCAACTGGTAAAATTGAAACGCCAACTAAAACAGGAACTTCTGATATAACGTATAAATTCTCAAAATGGGATAACCTTCCTATAAATGTGCAATCATCAGTAAATATCTATGCACAGTATGATACATATTGGGCAGTAAGATTCTGGAATGACAATGCGTTATACCTAACTGAATGGATTATTGATGGTGGAACAGTAGTGGATCCTAAACAATATTTTGAAGATTATACCGACCCAATTCGTGAAAGTACAGCTCAATATGACTATCATTTTTCTAGTTGGGGTGGTGACTTTACAACGCCAATCACTGCGGTTCGTGAATTCCATGCAGAGTATACTAGTACTATTCGTAGATATAATGTTTATTTCTATAATGGAAATGAATTAATTTATACAGTAGAAAATGTTCAATATGGAAGTAGTACATCTTATTCTGGGGCAACTCCAGTTAAAACAGGCGTAAGTAATCCAGAAGATTATGTGTTTAAGGGTTGGATTCCAGCTCCTGAAAATATAACTGGGGAAACTGAATGTTATGCTTTCTTCAAGTATACTGGTTATTTGTTCGGAAAACTGGGCGACAGTAGCCAATACGGTACGGTTGATAACCCCAATTGGGATAAAATCAATGCATATTGGACAAATATTGGCAATGATGTTAGCGCCTTAAGTAATGGTACATTGGCTACAGATGATTTTAATGCAAAATATCAAATTGGTGGCCGTATGATTATTCCAATTGAACTATCAGACGGTACGTCTACTGTTGCGGATGTTGAAATAATTGCGCATAATCATGATAATTTGGCAGATAATTCCGGGAAAGCAACTTTGACATTCTTCTGTAAGGATTTGCCACAAATTTTACAGCGTATGAATGTGTCTACTGGATCTGTTAGCGGATATAAGGATAGCTCAATGCGTGAATTTGCGAACGGAGAGCTACTTGATGCGATGCCGAATGAGTTAAAATCTATAATAAAACCAGTACTAAAAATATCAGATGATGGTTCTCAAAATAAAAAGCTAATAACTACAACAGATTCGTGTTGGCTGGCGTCTTATGATGAAGTTGGTTTTATTAATGGCAGTTCTAACCTATCGGGCCAGGGAGAATTATACTCTGATGTTTTCTCAGACGATAAAGATAGTCGAGAAAAATATATAGTTGATAATACTGATACCGGTGGATGGTGGCTACGATCTTCAGTTTATTTTACAAATTCAAATAGTACAATGTTCTGGAGAGTTCAGAAAACAGGTGCAGCATATACTGAAATCCAAACTAACCAATTTTATGTTGCGTTTGGTTTTTGTATATAATATAGGTTCACCTATATAGGAATAAAAGGATATTTTATATATAAGGGGGTGAGCTTATGAAAGGAATGGACGCGTTTTTAACTCTATTTGGGGACATTACTGTATCAAAAATTGTTGTGTTTATAGCCGCTATTATTTTTTTGTTCTCTATATATAAAGAAGTTAAAAAGTATATAGATACAAAAATAAAAGAACAACAACAAAAAACAAAACAGGAAGAAGAATATAAAAAGAAGATCAATGATGCGTGGAACGAAACTCAAAAATACCCAATGTATCGTGCACAGAGTATACAAATACAAAGTGATTTGGAAACAAAGATAAGTGGTGTGAGAGATGAAGAGTCCAATATAATGAAGGAAATTAAAAAAATATCTGATCGTATTGCAAAAATGGAAGAAGGTGCACGAGAACGTGAGAAGAATAGGCTTAGAGATTTGTTGATAAAGTATTATAAACATTACACAAGTCTTGAAGCAAATCCAAGTCAGTCATGGACAGATATGGAAAAAATGTCGTATGACGCATTACTTAAAGATTATGAGGAACTTGGCGGAAATGATTATATTCATTTAACGGTAGATCCTGCAATGAAGGAATTAAATGTTATTTATACGACTACCTTATTAGGTAATGTAAATTGATACTCGACCGACAATGAACATTAATGGAGGTTGATTGATATGCTAAATGGAGAATTTAACCCAACATGGTCAACGGATAATATCTGGAGAGAGGAAGACATGGAGCGGTGTTTGTCTAATGATCTTAATACTATCGAAGCAAATATCGCTAATTTACAGACAGGAAAAGCTGATATAGCACATACACATACAGAGTATGCTGCTGCATCAGAAGTTACAGCACTACAAACTTTGGTTGGCGATACTAGCGTGGCGTCTCAAATTTCATTGTCCGTGGCCACTAAAGCAGATATAAATCATACACATTCCGGTTATGCTTCCTTAGAGCATACTCATAATTATAACGATTTAAATGATAAACCGATCATTCCAACATCATTACCAGCCAATGGAGGAAACTCCGACACTGTTGATGGCAAACATGCGAATGAATTTGCGTCAGCTACAGATGTTACTGCGCTACAAGATCTTGTTGGGGACACTAGTGTATCCGCGCAAATTGCGACACAAATTAGTAGCAAAGCGGACGTATCGCACACTCATGATGATAGGTATTATACTGAATCAGAAGTAGATAATAAACTTAGTGAGAAAGTGGATGCTGTAGCTGGTAAGGGTTTATCTACAGAAGATTTTACAACGGCAGAAAAAACTAAATTGGCTAATCTTTCTGAGGATGGGAATGATATTATTGTAGATTCTGCTTTGAGTTTTACTTCTACAAATCCTGTCCAGAACAAAGTAATTAATATTGCCTTATTGGGGAAAGCTGCTGCAATTCATACGCATAGCGTAGCCACAACAACTATTGCGGGATTTATGTCTGAAGCAGATAAGGTTAAATTAAATGGGATTGATACTGGCGCAAATAACTATACTCTGCCAACTGCTACGTCATCTATTCTTGGTGGTATTAAAATTGGCGGCAACATTACCAATTCTTCAGGAACTATTAGTTTGACTAAAAGCAATGTTACATCTGCTTTAGGGTATACACCACTTGATAGTGCGTCCATTTTATCTGTTGCATGTGGCGGTACGGGCAGTAATAAACTTAATTAATCTGTTGCAGTTGCGCATGTTAATGCTACTTCTGATTCTGCAACTACATGTACTTATTATATATATTTAAAGATGTGTTTTTTGAGATCTTATATTGTCTTGAGTAATGATATGGCTGCTGGAAATATTCTTGAAGTTTTAAATATAGCAAATGCATATAGACCATCTTCAATTACTGCGTTATCTGCATTTTCTACAAGTGCAATGATTTCTGCATATGTTAGAAGGAATATGACAGATAATACAGCACCAGCGTTCGTAAGGATTCGTAGTGACAAAGCATTATCTGCTGGAACTGCTATATATATTTCTGGTTGGTTTACGTCTCCATATGTTTAATTTAATAATATTAAATATAAAGAGCAATAATGTTGTTTTTAAATAAAACAGAGTGATTTATTCAAATTAATAATACAAAGGGCAAGCCTGAAATGATGGCTTGTCCTTTTCTCTACAATTTGAAAATGAAAATTTGAAGGAGAAATGAAAAATGGCAGAAAAAGAAATTAAGTCTCGTGTTATTCTTAAACACGATACAGAGGCACATTGGCAATTAGCCACAAACTTTACACCAAAACAGGGTGAAATTATTATTTATGATATTGATAGTAATCATATTTATGAACGATTTAAAATTGGAGACGGTATAACCAAGGTAAATAATTTACCATTTGCTGATGCAAATAAAGTAGATAAAATTTCTGGGAAGGGTCTTTCAACAAATGACTACACTACTGCAGAAAAAAATAAATTAGCTAGTATTGCAGAAGGGGCAAATAAAACAATCGTTGATTCTGAGCTATCTTCTACAAGTACGGATCCGGTTCAAAATAAGGTTGTAAATGCTGCAATTAATGATTTGAATACTTTGGTCGGTGACACCGCTGTTGCTACACAAATTTCAAATGCTGTAGCGAGTAAAGCAGATGTATCTCATACACACGACGACAGATATTACACTGAAAGTGAAATCGACACAAAACTAAGTGGCAAATCTGACACTTCACACACTCACAGTACCTATGTCAATCAGAACGCTTTTTCAAATATTAAAGTTGGTAATACCACTGTAGCTGCCGACACAACTACCGATACTGTAACTTTGGTTGCGGGGAATAATATAACTATTACACCAGATGCAACAAATGATAAGATTACAATTGCAGCAACAGATACAGTGTACACCCATCCCTCTTCTGGAGTAACTGCTGGCACATATAAGAGTGTAACTGTAAATGCACAGGGTCATGTAACCGGGGGCTCAAATCCTACTACTTTAAGCGGTTACGGTATTACAGATGCGGCGACTAAAAGTGCTCTTACTGCTGTTTCTGATCTTGTAGGTGATACTGCTGTTAGTGCGCAGATTAGTGATTATGCCGCTCCAAAGTCGCATACGCATAACTACGCAGGAAGTTCTTCCGCAGGTGGAGCGGCAAAGGTATCTGAATCCGATATTGGTATTACAACCGCAGGCACTGGTTCTGCATATACTGCAACCGTACCTGGTATTACAGCGCTCGCTTCAGGTGTAAGCTTTATAATGGTGCCTCATGTGGTGAGTTCTTCTACTACTCCAACTCTAAATGTTAATAGCCTCGGTGCTAAGAACATTAAACGCAGATTAAGTTCTATTTCGACTAGTGTACAATCTGGTTATTCTAATACATGGCTTGCTAAAGGAATTCCATTTAGAGTTACATATGATGGCACACAGTGGATTGTTGAGGGGCTAACTAAACCTGCGACGGCTGATTTGTATGGAACACTTAGTGTAGAAAAAGGTGGTACGGGAGCAACTTCAGCCTCAGATGCTCGCATTAATCTCGGCATTACTCCAGCTAATATCGGCGCGGCGGCAAGTTCTCACACGCATAGCTATTTGCCGTTAAGTGGTGGGACAGTTACGGGTGCACTAACTGTAAATAAAGAATTATATAGCAATGCTGCAATCATTTCTAAAATGAACAGTAGCCCACAACTTATACTTCAAAACGCAAATGGGGCGCAATTAGGCTCTATTTATTCTGGGACATCAGATGGAAGTTATAGTGATGTACTAATTTCCGTAAATAGCAGTAGCTCTGACGTAGTTTATTTTGGTTTTGCTAAAAACGGGCAATTTACAGCCCCGAATAACATCTACAGTAAAGGCACTCTCGTATCCCAAACAAACTCCTATCCCGGCCTAACAATTCAAAATGCTTCTGGTGCGAATTTGGCTATGTTGTATTCCAATGGAACGAATGGAGAATACTCAAATACAGTCTTGAGGGTTTATTCTTCAGCAAGTGAGTACTCTAGTTTTAGTTTCGGGAAAGACGGTGTTTTTGCTGCTCCTGTAGGCGTAGAATCTACGAGAATATATGCCAAAACAAACAATTATCCTCAAATGGGACTTTATAACGGAGACGGGAACCCTCTTTCTCTTTGGTTTGTAAATACTACTTCTGGAGGATATGGCGATGCTAGGCTACGTGTTAATTCTTCTGCGTCGGCCTATCAAGAATTTGTATTTAATAATAATGGCACTTTCACCGCAAAAGAGTTACAAGTAACTGACGGACTTGCTTATTTAATAAATTACAACTCTAACACAGGTGTCCTTGGCCTTGGGAATATAAACTATGGAGATTTTACGGAAATTTCTTGCGAGGATGATGGAAGTCTTTATGTTAATAATCTGCTTCGCGCAACTATGCTACGAGTTGATGGGGCAAACAATTGGCCTTCTTTGTATTTCAAATGTAAAAGTAAAACTAATTCGGGAGTCTTGCTTCAAGCATCCTCTAACCATGGCTTTGGTATTTACTGTTATGGATCAGATTTGGATAGCGCTTCAACTCGTTATTATGAAGGTTATACGTTCCCTGCTCCAGCAACTGGTCTAACCGCAAACAAACGCTATACAGTCTATAGTGAAAAAAATATAATTTATTCTTCTTCTCAACCTACTGGTGTTAAAGGCGCAATTTGGCTCAAGCCAGTCTAAAGGAGGGATGAATAATGGCAACTTTTTCAGGCGCAGCGGCATCCACTTCAACGCTTGCTTATGCGCAAAGAAATTCAACCTCTTGGCACACAGGGACCTCTAATGGCGCAATGCAGGGATTATATACGACTGGTTCAGCGTCTTTAGATGTTTCTCGTGTTGGTATTATGGTATTCTCTGGTTTGGGAGACACTGTAAAAGGAAAAACAATCCAATCTATTGGTATTGCTTTCAAATGCGCGGCATCCGGGTATGACAATAATAGCAAAGTAATGGGATTATATAAAGCAAGATGGCAATATATAAATACCGGAGTTTCCGGAGCACAACAGATTGGAGACGCGCTTGGTAGCTTAACAGGCCACTTTTATAATGATACGATTGGTTTTGACTTAAATTCTTCTCAAAACACGGCTCTTTTCAATAATATGAAGGCTTATTTTTCCGCAGGAAATTCTGCCCTCGTTTGTTATAGCGGAGAAAGCGAAAAGGGCGGTTCAAATAACTATTCTTATAACTATATGAGAATCACCCGTGCAGAAATTTATGTAACATACCTTGACGGTGGAATTGTTAAGTACTATACTGGCTCTACTTGGCAAGACTGTACTCCATACTATTACGATGGAAGTTCTTGGAAACAATGTACTCCTTACTATTATGACGGTTCGGCTTGGAAGCAAGTATAATTGAATTTAGTAAAATTAATAAAAATATGATTTACAGAGAGCGGTCTATAAGATTGCTCTCTTTTTGTTTAAAAAGGAGTGAAAATATATGGCGAATAAAATGCATATTGGACAGTTTGTTGCAGAACTTGAAGCTGCATTAAATAGAAAAGATGGTTATATTATGGGTTCGAAAGGGCAAGATCCAAAAAAATGGTCTAAAGATTCATGGTGGTTCACACAGTACTCTGGTAGGCAGAAGAGGAAGGCATTGTATTGGCGTGAACATGCAAAATTTGTCTGGGATTGCAATGGTATGGCAGAAGGTATTTATGAAAAGTGGTCTGGTGTAAATATTAACACTAAGGCTAGATATAATTATGCTCAGTGGTGTGATCCTAAGGGTACTGGTATGATTCCAGCTTCTATGAGAGTTCCAGGTGCGGCAATATTTTGGGGAGATCGTGCTTCTAGTATTCATCATGTAGCGTACCTTGACAAACCAGTTGATGCAAATAATCCGTCTGGAGATTGGTACATAATTGAGGCTAGGGGGGTTATGTATGGAGTTGTGAGAACGAAATTGTATTCTAGAAAACCAAATTTTTGGGGATTGATGACGAAGTATTTTGATTATGGAAACACATCCTATACACCAGTTCCAGCACCAACTCCAACTGTATATAAACTCGGCGACCGCCTACTCAAGAAAGGATCAAAAGGAGACGATGTAAAAGAACTTCAGGCAAGTCTTATTAAGCTGGGTTATTCGTGCGGCAAATACGGCGCGGACGGCGATTTTGGGTCTGATACTAAGACTGCGGTAAAAGCTTTTCAGAAGGATCATAATCTTGAAGTTGATGGCGATTATGGTTCAAAATCTCATGCCGCTATGGTGGCTGCGCTGAAGAAACTTTCTGATACGACTGAGCCATCAGTTAATATAGTTACTATTACAGGTGGGTCTGTAAATATTCGCAAAGGACCAGGTACATCTTACGGCATTTTTAAGGTTGCTCATAAGGGTGACAAATTTGAATGTATTGGGGAAAAGTCTAACGGTTGGTTCCCGATCAAGATTAATGGTGGAAATTACTGGGTTTCAGCAAAGTATGCTGAATAATTACATGGAGCAGTTTTAAAATTAAATTAATATTTTATAGGGCTCTGTGTCTAAGGATGCAGGGTCCTATTTTTTTATGGAGTGATGTATATGAAAGTTTTATCGCTAGACCAAAGCACTCGTGTCAGTGGATGGAGTTTGTTCCAAGACGGTAAATATGTGTGTTCTGGAATTATAGATATGAATAAAAGCAAGTTGGAAACAGACAAGCGCTCTTTTGAAATGGCTAAAGAGATTTGGAAAGTTATAAAGAAATACAGTCCAGAAGAACTAGTTATTGAAAATGTTCAGCAACAATCAAATCCAAGCACTATGATTATTTTAGCAAGGCTTGCTGGAATGATCATTGGTTATGCAGAAGCTCATAATGTACAAGTGCATATTTTGTTGCCTAGCCAATGGCGCAAAATCCTTGGATATTCTCAAGGGGCGAAAGTAAAACGCCAAGAGCTGAAGCAACAAAGCATTAATCATGTGAAAGAAATGTACGGACTAGAGTTATCAGAAGATGAATGTGAGGCAATATGTATCAATGAAGCTGCACATAAAATATATGATTTTGAAGACAGTTGGGGAGAATAATATTTTTAATTAAAAAGGAGAAATGAATTATGAAGATTAACGAATTTGTTGAAAAGGTAAATAATCAAAATTTTGATATTATGAACGAACTGCAGGTAAAGAAGTACCTACCTATTGCAGAAAAGCAACTTATCGCCAAGGGAATTATTTATGAATGCACCGAAAGAGTTGGCGGTGCAATTAAGTTAAATTCTGTGCAGCAATATTTATCGTATGTCAAATATATGATACTGCGTCATACGAATTTGGAATATACACAGGATGATTACGACACTCTATGTTCCGCTGGTTTGTTGGATACTATTATGGGTTGTTTTGGAGAAGATGCCAATGAATGTTCTAGAATCCTAAATCTTATGATTGATGATTACATGCAAGAATCAACAATAGAATTCGCAGTGACAAAATTTTTTGATAATGTAAATAATATTGTAGTTGATTTTGCAAATAAGTTAGACAAGCAAATTGAAAATATGGATTTGTCATCCGTAATACCGAAAGATATGGATGCTGATAAGTTGGCTAATTTCTTAAATACATACATTAAGTAGGAGTGATTTTAATGGGAGGTCTATTTACAGACTTAGAGCGCAAAATTATTATGACGAGCAAAGAAGTCTGCCGTAATGCGCTAATTGCTTCTGCGGCGGAAATTAAAATTGATATAGATACTAATATCTGCTACAGGGTTTCTAACGCATATTACGAGGAATATACCCCCAGTAGATATCATAGAATGAAGAGTTTATATGAGGCATGGAAAATTAGATCATTTTTGTCTGATGATAGAATTAGATTTAATTTAAATCTTGACTCCGACAGATTGCCACAGCACAAAAGTAGGTCAAAATTTCATCAATCTGGCTCAGAATGGATTAGTAGATATAGCAGTGATTTTAATGAAGATAGTGATGATAATGGTATGCCAGAAAATAGTTGGATATTAACAAATTTTTTCGAAGGTATACATCCAAGATATACATTTAAAGACGGGTTAATAATGGATGAAAGCTATGAAGGTACTGGTGTGCTTCGGAATATGTCTAAATATATAAAAGAATACAAAGCAAGTGGCAAAATGCAAAAAATTTTAATTAAACATTTGAAAAATCAATGTAAGAAAATATAATTGGTGGTGAAGTTGTTATGAGTAATCAAAGTTATGATTTTGATTTAAGCGTTGGCATTAAAGAGGTGCTTGATCCAAATTATGCTGCAAAAGTTGAAAGTCAAGTTGAAGAGCATAAGCGGCGAATGGAAGAACCTATTGAAATTAAAATGGAATTAGATATTGGTGATGCAAAAAAGCAAATCAAAGATCTTCAAAAAGAAATGACTGTTGCCGCCAATAATATTAAAAAGATTCAAAATAAAAAGAAAAGACTTGGCAAATCAGATTATACTGATGCTGCTAGATATTACAGTATTCTAGATGACAATCAAAGAAAAATAGATCAAATTATTAGTCAATTAAAAAGCCAAGGCGTTGCAGTTAGAGCTACAACACAGGAATATAAGAAGTTACAGAGCGTTTTAGAAGAAATTGGATATGTAGAAAAGAAGAAAAAAACCTCTAACCCTCGTAAAAAAGCAACTTCTGAGGTAAAGCAACAAACTGAAGCTGAACGGGAACATGTAGCTGCAGTTGAGGCTGCTGCCGAAGAGACAAAGCAAATTGAAAAAGCTACAAAAAAGGCAACTGCAGAAATCGAAAGGCAAACGGACGCTAGAGAAAAGCAGATTCGTACTATTGAGCAAGTTACTTCAGAACTTGAAGAGGAAAGAAAAAAGCTAAAAGAAATTGAAGACCAACAGGAAAAGAATGACGCGGATCGTAAAAAGTTTGAGAGAAAGCGCCAAAATTATGGTGGCGAGGTACTAGGAACCAGTAAAGCCGTTTATGATATTGATAAAATTAATTTAGCCGAGCATGCTTTGAAAAACTTCAATACTCAGCTTGAAAAGCGAAATCAATTTATAGAAAGATATGGCGAGCTAGTTAAGATAATTAGCCAAAGTTTTGTTGGGCAATATGGAGTGGATAATGGTCTAGCTAGAAATATCGATGAGTTTATTGAAGGCAATTCACAAATGAAGCAACTACAGAGTCTTGCGACCAATGGAATTAAAGGATTCCCGACTAAAGATATTAATGAATTGTTTTCTGGTGTCACTCGCAGTTTAAAATCAAGTTTGCAGGCAACACGTGATTTAATGACGTCTGGGGATGTTGTTGGCGTTGATGTTATTAAAAAGCTCGACGAAGAAGAAATAAGATTGGGCCAAGACCAACAGAGATTGTATGATGCGCGGGAAGCGCAGCTAACTAAAATTAATGAGCTTCAACGTGAAGAATTGGATTTAATCGCCAAGAAGGGCAGAGAAGAAGCGAAAGCTGCGGAGCAGAGCCAAGTCGCGAGAATAAAAAGTAAACAGTTAAAGCTTGATAAAGTAAAATCCGATAGTGGTGACGTTATTCCGCAAACATATACTGCAGTTAATGGTAAATATACAATCGAAAAAGGAACTGATGGTTGGAACGTTTACAAAACTGTAGAAGGATATAATGAGCTTATTGCAACTTATGAAACACTTAGAAAGTTAAGAGCGGACCCAAGTTTAATCGCAGAGTCTGATGCGCTTAGGGCTAATACGGAAGAGGTTGAAAAGAACACAGAGGCAAAAAAGAAAGCGTCAAAAATTGCAGTTCGTGAATTCTCTAGCTTGGCAGAATATGATGCAATGCAAGAGAAATACCAGGCAAATAACGGTGGTAGTATAGAATATCTAAAAGAGACAGTAGATATTATACGTAATGCTTCTAGATTTGGTACTCAGTTTCAAACAGATCTTACAACCTCATGCAAAAAAGCAAAAACTGCTGTTGAAAGATTGTTTTCAGCTTTTGATCCAGATAAATACCCAGCACTATCTGGATGGAAAGAAAGCATACTAGAGTCTATTGGCAATGGATATTTTTCAGATAGAGAAATGTATAATGGTATGTTTACCGGTGGATACAGTTGGGGCGTTGAAGCACTAGGCGAGGATCGTTTTTACGTCTATTTAAATCTTCTTGATGTTGCAAAAGACAAGGAAGAAGATTACTCTGCATATTTAACACAAGAGTATAAAAAAAGAGATGATGCGATACAAAAGGAATCTGAACTTATTGATGAGCTTCACCAAAGGTACAAAGAATTATCTGAATTACGCAGTAGTAAACCAAGCTATGACGAACTTAGTGATTCGGAATCATATAGAAGAATCATAGGATATTATGAAAAAGAAAGAATTTTATTGCAAGATATTTTACGTTTGGGGCAAGAAGTTTCAAAAATACCGGCGCAATATAGAAGTAAAACGCCATCTGTAGCAATAAATGAATATTATCGAACAGAAAAAGTAACAAACGGAAGCTTAGATGATAACGAGCATCATATTGCGTATTTTAACAAGCTATTAGAAGAAGCCCAATTAGATAAAAGAATTACTCCAGGCGTTCAAATCACAATGTTCGAGGGTATGTCTGATCCGATTGATAAAGCTGTAGATTCCGTAGAAGAACTTAAAGACGTAATGCAGGATGTCATAAAAATTCCTGGTCAAATTAGTTTTGATGATTTGATTAAGTCTGCAAAAACCGCAGGTGATCTTATTGCGTCACACCCTGTTATAGAGCCAAACGCAACGAGAGATGCAATTGAAGAAAATATAGGAAAACGACCCGTTGAAGTACCTATTAAACCCGTATCTCAACCAATTGTGCTTCCAGGCCTAACTACCGCAGAACATAATGCAGCATTTGGCAATGGCGCAGTTGATGAGCTCTTAAAGAGCTATAATGTTAGTGTAGATGCAGCTAATATAATTGCAGATAAGTTTAAACAAGTTGCGCAATTATATAAGGCTATGGTGTACGATGTGGACAACAATGGTGGTAGAAATGTTGAACAGATCAATACTCAATTTAATGACTATATTCAAGACATTGTAGGAAGCATAATAAAAGTTGGATCAACTGTACAAAGCACTGATACTTCATTAGAAAAATTTATGTCTTTTATGAAAGGCAGTAAGATAAGGTATGATGACACAGACAGAGCTGAATTTGGTGATAATTGGAAATTTACCAGGCAACGCTTCGGGAAATTTTTAACAAAATCTCCTTCTGCTATGACGGCAGATAGTGTTTATATGGAATTGCTTGGTCAGTTCCCTGACCTATTTAGTAAAGATGTTATAAATCCATCAGATCAGCTTAAACATATATTAGAAATGCTTGGTCGCGCCATTGATGCTAAGAAAAATGGATTTAATATTTTGCAGCCATTAGCTGATACAGATAGGGAACGTATTGAGGATGACGTATATCGTATTACATCAAACATGTATGATCAAATGGTGTCTAAATCTAATGAGGTTTTAGAAGCAGAGGTGCAAACTACTAATGCGGTTGAACATACAAATGAGTCAAGGAGAGAAGGTTTACGATTAACTGAACAAATGGTTAATGGTATTACAGAAGAGTCTGGAGAGGATGTTGTAGAACCAATCGTAGACTCTATGAGAGAAATAAATAACATAATAGAGTTAATCAGTTCTGCGGCAGGTAAAGATGCCGCAACGAAGTTTTTGGAAGGCATGACTGACCAGTCTCAATTTAAAGATCGACTGTCAGATTATTTTAATACAATTCTTGGCGATAATAGTGCTTGGAGATTAAAAAAAGGTAAAGGTTCAATAGTCACGCAAGATGACATTGCTATGGTCCATTTATTCAATGAGAGTACTCAAGATACACTAGATATTGTTCTTCAATTGCAAGATGGCATGTTAAAATTGGCGAAAGGGCCAAAATTTGGATTGACAAATACAGAGCCTTTTGATCTTGAGTCTGCTAAGAAGTTTGCTGAAATACAGGTTAGAGATTTAAAAGCAAATCTTGGTGGTCGCGCATATGATGGTATGAATGTACTTGAGGCATCTTTGGGTAATATCGCAGATCCAAAGAGCTTGGAAGAATTTAATAACCAATTAAAAATTGCTAAAGAAGAAGTTAAGGCTTTAAAGAAAGAATATGCTTCTGGGTCTGGTTCATTAAATGACTTTAGCAGGGCAGGAACGGTTATGCGTAATTCTACGGAAGAAATTGCTAAACTGCAAGACCAATTAAAATTACTTGGCGAAGTTGATGGTGTAGATAGGGCAACTGAAGCATTGGGTAGAATGGAAGCGGCAGCTAGATCTTTTAATGAAGCGCAAGATGAAACCGGTCAAAAAACTGCATATCAGCAATATAATGAGGCGGCTGCGGATTATAACGCCAGTTACGAACGTGCAAAAAAATCAAAGCAGGTAGTTAGTGCTGAAGCAAAAGTAGAGGCAGAGCAAGCGAAGCAAGACAATCAAAAGATAGAACAGTATTATAAGAATATTGTTAATATAGTTTCTAAAATAAATGATCTTGATTCGAAAATTAATAGCTTTAAATTAAAAGACGGTGGAAGTGGAATATATTCTCGTATCATAGGATCTCTGGAAATGGACAAGGGAGAGTTTGTTGCTAAACTTAATCAAATTAGCAATGATGTTAATACTGAATTTGAGAATATGTTTGTATTAACAGGAGATGTAAAGTTACCCATTGGTACATTCCTAGATGATCTAAGTAATACTAACATTCCTGATACACTATCTGGCTTCTTTAATGACACTCGTGTTCAGGCTGCATTAACAACTGAGCAGATTGATAAATTTATACAAACTTTACAGAATTCACGAAATATTAAACTTGATTTTTCAACAAAGATTGTAGAGCAACTTAATGCTGTAAACCAAGCAATGAAGAAGCTTACTGAGATTAGTAATCCGAATAATGAAAATATGGCTATTAGTAGAGATAGTGGCGCATATGAAAAAGCAAGACAATTATACGAAGATTTAACGAAGATGCAACATGGATTTGGAGACAACATTAGTAAGTGGTCTACAGAACAAGTTGCTGCGTTCATTCAAGCGTCTAATGCAGTTGCGGATTATGCTAATAATATAATTAAAGCTGCTGAAAAAGAGAAGCAATATTTTGATAGTAAAAGGCAATATGAATATAATAATGAGTCTGGCATTGTTCCGTATAGTGGTGTAGATACTGCACGACAGAAGCTTGAAGACTATGTGAATACGTTTAAAGATGGACAGGCTATTATTACTGGGTTCAAAACTAGTGCCGATGGCATTAGCAAAATTGATTTTTCATGGATTGACGAAGAAACAGGGCAGCTTCGAACTTTTTCAGCAGAGCTTGGACGTTTTACAGATGAAATACATAATTATGAGACCACTGCTAAAAATTTAACTTTTGGGACAGATGCTGCAAATAAATCATTTAAGACGATTTCGGATACTATAGAGAGTTTAAAGGGAGTCGAAGGCACGGAAAACGAGATCCAGAAATTAACCCAAATGCGGTCTGAACTACAACAAAGTATCAAAGATTTCAGAGGCTCAACAGATGTTGGTTCACAAAACACTCTTAAAAATATCGCTGTAGAATGTGATAACGCTGTAAAGTCTGCGAATAGGCTTGCAGAAGCATTAAAAAAAGCTAATGCAGCTATAGAGGGTGAAGGGCTAAAAGATTTTGGAACAAATTCTGCAATTAAAACTGTTGATATTCTTACTCAGACAATAACTAAACTGAGCGGTGTAGCGGGGGCCGATGGTTTTGTTGGTGATTTAAAACAGGTATTGTCACAATTAAGAGACGCAATGACTGCTGACGATATTAACACAGATGATGGGCAAGCAAAACTTAAAAAGTTGGCTACAGAAGCCGAGAAAACGGCAAGAGCGTATGATAAACTTATTGGGTCTGGTAAGGAGTTTAGTAGGCTTGGCAACATAGATATCTCAGGTGGCAGCATTCGAAACAATATGTGGTCTTTAATTCAGGATAGCGCGAATGGTGCGAAAGCGTCTTTTGTTGATTTTAATGATAAGACGAATACATTAAAATATACATTAACTGAAACTGATGGCACAGTTAGCCATATGAGTGCGAGTATGGATGGGCTGACTGGTGCGGTTATAACCAGTAAAGATGAAACTGAAAAATTAAAAACTGGATGGCAAGAATTTACTGGAGCACTTAGCGGTGTTGGTAAGTCGATAATGCAATATATTGGCAGATCGTTTACTGTTTGGGGTATTGTTAGTCAATTAAAGAAAGGTTTTAATGAAGTTAAAGAAATCGACAGTGCATTAACTGAGCTTAGAAAAGTTACTGATGAAACAGAAGCAACATATAAGAATTTCCTGCAAACTATGTCTAAGTCTGGTGAAGCCATTGGATCTACGGTTAAAGATTTGACGAGCTCTGCTGCGGACTGGGCACGTTTGGGGTATTCTATTGAAGAAGCAGGAAAACTCGCAGAAAATACAATGGTTCTTATGAACGTTTCTGAATTTAGTAGCGTTTCAGATGCAACAGATTCTATGATTTCTGCGCTTCAGGCATTTAAAGATGAAGATTCTGACATCGATACTTTAAGTAAAAAAATTATTGATGTGTATAACCAGATTGGTAATAACTACGCAATTAGTACAAGCGACTTAGCAGATAGTTTAACACGTTCATCTGCGTCATTGGTAGCAGCTAATAATACTCTTGAACAATCAGTGGCATTAACAACGGCTGCAAATACTATTACTCAGAACCCCGAAACTGTAGGTACAACTTTAAAAACACTTGCGATGCGCATAAGGGGAGTAAAATCAGAATTAGAAGAAGCTGGTGAAGATACCGAAGGTATGATCACCAACACATCAAAGTTACAAGCAAAAGTGCAAGCGCTTACAAATGTTGATGGTTCTGGTGGCGTAAATATACTTACTAATAGCAAAGAATTTAAATCAACATATGATATATTATTAGAAATCTCTAAAGTGTGGGATAAAATGAGTGACGTAGGCCAGGCTGCATTACTAGAGATTATTGCTGGCAAGCGAGCTGGCTCAACGGTAGCTGGTATTCTACAAAATGGAGATATTCTAGAAAGTTCATATAAGGACGCACTGGATGCTAATGGTTCAGCACAAAAAGAATTGGGTATTTATATGGATTCCATACAGGGCAAACTTGAACAATTAAGTAATTCAGCCCAAACTATGTGGATGAACTTTATGAATTCTGATGTTTTAAAGTTTTTTATTGATGTTGCAAATGTAGTTGTAAAACTAACCGACAAAATTGGATTGTTAAATGTTGCATTTGCTACCTTTATGGCAAAAACTGCATTTAAAAGTGAGAGCTTTGGAGTTCTAAATTGGGTAAACAAAAAGAAACTGCAAAATGCCAGCACTCCTTCTACTGTTACCACCGATGCTGCAGCTCAAGATGCGGATACGGTAGCAACTGAGAGGAACACTGCGGCAACAAATGCAAACACCCATGCAAGTCAAATGAATGCGCAAGCATCTAACACATCTGCTGCTGCTGATAACGCAGAGGCACAGGCTTCAGCGGCGTCTGCTACGGCGGATAATACTGAAGCTGCCGCATCTAATGCGGCAGCGACTGCTGACGCTACGGAAGCGGCAAGTAGCACTGCTTCAGCTACTGCAGATAGTGCCGAAGCTGCTAGTTCTAGTGCATCTGCCACCGCAGACGTTGTTGAGGCGCAAGCTTCAACACAAGCAGCCGTTGCTGATGCAACAGAGGCTGCAAGCAGTAATGCTGCTGCTATAGCGGATACCGCAGAGGCTACCGCGTCTGGTATGGCCGCTGCTGGGAATGCGGCTGAAGGAGCTGCTGCTGGAATTACAATATTTGGACATGCTCTAAAAGCTGGTTCAGTAGCATTTAAATTATTTAATGCTGCGGCAACAATGGGGATTAGTTTGATTGCTGGGCTTGCAGTTAGTGCAATTATTAAAGGTTTTGACGAATTAGCTCATAAAGTTGAAAAAACTGCAGAGGCGGCGGAAAAGGCGCTTAGTACATACGAAGATGCACAAAAGAAATTAAATAGTCAGAAGTCATCAATTAAAGAATTAGCGTCGTCTTACGAAGAATTATCCAAGGGCGTTGACTTTGGTACAAACAAAAATATAAAATTATCCACCAGTTCTTATCAAAAATATCTTGATGTATGTAACGACATTGCAGACATGTATCCACATCTTGTAACAGGATTTGATGCACAGGGCAACGCAATTCTTTCATTGAAAGGAAACGTTGATGAGCTAACCCAATCTTACAAGGAAGCGGCGCAGGCAAGCAGACAAGAAATAATTGCTGGCGGCGATGATATATTTGACACATTTAAAACAGGATATAGTTATTTACCGAGTGATTGGAAGCCCTGGGACAATTCCATAGGATTAAAAGAGCAACTTGAGTTGGCGCAAGAATTCCAAGACTTAATTAGTTCTGGAGCAGACCAAAGCAAAATAAACCAATTTTTATATGGATCAGAAACAGTTGGAATGAACACTAACTATGAAAAAGATGTATACGCTATGTTGGAAGCAGCGGGAATTGATGTAGGCCAAATGAGTCTTGATATGGGTACAGATGGGTTGGAGGGTCTAAATAAATATTCCGATAAACTCGTTGCACTTATAAAAACTACTACTGCACAAATTAATAAATCAAGTAATGATGTTAAAACATTAATTGGAGCATATTTGGGCGAAGACTTAACATATATGACATTAGGTCAAGATGAGCAGACAATGATTAACAATGTTATATCCGGTTTAAGTGCAGATTTTATAAAAGGATTTGAAAATGCAGATGACCTATGGGCATATATTAAAACATATATTGTTGATGTATTTGCAGACCCGGAAATTGGTCAAGGTATTTCTGATAATATATCAGAGGCTTTCAATTTGCAATCTGCTTTTAAAAATGGAGATATTGATGTAGGTATATATAAAGAAAATATATTACGCATCGTTGATGATATTAAAAATTCTGGGTTAGATGGTGCGTTACAGGATCAAATTCTTCAAATGTTCGATATTGACTTGGACGCAGAAGATTCTATTGGTAAAGATATTGATCAAATGCTTAATTACGCCAACAGTATTTTCAAACCATCATTGTCAGAAGAAGATAAAAAATCTATCGAAAAAGAAATGGACGAAATTGTTGATAATGATTTTGACCAGGGTAAAGTAGATTTAAAATTAAGACCATCGGTTGATACTTCTGAACTTTCTAAGGCCGGTTGGGGTAATGTTGGAGAAGGATACGCAACAGTTTTTTCACAAACATATTCAAATGAGTCTGGAACGATGGCATTGAACTTCACGCCAATTATGGTTGATGAAGATGGCAAATATATAGGTACGCTATCCCCAGATGAGTTACAAAAATATGCAGAAGAAGTTATGAGCACAGGCGTAGATTCTAAAAAGTTACAGATTGGCAAAACATATATAGGTACGAATGCGCTTGAGCTTGCAGAAGAAGACGCACAACGTATACATGAATTGCAAGAGATGTACTATGACGAATCGCATTCTTTGGATGAATTAAGTTATTCAGATCTTCAAATTATTAACAGTGATCAATTTAAAGTCCCCGAAGGAACATTGCTAACATGGAACGAATTGCAAGCAAAAATTAAAGAAGTTAGAATTGCAATGACTCAAGATTTTACAACTTCAAATTATGCGGATTATGCGGAAAATATTAGCGCTATTTCGTCTAGTATTACTACATATCAGGAGGCGCTCGAAAAACTCGAAAGTGGAAACTTTACCATAACTGATTTTATGGAGCTTATTTCAGAGTACCCCGAACTTGCAAAAGGTGTAGACGTAGCTTCTAAAAAATTTAACGGTTTGTCTAAAAATTTACGTAAAGCAATTCGTAGCTCTCCAGATGCTTTAGTAGACGATTTGAAGGAATTGAAGGCGCAGTTGATTGAAGCAGGCAAGTCTACTGAAGATATAGATAGGTTGATAGATTCTATTGAAAATATGCCAGAAGATGCCGTTGCGAGTTTGGTCGATGAGTATATTACCCTTACTGATCAAATTGAAGATGCAACAATTGCACAAAACAAGTTAAAAGAAGCAATGAGTGAGAATCCAAATGAAGGATATGAAACTCGTGGTGATGCAATTGAGCAAATGAAAGATCTGATGGAAAAGGGGCAAATAGGTAGCGAGTCTGAACTTTGGAGTATTGCGGAAGCGTTTGGATTTACTTATGACTCTGCAAAAACGATTCAAGAAAATGCAGATGCCTTGTATGAATTTATTACCGCACGCGAGAAATGGTATGCGAAAGATGAAGATGGCGAATATACCTATGACGGCACGAAGAGTTTTGCTAGCACTGTCGGTGAAATTGTTAATAGTGATACTGAAATTGGAGAAAAGCTTCGTAATTTAGGCATGGAGTGGGATTTTGATGGCAAGCAGGTGAATTTTGATTTTGACAATGCAAATTGGAATGAGATTATTAGCTTACTAGCTCAAACCGACGAACTTGCAGGAATTACATCGGAAGAATTTTATGACTTGTTGATGCAGATGGGGCAATTCTTTAACATTCAGTGGCAAGATGCTGATGATTTAATTTGGTTTATGAATCAACTAAATACTGGCACGGAATCTGTAGCTGAAAATTTTGATTCTGTTGAAAGTTCGGTAAAGTCATTCTTAGCGTCTAATGATATATCTTTTGATTGGTTAGATGGTAGCGAACAAGATTATGGATTTGATAAACTCCCAGAAGAGGTTCAAAAAGTTCTCAAAGAATACTATAAAATAAAACAGCAATTTAAGGAAGACCCTATTGGTATTAATTTCCAATTAAATAAAGATGCAGAAGAAAATTTAAGTAATGGTCTAACAGAAGATAGTTTATCTGCGCTAAACCAGCTTGTTGGTACGCTTACGGATACAGAAACTGGTATTACATGGTTAAGCTTTGATGAATTAAAGAAAAAAGCACAAGAAGCGGGTATGGACGTAGAAAATTTAGAAGAACGTCTAAAAGAGTTGGAGACTACAGGGAAAGTTATCAATTTACAAACAACTGAGGATGATCCACTTGGTTTAGTAGATATGCAACATGATGCAGAAACGACAATTAGCTATTTGAATGCACTAGGAATTGCAATACAAGGATTAGATGGGTCGTTTACAATTAATTTACCATCATTTATAGATACGATGGTTGCTAATGGTTGGGGCAGCGAACAAATACAGGCATATATTAATACGCTTAACGGGCAAGGGTATACTTTTACATATACCATAGAAGAAAACAAGACAGCTACGTTGGATGTTAATACAGATGATGGAAAAGCAAAAGTTGACGAACTCGTTGCTTCTTCGGATGAGCTTACCGATACAGAAACTTTAACTGTAAATTTAAATGGTACTGCCGAAGGCGCTTTAAAAGCTATAGAGGGTAGGTTAAGTCGTATCACAAGTAAACGATACACCGTACACGTCAATACGACAGAAACAAAAAATGTACGGACAAATTATTCTACTACATATGGTGGTAAAAACCAATATAGCGTCCCAATAACTTCAGGTAGAGTAAATGGTACGGCACATGCATTGGGTACAGCGTATAAATCTGGTTCATGGGGGGCTTCTAAAACAGAAACGGCTTTAACAGGTGAACTTGGGCCAGAATTACGAGTTCGTGGCAATGAATGGACGTTAGTTGGTGAAAATGGTGCTGAGTTTACTGATATCCGTAAAGGAGATGTTGTGTTTAACCACAAACAAACTGAAAGTTTGTTGAAAAATGGCTATGTCACTGGTAGAGGAAAAGCATATGCGTCAGGAACTGGCTCTTATAAGAAATATACTTTCTCTGATACTAATGCCTCATCTAAATTATCCAAAGCTGCAAAGGATATTTCTACCGCATCAGACAAACTTTCGGACGATTTCAAGGAAATTTTTGACTGGATTGAAGTTCGAATAGAAGAGATTACAAATGATATTGATGTTGCTACTGCAAAATTAGATAACGCAATTGGTTCAAAAAAACAAAACGCCATTATTGACGATATGATAGGGCTTAATAAAGCTTTATATAGCAATCTTACTGCTGGAGCATCCGAGTATTATAAATATGCTAAAAAGCTGCTTGAAAAAGTTCCGGCAAAATATCGTGAAGCGGCCCAAGATGGCGCGATTGCTATTGAGTCTTTTACTGGTAAAGTTGGAGAAAGTACACTTGAAGCAATTGAAGATTATCGTGAATGGGTGCAAAAAGGTGACGATTTAACTCAACAGGCAGAAGAAACTTTAACTGAGATTTCAAGTCTTGCAAAGCAGGCTGTTGATAATATTGCAAGTGATTATGACAATAAAAAATCTATTAGAGATAGTAAAATAGATCAATATGACGCGTACAACTCTTTACTTGAAACTGATGTTGGATTTGAATCAGAAAAGATTTATCAGGCTATGATGTCTGAGAATAAGTCAAATATCGGTATACTTCAGAAGCAACGTGATGCAATGCTAGCAGAACTGAATAAACGTGTTGAGTCTGGTGAGATTAAGAAATATTCTCAAGATTGGTATGATGTAGTTAATGACATTTCTGCTGTTGATACTGAAATTATAGAACTCAAAACAGATATAGAAGATTATCAAGATTCAATTAACGAGCTGCATTGGGATAAGTTTGATCTTTTGATGGACAAGCTTAATGCTGTGTCAGATGAAGCAGACAATCTAATTGATGTTTTGAGCAGTAAAGACCTAGTAAATAAAGATACTGCCGAATGGACTGATGAAGGTATCACCACACTTGGTTTATATGCTCAGAAGATGGATGCTGCAGAGGTCCAAGCAAAGAAGTATGAAGAACAAATTAATTATCTTAATAAAAACTGGAAGAAACTTGGTTATACTGAACAAGAATATATTGATAAGCTTGATGAGTTGAAGTCCGGACAATATGATGCAATAAAGGCTTATAATGACACCAAGGATGCCATTGTAGACCTTAATAAAGAACGAGTAGAAGCAATAAAAACAATTATACAAGATGAAATTGACGCATATACTGAGCTTATTAACAAAAAGAAAGAAGAGTTAGATTCCGAAAAAGACTTATATGACTTTCAGAAGAGCGTCTCTGAGAAGCAAAAAGATATCGCAAAAATCCAGAGGCAACTCGCGGCGCTAGCCGGAGATAATTCTGCGTCAGCAAAAGCAAAACGTGCACAGCTTGAAGCAGAACTTCTTGACGCACAAGCCGATTTGGAGGAGACTTATTATGATCGTTCTGTCTCAAACCAACAAGAAGCGTTAGATAAAGAATTAGAAAGCTTCGAAGATGCGAAGAATGACGAGATGGAAGGATGGGACGAATATTTAGAGAATACAAATAAGGTCGTTGCAGATAGTCTTGATGTAGTAAAGGCAAATACTAATGCCATTTATCAAGAACTACAAACAATGGGTCAAGAGTACGGCCTGTCCATAACCGAATCTTTAATTTCTCCTTGGAAGGAAGGAGAAAATGCAATTCAAGCATTCTCTGAGAAATTTGGTCTCGCCATGAGTGCAACAGTAGATGAACTAAAAAAACTTGAACTAGAGTTCATGGAAACTATGGAGAAGATTGAGAAATCTGGCTCTACGTCAGTTGATACTGTTAAAAACAATGCATCAGGCTATCAATCAGCGGAGTATAAACCTCCCAAGCAAGAAGGATCAAGTGGCGGTGGTAGCTCTAGTGGAAGCAGCAGTGGTAATAGCGGTGGTGGAGATAGCGGCGGTAAGTCTTATCCATATGGGAAAGCATCTGAAACTAGTGGTAATATCAAGGAAGGTGCGAGGGGCAATCAAGTTAAGGCCATCCAGTATGCGTTAAATCAACTTGGCTACGGAAACTCTGGTACTAAGAGTGTTGATGGAAAATTCGGCTCTGGAACTAAGAGCGCGGTTAGAGCATTCCAGAAGGCTATGGGTATTTCTGCTGATGGTATTGTTGGTAAGAATACTCGTGCTAAGTTCAGAGCAAAAGGTTATAAATTTGGTACTACTAGGGTTGACACAGACCAGTTTGCATGGATTGACGAAATGGGTTTGGAGGAAATTGTTCTTCACGCCCAAGATGGTAAACTTGCTTATCTTACAAAAGGTAGTGCAGTGTTGCCACATAGTATTTCGGAAAATCTCATGAAACTCGGGCAGCTAGATCCACAGTACATGCTAGACATTAATAGACCACAAGCTAATGTAAGCCCAAGTATTATTAATAATACTATGGAATTAAGTGTTGATAATAGCGTCGGAACTTTAATTTCAATTGAAAACTTTGATGGAAATAATCCTGATGAGATTACAAAAGTTGTTAATAAGGCTCTTGAGCAGCATACTAAAAATCTTAATAATGCACTTCGCAAGTTTGCGAGATAATTATATAAGAGAGGGAGAGAAATCTTCCTCTCTTTATTATATTTAAGTAATAAAAGGGAGGTAGAATAGAACATGTCGAGTTATCATACCTCGTTCAATTATTTAGGTAAGAATTCATATAAGGATTTTAACCTACAAATAATTCATTTTGACAATGGAGACAGTGGAGAAACTGATAGCTATATGTCGCAGGAATCTATTTATACAGATTCTCCACGTGGTACAAAAAGAACAATGTATGGAAGTAAATATTCTGATGTTGCTAGATTAGATATAACAGTTATGAAACCTGACAGCAAAGAATTTGGTATTGAAAAAACTAGAGAGATATATAAATGGCTTACAGGTGCAACACAATATAGCTGGATGGATCTATATATCGGTGATGAGGTTAAATATAGAATGTTATGTTTTGCGCAAAATGTGCGCCCGTATAAAATAGATTCTCGTATTGTTGGATTTATTATTACTATGGAATCTAGTTCCCCATGGTGCTTTTCACCGCTACAAACTATATCACAAACATTGACTGGTGAAGAAACTTTACAAATTAATAATTTGTCTGACGATATGTATATTTTTACCACAATGAATACAATATTTAAAAACACATCGGGAAAATCATTGATTATTAACAACAATACATTAGGTGAAACAACACAAGTTAATAATTTAGCTACAAATGAAGTTGTAACATTATCTGATAATTTAATGATAACTTCAGATAAACCGTCGCGTATTTTTGGAAGTGATTTTAATTATATATGGCCTCGGCTTAAAAGTGGAATGAATAATTTTACCATTACAGGTAAGGGTGACATTACATTTCAATATATATATTGTATAAAAGTAGGAGATTGCGTTAGTGGATTGAATGCGAGTTCAGATCCTATATGCGACGAGTCAGGCAAGATAATTTTAGACACACTACCATGGGCAAGAATTTCAGATACACCGTCTACTTTAAGCGGATATGGCATAATAAATGCATACACAAAGTCTGAAGTAGACAATAAAATAGCAAACGTAACTGTTAAAAATGTATACACAAAAGATGAAGTTGATGCATTGATTGCGTCTGTTCAAATTGATATTGATGAAAATAAACTTAATGCAATGCTTACAGAAGTGCTTGGATAAAATGAAGTAGTTAGAAAGGAGGGAGGCGTATGAGACTTCCTAAAGACTTGTTGTCGGGGAATTATACCAGACCTCGGCTCTTTTTATGTGAAACTAATAAAGATAAGATTACTCAACTAGATGTCACAAATTTAAATGGTAGCTTTAAGTTCAATGCTTATTCAGAACTGACATTTGAAATTGCACGAACTTATAATGATTTAATCACAGGTGAAATAAAAGTGTTTCCATATTATGATAAAGTCGAAGCTTTACGTTTACTTTACCTAGAGAACTTTGGTTATTTTGAAATACAGGGGCCAGAACTAACTGGGGACGGGATCAAAGAAGCAAAAAATATCACCGCATATAGTTATGAGTATGTTTTGTCTACGAAATACTTAGAAGATTTTTATATAAACCAAGGTACAGTTGAGTCATTAGAGGTACTGAATGCGGACAATCCAGATAATATTATACCAATTACATTATATAATCCTAATAATACAAAACTAAGCTTACTTCATCTAATTCTAGAAAAGGCGTATGGGTGGTCTATCGGTCATGTAGATTCTTCATTACAAACTCTTAGTCGTCAATTTGAAGTAGACAGAGAATCAATTTATGATTTCTTAATGAATGAAGTTTGCGAAAAATTTAATTGTTATATTGTATTTGATACCATCAATAACACAATCAACGTTTATGCTGAATCATTAACTTCAAGGTTTATAGGTGATGGCGCAACAAATGTATTTACAATTTCTCCACCATTTTCTCAGATTGGTACGGTTTCAGTGGACGGATATAAAACAACTAGATGGGAATATAATTCAACAACCGGGGCGTTGACTTTAGAAGATATTCCTGTGTCAGGGGCGCACGTTGAGGTTGTTGACGGGGCACTAACCGAATGGGAAACTGATGTATTTGTAACGTTTGATAATCTTTCGCAAGAGATTAATATCAACTATGATGCCGACAGCATAAAAACGCAATTAACGGTTACTTATGGTGACGATTTAGATATCAGAGAAGCTAATATGGGGCTTCCATATATAACGGACTTATCCTATTACTATACTGTTGATTGGATGGGGCAAGAGCTATATGATGCTTATACTGCATATATACAGAAAAGCAATCAATATCAATCTGAATACACTAATAATTCTCAAAAAATGTTGGAGCTTGCAGGCTATATTGATTTTGAAGAAAATAGGCTCTCGTTAGAGTACTCTATAGCTAATAGTGTTAATGAAACTACAATTGGCACTTATTATATTCGCGGAGGCACAGCACCAAATTATTATTATACAGAGGTTACATTGCCAGCAGATTATAATGTTAATACAACATATTATAGTATGGATACGGCAAATCTAGATGAAACAAAAGTTGAGAATTTATATGCGGTGTTAAAGAAGTATTTTAATAATGAATCAAATTGGGCGGAAGAACTAGATAAATTGTCTACTGATTTTAAGTTTATGGAAACTTATACTCTCACATATCTGAAAACCGAATTGTCTAAAGTTACTGATAACCGAACAAGTAATCTTGAAGTAGAAAGTGCGATTAATAATTTCCTTGCAGAAATGTGGGAACAAATAGGTAGAACACCTCTTAAATCTTTGTATTATGAATCGTATAAGCAGGTTCAAATTACTAATATTGAAGCAGGCTGGTCGCAAAGTGATAGCAACAATTATGGTTATTATTATCCTGTTGTATTATATTTAAATTCTATTGAGAAAGCTATTGCGGCGCGGGAATCTTCTATCGCTATTTATGAAGAACAATATAATAAAATTCAAAAGTCAAATATAGACATTGCTAACGGACTTATAATGGAAAACAATTTTACAAAAGATCAACTGATCCGCTTAAGTGCATTTATACGAGAAGATGAGCTCAAGTTAGATGATATTGTTGAAACTGAATATACAACAATAGCCGAGTCCTTCCAACTTAAGCAAGACGCTATGGAGTCAGGCAGGATTGAATTGCAGAAATTATGTCAGCCACAATTACAGTTTTCAATGTCTATGGCAAACATATATGCGTTGTCAGAATTTGAACCAATTGTAGATCAATTTCAGCTCGGCAATGTTATTAAGGTTGGATTGAGAAGCGATTATATTAAACAGTCTAGACTGTTGCAGGTTGATATTAATTTTGATGATTTTAGCGACTTTTCATGTGAATTCGGTGAGCTAACTAGTTTAAGAACTCAATCCGATATTCATGCAGACTTACTGTCGAAAGCTATAAGTGCAGGCAAGTCTGTAGCAACCAATGCAAGTTATTGGACAAAAGGTTCTGAACAGGCTAATAGTATTGATTTACGGCTTGAAGAAGGCTTATTAAATTCTATTGAGGCACTTAAAAATATTGATGGGACTCAGAATGCATATATAGACAAGTATGGGATGAACAGCCGTCCCCTTATGTAGTAATACATAATGAAAAAACGTACTTAACTGCTGGAAACTCCTTAGAGGTGTATTACCACAACGTAGTTGAAAACGACAAGCGTGATGGTTCAAAAAAATACACATTGGACAATCAGCAGCCAAGACTCTAAAATTTTCTAATTATTTTCCAAATTTTTAACAATACAAAATTAATGGTAGGAGGTGATAGAATGGAATATACATATCAAGAATTTATACAAAATATATTAAATACTCGTGGCAGGTTTGGCTGTGGAAAAGAATACCATGAACGTCATCATATAGTTCCACGGTGTATAGGTGGAACAAATGATAATAATAATTTGATTGACTTATATGCAAGAGAACATTTTGAGGCACATAGATTGTTGGCTTTAGAAAATCCAAATAATAATGGTTTAACATATGCATGGGCGATGATGTCATGGGTTAAAAGAGATGGACGAGACTATAAGTTAACATCGGAAGAATATGAAGAAGCTAGAATTGCATTTTCTCAAGCTATATCTGGTGAAAATAACCCTTGGTATGGGAAATCATCTCCAAGGTTGGGAGCGCATTTGTCAGAAGAGCAAAAACAGCATTTAAGAGAGATTAATACAGGCAAGCTTAGTCCCAAATATGGTAAGCCAGTTAGTGAAGAAACAAAATCAAAAATGAGCGCGGCTCGTCTTGGTAGAGTTGCTACAGATGAGGAGAGATTACATATGAGCATTGCTCATCTTGGTAATAATATGGGCGCTGATAGTAGTCGTGCAAAACAAGTTGCACAATATGGTCTCGATGGTGTTTTAATAAAAATTTGGGATTGTATGGTTGATATAGAGCGTAAATTAAACATTAATGTAACATCTATATCTAGAGTGTGCAAGAATGAAGCGGGTACAGCGGGTGGTTATCAATTTAGGTATGCTAATGGAGAAGTTCCCGATGTCATACCTCAGTATATAGAGCAAAGAGGAAAATATCAAATTAAAACCGTTGCAAGATGCGACGAGGATTGGAACGTCATTGATGTTTGGGAAGGATTTGTGGCGGCTCAAAATGGGACAGGTATAAATAGATCGCATATAAGTTCTTGTTGTAGTGGCAACAGGCAACACGCGGGTGGATATAGATGGAAAATATTAGATGAAAATTATGAGTAAGGTTCAACGGCCATTACATATAACGGTATTAGGAACAAGCGTTCCGAAATGGTACGCCCCTGTTTGCAGGGTGAAGATATGGTCTGCTCTCATATGAAAGTATGAGTGTTGTAGAACAGCACATAAGGATTAGCGAACCTTATGAAACATAAAGGACACTTAGAGGCAGTAAACCCAGATACTGGCGAAGTTGGTGACAAACGTGTTTGGCTAGTCAACAATCAAATAGTTTTCACAGATGATGGGTTTAAGACAAGTAAATCTGTACTTGGTGAATTTACTGTTGATGGAATTACATATTATGGTTTGTTGGCACAAGCCGTAATCGCGGGACTAGTGGAAGGTAGTTCTATTATAGGTGGAACAATAAAAATTGGCTTACAAGATGATGGCAGATATGCATTTGAGGTACATGAAGATGGATCTGTCACGATGAGTGGCGGCAGCTCAATTGAAGGCTACGCTAAAGAAGATTATGTAAAAAATGAAGTTGAAAAAATTCAAAACCAAGTTGACAACATTAATACATCAAAGATGTACAAAGTAGAAATTGTTTCAAATAATTCAACAATTATTTCAACTTCAGAAGACAAAGCAACATTGACTTGTAAAGTGTATTCTTGGGATTCTGACATTACAGACACACTTGATACAAGTCTTTTTAATTGGAAACGAGTTTCTACCAGTACAGAATTGGATGATATATGGAATGCTATGTCAGAGCATAAAGGTACAAAATCAATAATTATTGATGCAGATGATGTATATTATAATTCAAGTTTTACTTGTGAAATAGATTTGCCAGAATGAAAGGAGGAGTTATATGGCTATTAAAACATCGAATCAAATTACATTTACAGAACAAAAAAAGATTATAGAAATTAAAGAGTGGTATTTGGCAACAAGTAAAAGTGAAAATGTAACTAGAGATACACAAGGCTGGACTACAGAAATACAAACTATAAATATAGATAAAAAATATCTTTGGAATTATGAAGAGGTCATTTATAGCATTGGCTCCTCTGATCTTTCCGATCCAATTATTATAGGGTTTTACGGGAAGGGAGATGACGGTAGGAGCATTTCAAATATTAAAAATTATTATTTAGTTACTCAAACACCTGAACTTCCACAAAATCCAAAATGGTTAGAAAAAGTACCTCTATTATCTCCTACTGATAAATATTTATGGAATTATGAAGTTATTACATATACTGATGACACTACTACTAAAACGGATGCTGCAATCATAGGAGCATACGGAGACAGCGGCACAGATGCGGTTGATTTTCAAATTTACTCTGTTGACGGGTTTGAATTCTCTGATGAATTAACATCAATTGAATTAAAAACAATTGCATTTCAGGCAGGAGAAAAGATAGACGAAAGTAAAATGAAATATCAGTGGAAGTGGTGGAATGATGAAACTGGAAAAAACGGTAAATACGAAGAAATAATAGGGGCAACGTCTTCTACGTTAACAGTTAAGAAAAATGATGAATATGCCTTTTCAAGTATTAAATGTGAAATGAGATATGATGGACTAACGTATGAAGATTATGTTTCACTAACAGATAAAACAATTTCTTATGCAGCTGTTGTAAGTTTCTTCAATGGTAGTAATATTATTGCGGTGGAAAAAGATTATTTAATTATGTATATTGAATTATATAAAAACAATGCGCCAGAGGAAGTATTATATAGTAAAAATGTATATAAGTCAGATAATAATAAAGTAAATGGCAATACGATTACTACAGACATTAGTGATAAATATTTTGAAGGAGATATGGTGTACTTTGTTTGTAAAGAAATATATGACGGTATAATTGAGTATAATATTATTCTTGGAGAATATACTTCTAATCATTGGGAAGTTGCCAAAAAAAATAATTATATTTATAAAAATGATTTATTCACGCATACAATATCTCCAGTTATTTTCGTTCCAAAGGGTAAAATATCTAAAGCATTAAATATAAATTGTAACGTGTCAAAGGATGACGGAACAATTGTAGCAAGAACAAGCGCAGTTGTAATGGATTTAAATGATCCAATTGTTAGCAATTCAGAACCATCTAGTCCACAAAAGGGACAATTGTGGTTAGATACATCTGTGTCGCCAAGTATATTACAAATGTGGGACGGAAATGGATGGGTTAATTCTGGATATCAAAACGGAAACGTCGTGTACACATCTCAACCAAACAATGGATATTCAAAGGGAGACCTATGGATACTTGCAGATGGAGAAAAATGTGGCAATTATGGACCAGGAAGTATGTTAAAGGCTAGCACAGCTTCAAGTACTTTTAATGCGTCACATTGGGAAGATGCAATGGAAGAAAACACTGCGATATTAAACAACGTAAAGCAGTACTTTTTATTTAATGCTGATACGGGATTAAGGATTGGACAGGCGGACGAAAAATTTTATGTAAATATTAGCTCTACAGAAATGGGATTTTATGATGCATCTAGTGGTACGGCACAAAAGGTTGTTAGCATTAGTAACCAATCTGCAACAATTAAAAATCTTACGGTAGAAGATGGTGCAACATTTAATTGTGAAGTAAAATTTGGCGACTTTGTGTGGAAGATAGAGAACAATGGAAGTTTGTCATTAGCTCTTGCAACTTGGTAAACAGAAAGGAGTGATAAATATATGGCAGAGATTTATTTTAGTAAATCTAGTCCTCTCACTGATAATGGAGGTTATTTGCAAGGTAAGATTGTTTATTCATTTAATCAGTCAATATCTGACAACACATCGTCTGTAACATGCACCGTTTATGTAAAGAAAGATGCAGATAATTATAAATTAACTCAAACAACAAATGGTACTTTTAAATATACATTGAGTGTAAATGGAACTAGCGTAATAGGTGAGAAAAAACTTGAAATTTTAACTTCATTTTTGGCAATTGGGTCATTTACAATGGCTATACCACATAACAATGATGGTACAAAAACATTTAATATTAATGGAAATGTAACAATGACAAGCAATAGATCTAGTAAGTTTTATGGAAAAAAATCTTATATAAATACAAATATAGAGCTTACAACTATTCCTAGAGCGTCTATAATAAATTCATTATCATGTAGCACATCATATTTTGATGGGACTTTGACATATAAATATACACCACAAAGTTCAAGTTATTATAATAGATGTAATATATCATTAAATATTAATAACGATTTTATAGCAGTTAAATCTATTAACCTTGGTGCAAAATCTGCATCACAGCAGACAGCGACCGTAATCCTATCAAGCAGCGAACTTTCTACGATATATAAAAATTTGCCGAGTGGCACAAGTGGAACACTACGATTCACTTTCAGAACGTATTTTGATTCTAGTTATAGTACGCAAGTTGGAAATGCGTCATATAAAGAGGTTAAACTTACTATCCCAACCTCAATAAAACCGTCAATTGGCACAATCATCTTAGACCCTATAGATATTCCTACTGTATATGGGAATCCGAAAAATATTTTAGTAAAAGGAAAGAACAAACTTAACATATCAGTATCAGGATGCGCTGCAGGTACTGGAAGTAGTATTGTGTCTTATACATTCTCTGGACAAAATATATCTTCAACCGTGTCGAGTACTTCAACAAGCGCTTCCGCAACTAGCAACACAATGTCTGCGTCTGGCACATTCACTTATACGGTAACGATTAAAGATAAAAGAGGTAGAACTGCATCAAAAACAGCTTCTATTACATGTTACGCCTATAATGTTGATGACCTTGTTTTTTCTTCATTTACTGCGTATAGATGTAAGTCAGATGGTACAGCAGACAATAATGGAACATATATAAAATATAATGTTAAAATTAATTACCCGTCTGTAAATAGCACGAATACGGGTACTGTAAAAATATATTACAGGGAAAACACAAACACTAGTTGGATTGCTGCTGCAAATGCACTTACAAATAGCACTAATAAATCTATCGATGGATTTATTAGCAATAGCAGCGGAAATAAGATTAGCAACTTTAAGGCGAATTCAACGTACCTAGTTTATGCGGTTCTTGCAGACAATTTCAATCAAAGTGTAAAGTCAACTACTATTACTATATTTGGCGCATCCCGAATATTTAATATTAGAAAAGATGGCTCTGGGGTTGCATTTGGGAAAATGGCAGAAAGCGATAATCTTTTTGAAATTAAATGGCCACTGCAAGTCGATAATCAAATAACCTTTGGATCGGGAACACAAGGAAGGATGTCTTGCGTTGATAACCAGGGTACGAATGTTGTATACATTCAAACGGGGCAAAATATTAGTGGGGGAACTACAATGGTACTTGCGATGCACGCAGGAGCCCAAGCAACTGGCACAGATTCACCATCAGTATATATAGAAAATCCTTCAAACAATGGTAAAGTTAATTTAGGGTCAAGTGGCCGCAGATGGAATCAGCTTTTCGCAACAAATGGTACAATATCAACTTCTGACAGAAATGCAAAAACGAGCATTACTTACATGTCGGATACACAAGAACAGTTATTTAATAAATTGCGTCCAGTTACATTTAAGCTTAAAGATGGTTCAAGCGGACGTACACACTATGGATTTATTTCTCAGGATGTAGAAGACTCATTGGGCGAGCTTAAACTTACAGGAAAAGATTTTGCAGGCTTCTGCAAGGACTTGTGTGTAGATGAAAATGGAGAGGCTATGCTTGACGAGGAGGGCAATAAGATATATGATTACTCGTTAAGATATTCTGAGTTCGTTGCACTTAATACGCATATGATTCAAAAATTACAAAATGAAATTACCGAATTAAAGGCAGAAATTGCAGAATTAAAATCAACAACATAAAATTAATTTTAGGGATTGCACGTAAATGTGCAGTCCCTATTTTTTTTGTTTTCGTTCCTCTATATAGTCTTGTAATATCTTATTTACCAATGAATTTACTGTTCTTTGCTCTTTATTCGCAATCATTTCTAGCTGTATTTTTGTTTCTATTGGAACACGTAGTGTAAGTCCTATTGTTTCTTTCTTCACGAAATCACCTCCATTTTCTATTATATATAAATAATTTTTGAGTGCAAATGAAGCACTCCCCTTCTTAGACTTTGATAGGGGAGTGGTATTTTTAAATATGCGGTATAACTATTTTATCATCATGTTCTATGTTCAAAATTGCAAAATGACATTTCTACTTTTATTATTATTTTTCTAGCAAATTGATAACATCCTTAATAGATATGTGCTTCTCACCTATAATGTCAAATAGTTTTTTCATCTCTGTATTTTGTTGTCTGGCAGTTTCTTCAAATAATATTGTGTATAAATTGTCCAATTCTTGTTTTAATTGAGTAAGCCTTTCTTCTGTACTAATAATTTTCTTTTGTGCGTCTTTTATCCTTTCGTAAGTAGTTTTGCTCCTTCTTGATCTTTCTGCCATATGTGTATTCCTCCTTAAAATAATATTTTCTTTTTATAATAAATACTAGATATCCATTTTTGTATTTTAATAATAAGAGCAATATTAACATTGTTATTATGCACCCTTGGGGCGTCATCTATAATAATGTTATTTTCGGCATCATGAATTAATTTATTTAAGTCTACAACTCTATATCCATTGTGATACCCTTCATTCTCAACTAAATAACCCTTTTCTATAAAATTTTTAAATATTTTCTCATAGTTTGTTCGACTAATATGATGACCACAGAGTCTTACATAGTCTCCAGCTTTTGATATCATAACTTGTTCTGGATTTTTCTTTATATATTTAATAGTTGCATCTACCACAAGTGTTTTATTTGTTTTTTTACACATAATATAGTTTGTGCACAGCTCGTGTAAGTCTCCTTTTAAAAATATATCAACACCTCCATCTTCATGGACAACTATATGGTCTACAATTGTAGCTATTTGTTTTTTAGTTATATTTTTAGTGGATATAATATTATCAAAAATTTCTAGCGCATTATTTAAATCTTTTCTGATCTCATTGCCACTTAAGATTTCTTTTCTTTTGTCATCTACTTGTGTTGTAAGTATTTTTATTTCATTGTATTTCTCATTAACCATATTTGAATAAGTTTTATCTATTATATCACTCATAGATGGGTTTGCTATCATATCTTTAATTTTTTGTTCCAATAATGCCTTTACTTCACTTTCTGCTTTTGCTAAATTTTTTTCTAAATCTTCTATTACGTCTCCTGTTTTTTTAGAGCAGTCACGTTTAATTATTTTGTCTAAATCTATAATTGCTTCAGACAAATTTTCTCTACAATGTTCTAAAAAATATACAAGTGTGTCTTTTAATTCATTTTCGCTGACAATATGGCTTGTGCAATGTGTTTTCCCATATATATTATAGGTCTTACATATATATTTTGTGTTGCTGCTATTTCTCGTACCACCGCCTGATGTCATTTTTACACCACATGTAGAGCAGTACAATTTACCAGCGAATATGTTTGGCCTTTTTCTATCTTTTTGTCCTCGGTAATTATCTCTAGAGCGTTCAATAATCATTTCTTGTACTAGTTTAAAAGTTTGCTTGTCTATAATTGGTTCGTGCGCATTTTCAAATCTAATAAGATTTTCTTCAGGTTGAAAAATACGTTTTCCATTAATGGTCCTTCTTTTTGTTTTACCAAGGGTCAATGTCCCAATATAAAAATCATTGCGCAACATATTTAGAATAACATTTGGTGCCCATTTATAGCTTATCTTGCCTTTATATATTTGCCCTCTACGTTCCATTCTTTGTTTGGTTATCATTGTGCTATTTGGGACACCTCTTTCTGTAAAAAGTCTCGCTATGTACAATACTCCATAACCACTTAAATACAAATCAAATATTTCTTTGACATACATTGCACATGTTTCATCTATATGATATGATCCTTTATTAAATAAATCTAGTTCATAACCATATGGTACATTACTAACATACCTGCCTTCTTTTTGCATAATATCGATAGCTCTTCTTACATTTTTGCTGGTGTCTTTAACATATCTTTCATTAATCCATGTTGTAATCCCAACTGTTTCATGGGAAGATTCATTCCATGTGTCGTAATTATCATCTATTGCTATAACACGCTTCCCTGATTCTTCTATATTCTCTAAAAATAATTGGACCATTGAATTACGTCTGCCAAGACGAGAAAGATTTTTTACGATTATTATATCAACCTCGTCATTATTTAAAGCAATTTTAAGTCTATCAAAATCTGGTCTATCCATTGTATATCCGCTAACACCATCGTCAATATAAAATTTATCTATATGTATTCCATGTTGTTTAGCGAATTCAATTATAATTCTTTTTTGATTAAATATTGATGAACTTTCATCATCTCCATCGTCTCTAGATAATCTGGCATAGCCCACGTTTATCCCCAAATATATCACCTCTTTTATCATTGTTATATTTCATTAATATCATTGTAATACAAAAACAGGCTATTTTGCAAGCCTGCTTATTAAAAAATTTTGAATGTTCTCTTGCGGATTTTCTTGCCCTGAGATTATTATATGAACTTTATATTTATCTTTATATTTGTTTCGCATGTCTAGAATGTCCTGTTTTGTACTGTTTTTAGGCATGGATATTATAATTACTGATTTTTCCATGCGTCCTCCTATATGAAAATAGCGGCGATCACTAAATCGTCGCTATTGATTTGTTTTAGTTAAAATGTTGTTCTGTCATTTACAGCCATTGTAATTGTATTTTTAGTTACATAGTCGTTTGTGTTGCTATTTGTACAAGTAATATATGGTGGCCAATTTTGAGAAGTATCATATGTCCACCATGACGGTGGAGTATTAGTAGTAATATTTGTATCCTCTTCGTGCGTCTCGGTAACAGTCTTGCTGACAAGCTTACCTTCCTTGTCATATTCATATACAGTTTCAACGATGTCGCGTTTAATCATATGTTTGTCCTCCTTATGCTTTACCTGTGCTGCCAAATCCTCCGCGATCTGTGTCATCAAGTTCATCGACTTCAGTAAATTCTACGACGGGCTGCTTCTTTTCAATCCTGAACTGGCAAATTCTATCACCTTCATGAATTACGGTATCTCGCATTGCCAATGCAGGGAATCTCCAAATGTCATTAGTCCCTGAATAAGAATTATCGATGACGCCATAGGAGTTAGTTTGTAGTACTCCAAAGTTATTAAAGGTAGAACTGCGAGGGACAATATGTGCCTCATATCCATCTGGCAGCTTCATTGATACCCCAAGGGAGATTAACCTATAATCTCCCATTTTCATCTCAACAGTTTCTGCAGCGCGAAGGTCATACCAATCGGATTTGCCCTCAATATTCACAATCTTATCAATGTTGGGGTTGTGGTAAATGATCTTGATCTGTTCCAATGTACTTACCTCCAAAATTACATTAAATATTATTTGTTGCGGAAATATCTTCAATAGATAATTCTTCAACCTCTACATTTTGAGTTGGAACTACTAGGGCTTGTGCGACAGGGTTTGAATATGGATAAATCATTGTCATGTCACTTGTATTAACGCAAATTTCACCTGTAGCACACTCCGTAACCTGACCTGGATATAGCGCCTCGTATGTTTCTGCGTCGCTGAGTTTAGAAATAACAAACTTGTTTTTTGATGTGTTTGTTAGCGTAATACGCCAACCGCTTCGGTTGTCAAAATCATTAATAGCTGTGCAATTTAATGAAACACCATATTGTGCCAACAGACTACATTCTTTCAGAATAAAACCATATGTGGGAGCTTGCGAACTTACAACGCCAGCATTAAATACAAATGTTTCATGAGGTTCAAGTACACGATAATCTTCGTCGAAATAAATATAAACATCAAACCCCATATTGTCGTTACGCCTAGTTGGAATCCTTGCCTTTGGATAAATTTTTGCAAACTTTACATTAATATTCATATCACTTACCTCCAAAGTTACATTAAGAAATTAATAAGTTCTTTGAGACTTGGATAATTGTCGATATTAGATTCGTTGTGTACGTCATTATTGTCATAAACATAACAACCATAATCTTTGATATACGCATTTCTGAGCTGCATAGCCTTGTCAAGAGCGTCGTCAACTTCCTTCTTACGAGCGGCTTTTTCTGCTAGCTTCTTTACTTCTGCGGCCTTTTTAGCTTCTTCCTGCTGCTTCTTATAACAGTTCAGCTCACAGTTTGCTCTATCCTGTACATTGAAATATTCTTTGCCGCAAATACCACACTTAAATACCTGTTTAGCATACATCTTGTTCTCGTTCATAGTTTTTCGTCCTCCATTAATTTTGTATTATTATAGTTTGTATAAAACAATTTGGTTTTGTTCTATTGTTTTTTTTACATCAATCAACCTCTGATTTTTGCTACCACAAAATGCAAGTGTAATATCTCTTTGTTCTTCAATATATGGTCCATCAACTACTACGTCACATAAATTTAAAACACAGTTTATAAGATTGTGGTGTATGTTTTGCTCAGAAAGTCCCTTGATAAATGTGGTAAAATTATCAATATTTAATTCATAACCAGTATATAACCAAATATCTTTTTCTGGGAAGTTTGTTTTAATTTCTTCAATTAAGTTATATACGTTTAGTATATTTTTATACTCTAAGGGATGTCCTCCGCTAAAAGTAATACCTTGTATATATGGTTTATTAAGTTTTTCAAATAAATATTTTTTTGCATCATCATCGAACGGTTTCCCTGCATCAAAGTTCCATGTCTCCGTATTAAAACATCCTTGACATTTACGTGTACATCCTGCACACCAGAGAACTACCCTAAACCCAATACCGTTACTAATTGAGGCTTTGTCAATTTGCATATAATTCATTAACATTACCTCCATGTAGACTTACTATGCTTTGCTCTTAACTCAACTTCTTGCTGTTTACCTTTATTGAATGCGGTGGTATAGTTGCCAGTTAAATCACATTTTTGTGGACTATTTCTTGCTCCGTAGAGCTATCGTGTTTAGTCTCTGCATTTAGATAAATAACATCATAATCATATATACGTGAACGTTTGTTTTTTAATTTATGTCTTATATGCTCGAATGGCACATTGTATTTCTCGGCTAAAAATCTACTGCAAGATGCATATGAATCAAAATTATATTCTTGTTCATTATTCGTTATTTGTACTGGTTTTGATCTTTCTTTCCTTGCATTTTCTAAATTAATAGATCCTTGAGCCGATATATTTGTATGATCCCTATTTTTCATTTGATCGCTTTTAGTAACATAACGTAAATTACGATAATCGTTGTTGTGTGGGTTTCTATTCTTATGGTCAACCTCCATCCCTTCTGGACAGTCCCCCAACCAACACTCGGCAACAACTCTATGAATCATAACTCTTTTTATTTGGGGATTTTTTCTTCCGCCAAAATGCACAAAAGTCACATAATAGCCATTTTCAGAGTGATGAAAATCTAATTTAATTTTTAATTGTTTTTTTGATTTGACGTTTCTAAAAATTGTACCATTTTCGTTCACTTCGTATAAAAATTTTAAAGATTTTATTTTTCTAAACTCAAGATTTGAATTTGTATTATTCATCCCTTGATACCTCCTTAGTTATTATTTTACTTATGAACCTTAATAGGTGTCTGGCTAAGGAAACATGATATTATAGTTTATATCATTTTACGATAATTGAGGGGCATTTCCTTGGGCAACATTAGATAACCCCGTTACTCTTCTAAGTCTTTGAATATTGCTACTACCACACATCGGGCATGTTTCATTGAGTTCGTCGCAATACCCACAATCCATACATGTGTCATTTGGAACATTAATTGCAAAGTATGGGATGTCGTGGTCCATTGCATAGCTAACTAGTGTTTCCAATGCTTTAATATTATGTTTTGCGGAGCCTTCTAATTCGACATATGTAATACACCCCGCACTTGAATATCCAGTAAGTTGAGATTCAATATCAATTTTTTCAAACGGATCAATGTCTTTCCACACTGGAACATGCATACTGTTTGTAAAGAAGTCTTTATCAGAAATATTTGGAATTTTACCATACTTTGCTTTGAATTTTTTCATTGCTGTATAGCAAAGATTTTCTGCGGGAGTATAGTAAACACCAAAATTGAGACTATATTCTTTTTTAAATTTTGCACATTTATCTTTAAATAGTTGTTCAATACGCTTCGCTAATTCCATACCTTCTTCTGCGGTATGATCGCAACCAATAAGGATTTGAAGTGTTTCTGCAAGGCCAAGCTGCCCGATAGCAAGGGTACCATGCTTTAGTGCAGAGCGAATACCTTCTTCTGGAATATAGCCTGCCATTACGTTGTTCTCGTACATAAACTTAGCTGCATCAGAAGATTGGCTACAAATCCATTCAAATCGTTCAAGCAGCATATCTTTTGCTTCGTAAAGTTTTCTATTTAATAAGGCCATGAAGCAAGCGATATTATCTTCTTTTGAACCAGAATTATCCCAAGTATTATTTTTTGCTTCCATTGCAAGTGTAGGAAGAATAATTGTAACGGGGCAAATGTTACCTCTGCCATCTTTAAGCTGCCCAAGTCCATTAATGTCATATAAATTTGCTGTTCTGCAACCCATCGTACTAAAGTAAGTTTTTGGGTCGTTTTTATCATATCCGGCATTGTTAGACCAATCTACATTTGCATAATTTGGGTACAATCTTAGAGCAGTAGACTTTAATGCAAGTTGAAACAAATCGTAATTGGGGTCTCCTGGTACACGATTTACACCTTTCATACATTGAAAAATTCCACAAGGGAAAATTGAAGTTTTGTGCAATCTACCAGTACCTTCAATGGATGCATTGAGTAGTGCTTCTGTAATCATACGACCTTCCGGTAGGGTGCATGTACCATAGTTGATGGAGCTGAATGGAAGTTGGTTTCCTGACCTACTTTGTAGGGTATTAAGGTTATGGTACATTCCTTCAACTGCCTGCTTTGCTTCACGCTTTGTCATGTCCATCGCATATTGGTACGCCTTTGCATTTCGATAATCGTTTGCTTCGGGGTCGTTAAATGACAATTCATTTGGTACTCTATTTGGATCATAATCTTGCTGTACATACTTCATGCCATCTTTGAAATGTTTTGCGAAGCTCTTCCTTACATAAGGAACCATTGTCCAATCTAGATGTGTTGCGCTAACTCCGCCGAATTGCTGTAGAGATTGAATTTGGAAAATAACTGCAACCAATTGAAATGCAGTATTAATTGACTGTGCAGGTCTTACGTCAGTTTGTCTTGTATTAAATCCATTTGCGAGTAAATCATCAAATGGAATAGAAAGGCAGTTGCCAGTTACAATACCATTTGGCAAAACGAAACTGTGATCTTCTGGAACATCAAGGCACCAAACTTCTTCTGTTTCATGTTTCTCAATACTTGTAACGGTCCAATAGTATTTATTATTATCCCCAGTGAAAATAAATTCTTTTGTAAAATTTCTGGTTGTATAGTTTGTTTTTTCTCCAGTTTTATCAATTACATGGGTAATATAATATCCAAAGCTCGGAGCTTCATCTTCAATAAAACTTGCAATTTGCTCATCCGTGGTTAAGATAGATTTTCTATTACCGACCTTTTGCCCATCTGCACAATATAAACCATCAAACAATGCGTGCTTTTCAGATAGTGACATACAATGTATATCAGGAAATTTTTTTACAAGGCCAATCGTGCTACTAAATGTTAAATATAAATCTCCATTATTCATCTCTTTTGTACTATGTTTTAAGTTAGAAAATCTTGATTCATATTTCACTTTATCTCCGCAAAGTCTTAGTCTCACAAATTTAACATCGTCATGCTTAACTCCGTGTGACCATCTTACTGCATTTGTTCCGTCGCCAAGAATAAATCCAAGACACCAAAAATACTGTTCAAATTGGTTTGCAGAATCGAAATCAAACTCTCTTACATCAGGAGCTTTGATTAATTTATCTCCAATTGATAAAGATGTTGTAATAGTTCCGTCTGCAAGTAGCCATCTATGATCTGGTGTAAAATACTCAGATTCTTCAATCCCACATCGTGCAAATGTAATTTTATTCAGTTTTTGCTCTCCATAAGAATGAACAGTTGCCTCTCTGTATTTACCTGTATGAGTCAATACAGAAATAACATCTCCATTTTTAAAATCCTCAAAAGAATATACGCCATATTTTGTAATAAATCTTGTAGATCTCTTTGCGCAATTATGCATACCCACGGCATAACTATTTAAGTCATGAATATAAATTTCATTATTAAGGTGGTTATTTTTCGCCATGTCTGACATACAATAATCCAACGCATACTGCTTCATAACAATATCATTAGCTTCGCCCATTCTTCCACCAAACGAATGCTCATCCACATTAGCATTCTGATTCTGCACATTTGATGCAGTAAGTTTTTCTGAAATAGCTTTAATCAAATTTTGATACTGTGACCTCGCCATGCTATGTAAATATCTGTATTCAATATATTTAGTTGCAACATCTTTGCGGGCACTTCCCATAAGTTTACCCACCACAATATCTTGAATTTCCTCAACGTTCATATCTTTATTTAAAGATTCAACATAGTTTGCAATCTCTCTAGCTTTTTCCTTAGCATATGGAGTTTCTTCACCATCAACCTCAAGAAATGCTTTCAAAATTGCGAGCTTAACCTTGCTTTTATTGAATGGTACCTGTCGCCCATCGCGTTTTGTAACGTTCAATACTTATCACTCCGTTTCTTCATTTTTACCTATATAATATAGAACCTGCTTTAGCACATTCTCTATATTTTCATTAGCATCAATTTTATGTAGCTCCACATCTTGGTGCTCAATATTTTTATAATGCCATACGAGCTTATCCAATTCTCTAAACCAATCATTTGTGGTATCGTCAGTAAGTAGTCTACCAATAATTTCGTGGTCACCTGCGCCACGTTCAATCATTCTCATAATACGAGTTGAAACCGCAGCATCAAAATAAACGATACAGATTGGTCGAGAACCATTGAGATTTTTTAGTAGGTTTTCAACGCCGGGTACATCTATTACATAAGTACTACATTGCTCAAGCTGCTCGTATGTAACACCATATTTATTGCCATTATAAAAAGTATAAGCAGCAAGTTCTCCAAGGTTTAGGAAGTCCTCTTCCGAGACAAAAACATGACCGCTTTCTGCAAAATGCCTTGGCTTTCTGGTGGTGTACGACTCCACCTGCTTGTATCCGTGCACTTTTTCAAGGATAGTCGCGATTGTAGACTTACCTGAAGCTGACTTCCCTACTAATAGAAAAAGTTTATTATTCATTGTCGTTGTCATGTTTCAAACAAATCTCCTTAAACATTGGCAGCGTCTCAATCCATTTACAGAACATAACCCATTCAATAAGCCTGTGATTCTTACGCTGCTGATAAATAGTTTTAAGCTGTCTGTAGTTTGTCGTCATTCTTGCAGTAAGCTTAAATCCACATGGATTCGAATAAAGAATCTCAAGATACTTAATCTTCTTCATTCTATCAGCAATAGAACCAGGTTCTGCGTCCTTGAATTTTTCACAATACTCATTGTAGTCCGCTACCTTTTCTTTCATAATCTCAATAATTCTTGGATCGACATATTCGATATATGCTTTATCTAAGTCGAATTGAGTAATGCGGTGCATAGTTGACTGAGAACTTACAAAGTCAAAGAAGTGGTATCTTTCTGCCTCCGTCCAAGCCTTAACCGTATAAGTTAAATCAAATTGTACAATAATGCCATTCAAGAAATTGTCATGCCCAGTTCCAGTTGGAACACTACCAAGACTCTTAACCATCTTTGTGACTTCATCCGTACATTTTGACACATCAGTAGACATTGGATATTTGGAAGCTTTAATACTATCTTCTAGTCCATACACATGCACATTAGATACCATATCATACTGATTTCCTAGGCCGTCCTCTGCGCTTAACGACAGGTTGTTCATCTCCTGTGTTGGGCTCATTTTTATCTACCTCCTCTATTGTGTTATTTACTTCGTCCATTAATTTTGTACTGTCATATACAATCTCAATTTTAGAAATAATATTTTTAATTTTTTCGTCTTGCTTCTTGATTACCTCGATTGCTTCATCAAGTGAGCCATCAAAATTTGAAAGCTCTTTATTGCGCATAGTCTGCCACCACCCAACTAGTGCCTTATCCAGTGAGGTGTAATACTTAGCATCAGTCATAATGGTGGTTTCTTTGGTCTCACCAGTTTTCTTATTGTCAATTGTTTGTGACTTTGGGATTCCTACAGTGTAACAACGGCTGTCAACACTGATTGCATAACCATCGCTGAGATGAATCATTTTAGTGTCTCCTTGCGTCATTCATTTTGTACTGTCTTTGGAGTGTCCTTTTCATCTTAATCGTGCTTTAGTGCTTTGCCGCAGAATTCTTCTAGCTTCTTAAAGATGCGTTCGTACTCACGATGAGAACAGTTGGGCTTGTGCCATGGCGCAATCATCTGTAAAACAGTCTGACATGCAACGCGATAACCAAGGATCATAGACTGGCCGCGTTCCTTTGTTAGAAAGTCACCAATAGCCTTCTTGATTTCTTCCTGACTCATTTCTGATGGATCAATTCCAGCTACGGCCTCATCGATTTCGTTGTTTAGACTCTTATTTTCTTCCATGTAGATTCTCCTTCCATAATTTGGAATACATATAGTATAGCACATTCATTTTGTATTGTCAAGGCCCTGAATGTATTTTCAGAGCCTGACAATTGTTAAAACTTTATGCCATACTTTTTCTTCGCGACGTCCGTGAGCCACTGATTGTATGATTTCATTTTGTCTACAATCATTTTATCTTCGCCTTCTTTTTTGCCAAGAATAGCTACTTGCTGTCCTTTTACAATTAAGTCTTGAAACTTCTGTAATGCGTCTGGCCAGATCGTAACCTCAATCAACCCATCTCCAGAATAAATATTAGCGAATGCAAATTGACTTCCTGTTTTAGTTTTTTTCTTTTGAATCTTTGAAATAATACCCACGATGACGCATTTGTCACCATCTTCATATGAAGTAAAATCATCAAGTATCTCATAAGCTTTAGCAAATGGGTTCTCGTCTGATACAAAGATTTGCAGAGTTTCGAACTCCCAAAACGCCTCATCTTTTAGATATTTTTCATTGCATTCATCAATGTATTTTTGATATTTTTCATTTTGTTCCTCTTCGAACTTAACTTTCTTCTTGCAATTGTAGATTTCAAGTACTCGTTCTTTATCAACTTTACGGCCAATCATATACTGGCTGGTGTCAATATTCCATTCCATAAGCAACTTCATTTTTGTCGGCAATGATGCAACTGGTTTATATTCACTTCGCTGATACATGGAATTAAGATATTTAATTAGAAACTTCTTTTTATTTTTTGTTGGAATCGCACCAGACTTCACAAGAGAGATAATTTGTGCTTTTGTCGGTTGTACTCGTTCTACAAAATTATTAAAGTTTGTAAATCTACCATTAGTGTCGCGTTCATTGATAATGGTTTCTGTAAGAGTCGAACCAATTCCAGTAAGTGCTGATAGCCCAAACAGAATCTTTCCATTAACAACAGAAAAGTTCATGCCTGAATTATTAATGTTTGGCGGCAAAATTTCTACACCGAATTGTCTTGCATCAAGAACAATTTTATTTACTTTACCTGCTTTATCTTTATTAAGATTAAGCATTGCTTTAAAAAATGCTACTGGGTGATGCGCCTTAAGATACGCGGTTTGCATACAAATTACAGCGTAAGCCGCAGCATGCGACTTGTTAAACCCATATCCGCCCTTTGTGGACAATTCTTCACATATTTTGTCGGCTATGTCTTTCGAATAACCATTGTTTAAAATTTCTTGATGTAGCAGTTCAACTTCCACTTTAACTTTTTCAGGTTGTTTCTTTGCAAGACATTTACGCATCCTGTCGGCACCAGCGTCACTTCTGCCGCCAAATATTTTTGTAAGTCTCATACTCTGCTCTTGATAAATATTTTGTCCGTATGTCTTATCAAAAATTTGAGCCATGTCTGAATGAATATAATGGATACTACTTGGATTATTTTTACCCTCAATGTATCCATCTATTGCTGGCATAGCGTCGGGACGATACAAAGCAACAAGAGCGGTTAAATTCTCCAAAGAACGTGGTTGCAATCTTGTAATCAAATCTTTCATCCCAGCACTTTCTATCTGGAACAAAGAGTCTGTTTTACCACTACAAATTAAATCAAAAATCGCCTCGTCATGTTCAAATGCTGGATTATTAATATCAATTTCCCATGGATCAATATTATCTTCTTGCATAGCTTCATTGATTGCAATTAGTGAGGCGACTCCTAAGCAATCATATTTGACTAAGGAAATTTTCTCATCCATTACCTTATCAACAGAGATAACATGTTCTCCATTTTGGCCACGCCTTATTCCAATATAATGGTCATACGAGTTCCTACATACGATAACTCCTCCTGCATGGATTCCATAACCACGAGGGCGATTTGTTATATGCCCTGCGATATTTAATAGTTCTTTATATTTCTGGTTATCTGCTATCTCTTTATTATTTACCAGACATTCTTCCCAACTATCTTGGATAAACCCCTTGCTAATTCGCTCCATTTCTTTATAGGGGAATCCAAGTAATTTGCCAATATCTCTAATGCTTGTGATTGGAGAAGTATAGACAATATTCATAACCTGAACAACTCTATCTTCGCCATATTTATTAGTTAGGTAATCAATAACTTTCGCACGATCACTTACATCAACATCAACATCAGGAAGATCTTTTCTTTCGATGGTAAGAAAACGACCAAAATCAAGATCATACTTAATCGAGTCAAGATTGGTAATGCCGAGCAAGAAGCAAACTTCTGAACCACAAGCTGAACCCCTACCTGGTCCAACAATAACGTTATTATTACGACACCAATTAATATAGTCTACAAGGATTAAAAAGTAATCACAAAAATCCTTCTTTTCGATAACGTAAAGTTCTTCTTCAATTCTTTTTTTATAGACATCTTGCTTTTCCTGTGGCCATTTGTCCATACCTCTACGAGCATACCCCTTACAAGTTAAATCTCGTAGATATTCGGCAGAATTTGAATATTTATCTGGAATATCAATTTTAGGAAGTTCTGGCTCATGCCAAGGCATGTCCACATCTTCGCACAAATCTGCAACCAAATCTGTATTTTTAATACATTCACGAACTGCATCATATCCAATCTGCTTATCAAGTACTTCGTGAATTTCTTCATCGGACATAAAATAGCATCCACTGTATATTTCAGATGCGGTTTCTTTGTCCTGAGCAATACGAAGAAAATAATCTTGATAATATAGGTCTTCCTTCGTTGCTGCATGAACATCGTTGGTCACTACTACTGGCGTTTTTGTATCTGTAGCTAGGCGCATAATTTTTTGATTATACGCCTGCTGTTCTTCGTTATCATGTGCTTGAATTTCTAAAAAATAATATGGGAACAAAGACCTATATTCTTTTACCATCTCTACACATGTATTATAATCCTCTGTGCGAGATAGCCTACTAGCAAGACACGCAGAAAGAACAATAAAATTTTTTGCCCCCTCTTTTGCAATATCATAACGAGTTACACGAGGTTTGTAATAAAACCCATGTAAATGTCCAAGCGTAGAAATTCGATTAATTGCACGTCGCCCCTCTTCATTACGTGCAATAATAATCATGTGGTAGTATTTATTATTTGGATCTTTAATTTCCCTATCTTCACACTCGTATGCTTCGATACCGAATAGTTGTTTTACAGTTGGGTATTTGTCTTTAAGCTCTGCGTAGTATGGATGTGATGTAAGTTCGCCGTGCTCCGTAATTGCCAGAGCTCTCAGGCCAAGTTCAGATGCACGTTTCAGATTTTCTTCTGGTGAACTGTAACCATCTAGGATGCTAAAATACGAGTGTGTGTGTAGACTACTTGACATCATCACCACCTCCATTCATTTCGTATTGTCATTTTACAACCACAAGCATTTTACTTGCTCTTGTAACTGCAGTATATAACCATTTACGATGATACTCTCTATCTCCAAGCCACTCATCATATATAACTACTCTTTCAAATTCTGAGCCTTGACTCTTATGAACAGTAATAGCATAAGCGTAGTCGAATTCATAGGCACGAAGTGGCTTTGGATACTTCTTCCAGTTATTTGCATTGACCGTTGGCTCCTTATCTGTAAAAATTTTATAATCCATATGAAGCTGTTCGTATTCTCCATCATTATCTGATATAAAATTTGCAATCATTTTAGGATTATATAATGAGTCATCAGCTAGCGAAATGTGGTCAACTATACCAATCATACCATTAACCAATGGGTCTCCATTTGTCCCAACTTTATTCCATTGATTTTTAAGACAAATTACCTTATCGCCATTTTTTGGTGCTAAACCATATTCTTCACCCCATTTAATTTTTCGTAATTGCTCATTTAAACAATGCCGAGTTGCATTCTTGCCGCAAATAACCTGACTTGCACCAATTAGTAATTTGTCAGAAACTTTATCTAGAGGAAGGACTCTACATTCCTTTGGGCCTCCATATTCAATCCATTTACCATTCCTAATATCCATACTAAGACGAATAATAGGGGATTCAGATGCTTGTCTAACAACTTCATCGAGCATAGCATGTGGTGAATTTAGAATTTCACTATTGCCATCAATGGGAGGTAGCTGTCCACAGTCTCCTAATGCAAGAACATAAGTATTATGTTTTAATAGTTGTTCCCACATATCCTTTGGCAACATGCTACATTCATCTAATACAATTATCTTATAGTTATTTTCAAGATGTGTCTTCGGCGTAAATTCAAAAGTCCCGTCAGGTTTTTCTTTGGCGTTATATAAAAGTTTATGTGCAGTCATTGCATTAAAACATCCTTTGTTTTTAAGCACCAATGCGGCTTTACCAGTATATGCTATATAAACAACCTGACTTTCATGGATGTTTAATGCACTAATAATATGTTGAACAAGCGTTGTTTTGCCAGTTCCAGCGAACCCTGCTATTACGGTATATGGTTCATTATTTCTATATCGCTCAACGGCAATTTTAAGGCCATTCTCCTGACCTGCTGTAAGTATCAACTATACTCACCTCAATTTATTTTTATTCTCTTCTCTTTTCTTCTTTCTTTCAATCGCTTTTTCGAAACAAGTAATATCACAATAGTATGTCCTATGCTTTCCAGACTTTTTTACATAACCCATTTCTGATTCGTCACGTTTTACCTTGCAATAGGCACAAGTCTTTTTACTCATTCTAGTCACTCCATTCATTTTGTATTATTATTTTCTCAGTTTGCCACCCTTCATTGTTACCTTCGTTTTCTTAAAGTCTTTAAGCATTTCCTCAAATGGCTTATTTGCAGTAGAATGTTTTTCGGTAATAGTAAGGTCATCTCTCTGCCTTGGCGTATAAGTTCTTGCTTCTTGCGTGGCACGAAGTTTTACCGAACTCCCCTGAATAGACTGAATCTTGTTCTTAAATGCTTGACCCTGCTGGCTCTGGAAATAATCATAAATATCTTTAAGCAATTCGTTTTCTTCTTTGGCGGTTCTTCTACGAATACGAGTTTCGCGAATAGCCTTATATACGAGGTAACCCTTATACATGTCCTTAGGTTCCGACAATTCTGCTTCATGATTCAAGTCATTCAATTCGGCTTCACACTGCTTAATAATATCGAGATTCAGCTCATAGTTGCTAATTACACTCTTAAAGATTTCGACAATAGTACTACTGTAATTATTCACAATATTATTTGCCATATTTATACCCTTTCGTTACTTGCTTACACTAAGAATCGCTGCCACCGCAAATCCAAACAGAAAGCCAATCATTAAACTTACAAGTGCCGTAATAATATGTCCCATATGCTCACTCCATTCATTTTGTACTGCCAATATTATACTCGTGCGCTACTATTTTGTCAAGACCAAATGGGCGTACAGGAGACCTATACACCCATTTTTTACATTCGTCACTCGTCTAGTGAATCCTCCAAGTCATAAAGCGACATTGTATCATTGTTATAAATTGCTTCAGTAATATATTCAAAAAAATCCTCATCGTCACAGTGCTCTAGCAAATGTAGAAGCGACACGGCTATATCGATAATGTCATGCTTAGGTCCCATAGTTCATACTCCTCTCCATTCAAAACAATTAAGGTTATCTTCTTCAAGGCTACCGCCTCTGCACATACCTGCCACCGCATTTTTGTAATCATTACAAATTGAGCATAGACCATCGGGATGTTCAAATGCAAGTTTTAGGTCTTTCATAAGTGAACTCAGTTCAATTTTAGCCAGTCGAAGTTCTTCGGTTAATTGATTAATTCTTTGCTGCTTACTTTCATTCTCATACATCAGGTCAGCATTTGCCGATAATGCCTCATTAAGTTGATCAGCCAAACCATTAACGACATAATCTTTGCACTGAATAACTGCAGTAGGACGATTCTCAATGAACTTTCTGAACGATTCTATAGATATACGCTTGTCGTCCTCTGTTCTAATAATCATATGCTCTACTCTCTTGTCAAATTGTTCTAGCATATCTTCACGGCTAATTAGGTCTCCCATCGTGCATCCCCCTCAAACTTCGCACATAGCCTTATCGTCTTTGCTATACAACGTTCTTTAAGCATCTTCTGTACTTCTTCGCTAGTCACCATTACTTTCGGAGTTTTTGCATAACATCGTGGACAATAAAAATATGATTCCGCTCCACATGGAGTAAGCCAGTGCTCGGCATATAGCATTTTTGTTCCACACCACACGCAATTAATGTCATGACTACTAATATGAAGTTCAGCCATTACACTCCCTCCTTCGGCTTGATCCCAAGTTTCTTTGCGATGTCGGCAGGAACGGTGATGTCTCCGCATTTTATACATTCATGCTTCGCAACATTCTCGCAAAATTCGGTTGCGCCAAATGCTTTTTTAGGACAGGGGCAGTGTCCATCTGAGAAAAGCTGTTTCCAAGCATTTATCCAGCTCGGATACACTGTTTCTGGATTTTCTTTTGCCCAATCCATTACATATTTTTCAATTTTAATAAAATATGTATCGTCGCAGTCAAAACAGTTATAGAAGATACAGCAGCCATTGTGACTATTTAGCGGGCATCCTTTACATTGCACTTCGTCCGTTCCGTATATGTTACAAATTCGTTTTGCTTGCTTAATTACCTCAGTAAATTCTGCCATTGTTGATCCTCCTTCTTAGCCAAACAATACTTTCACAATTAAATAACCCAACAGGAACCATAACACAGGTGAGACATTTGCAAGTCCTTCGAGTATATCATCCCACATCATGTTTATCCTCCCATAGCTCAAATTCTCCGCAGCCGCACTCAGCCTCTTCGTTGATTTTGCAGCATCCACCACCAAGATAATTCTTACAAGTACAACAAGATTTTTCTTTCATTTGGTTGTCACCTCGTTGCCATTCATTTTGTATTCTTATAATAGCATTGCATGGAAAAAATTTCAATTGACCGAATGCACAAAGTTTTCATTCATTATTTGTAAGGAAGCAATGAAAATCATCACAATATCCACAATATTCTGCTATTTCCTGATGCTCTTCGTCTCTATGGAGCTTGCACTCAATTGGACCACCAATTTCCATATGACCATTTAGTTCAAATTCATCGTGAATTGCGTAAATGCAGAAGTCACAGCAAGGTTCACAATCATTATTACATAGAATCATAATTTACTCTCCAATCATTTTTAGAAATTCATTTTCAGTAAGAATTGGGATATTAAGTTCCATGGCTTTCTTATACTTTGAAGAACCGCTTGCTTCATTAGTAATAAGATAATCCGTATTTTTAGAAACAGAGCCAACAGCTTTTGCACCAATGGAAGCAATCTTTTCATTAATGGAGTCCCTAGTGAAACGGACGAGCTTACCAGTGACGCATAGAGATTTACCGTTGAATGGATTGTTGGCTACAGTTTTCTTTTCTGGCATAATAAAAATCATTTCATTTGCAAGTGAACAAATACCAGCAAAATACTCATCAAAATAATCCTGTAGGTTGTTTGCCATCACTTCTCCAAAGTCAGGCATTTGAGTAAAATCATATTTACAGAAAGTTGCGTCTAGCAAGTAATCGAATTTGTTTTCAAAATGATCTGCAATGGTTTTTGAAGCGCTTGAACCAATACCATCAATACCAAGCGCAGCAATAAAGTTTTCAAGCTTTACGTTTCTTGATTTCTCAATAGCTAGCAATAGTTTTTCAACTGATTTAGCGCCAAATCCGTCTAGTTTAATAAGTTGATCGCGGTGGTCTACAAGGTGGTAAATGCTCTGAAAACTATTGATATAGTTAAGAGAAATTAGCTTTTCCAAAGTTGCTTCGCTGAGTCCGTCAATTGCCATTCCTTTCTTCGAAACAAAATGGACAAACCGTGCAAGCTTTCTGGAGGGACAATTTTCATTCTGACAATATAGAACGTTGGCTGTTCCAGTGTTTTTAATAATAAGCGGCTTACCGCAAGATGGACATACATCAATGAGTTTATACGTATTAGAACAAGTGTTGTTCTGTAGTACGCCGGGGATAATTTCATTCATTTTTGCAACTACAATTTCATCGCCTTCACCAAGTTCAAGACTATTAAAATAATCAACATTGTGAAGTGTGGCTCTTGTAATTGTTGTGTTTCCAATCTCTACTGGATCAAACGTGGCAGTCAGAGAAACGACACCCGTGCGACAGGTATTATACTCTACTCCACGAAAAGTAGTTGTATGCTCTTCAACCTCCGGCTTTAGCGCAAATAGTCTTCTGTCGTGATGCCCGGTCGAACCAAGACTTTCACCGTATTCAAGATCATCATACTCGAAGCACCAGCCATCTGTTGGGTTTTCATAAGCTTCTCTGTTAAGATAGGCCAATGATTTTTCAAGCGTACCATATGTTGGAATCTGCACATGAGGAACCACATCGAACCCATTATTATAAAGAAATCTCAAAGATTCAAATTTAGTTTTTACTCCGATATCTCTCCAATTTACGAGAGTAAAAGCATAGAAATAAATATTGCGTTTTGCAGCTTCATTCGCGTCAAGCTGTCTTAGTCCACCAGATGCTACGTTGCGAGGATGACCAAGCGTGCCGTCCTTATTCATTTCATTGTAATACTTCCATGGAATCAGCGCTTCTCCGCGAATCTCTAGATAGCCCTTGTATGGAATTGTCATTGGAAGGTTTTTTATCATTTTAACGGTGTGCGTAATGTCCTCCCCATCCGTACCTGATCCGCGAGATAGACCCTGAATAAACTGTCCGTTATTGTACTTACAGACTACAGTGCTTCCATCTAACTTATAAGAAGCAACCACAAAATGATCGCCGATAAACTTCTTTACATCTTCAATATTTGTAGACTTGTCTGCAGAAAGCATTGGTACAGAATGATGAACTTTCATTAGGTATGGAAGTACTTCACCTTGTACTTTGCGCGTTGGGCTATTGGCAAGCCAAAAATCTGCTTCATTTTCAAGTTTTTCTAGCTCATTGTATTTTTTATCATAGATAGCATCACTAATCGTGGGGGAATCCAGATCATAATATTCATGGCAATACTGCAAAAGCTCTGCTGTTAATTTTTTAATCTGTTCAATTTTATCCATATAATCACCTCAATAAAATTTCTCCATCAAACATTGGAATATAAATACTTTCACTATTATCCCAATCTGGAATATCCTCAAAATCTACGAACTCCAAATCTGGTTTTAAATAATCAAGACCATGTTCAATACCATATAATATACATTTTCCAGAACGAAGCAGGTTCATAATTCCATGAGTGCCATACCATATATGCTTGATTGCTTCTTTAAGAACATTAAAGTCTTGTTCTATAGGGTATTTACCTTCATATTTAAACGCCTGTTTAAGAAAACCTCCAACGAGCAGTAGTGAATTTGTAAAATCGTTATCATGAACTGTAACTCGTAAATATTTTACACCCATATCGTCGTTACCTCCAAACAATTTTAAATATATTCTCCATATGCATGACCACTTAGAACACCTTCGTCATGTAAATATTTCATCCACATTTCGACTTGTTCTTTAACTATGTTTGCACATTCATTTTTTGAATTCCTATTTAGTATTTCTTGATAATCATAAAGCTGACAGAAATACATGTCCAATGTAATAATTTCAATGTCAGATCCATCCTTTGGAATTTTTACATCAAAATCAATAGATGTGCCGTGCCATCTTTTTTCTTTAGGAAATTTAATAGGTTTTGTAAACCACCAATAGGGGCTGTACTGTTCGCGATCTGTACCTTCGTAGTAATTTTTATGAAAGCCAATTTCCTTCATTCTTTCGTCTGACAATATAGTGGCCTTGATTGCTTTATTTGTTCCATTTGAATTCACTTCTATGTTCACGTATGTCACCTCATTCATTTTGTATTACTATAATAGACCTATATAAACAAAATTACAATTGACCAAATGCACAAACTTTTTTATATTATTTTATAAATGTTTTCCAATAAAAAATTTTATCTTAATAGTTCTAACACACTACGAACCTCATATGCATTACAACTGTCAAAAGTAACCTTATCTTTTTTCTTGCAATATATTTCCGTGGTTTCGTAGCTGTGCATATACTCTTTTCTACATTCAGAATACTTGCAAGTAGAACAACATTTGTCCTTTACCAACTCAATTATCATTGTTAGTAAATTAATTACCAATTCTTCTTTATCTTCCTCTGTTGGATTAAACGTTTTTTGAAAATCTGCCATCATATTATTCGCATTCCTTTATATGATTGGGAGAGCATTATGTGGCTCTCCCAAATAATTTTATTAGCTATTCTGTAACTGGTTCATTATTTTCTGCATTATCATTTTTTTCAGAATTGTCTACAGTGTCGCTATCTTTTTTTTGTTCTTCTTCGCTTGTCTTATAAAGCACATCTCCTAAATTAAAATCATATCCAACTCTACCCCTACCATCTATAAAAGCATATGCGCCAAGTTCGGTCTGTCCCGGAGATTTAAAATCTAGCTTAACCTTCTGAACGTTAAAACTAGCTGGTCCAACATCTGTGAGCGCTTCACCAGTAATCTCGGCATAAATATCACCATTAACAGAATAAATCTTTAGTCCCTTCATAAAAATGTCACTATTAATTGAAATCTTACTCATAGTATCTATCTCCTTTTTAATTTAGTTATTTTTATTTTCATTCATATTATTAATTAGAAAGTCATACGCCTTGTCCCATGTACTTAAATCAACCGGCTTATTATTCACTAGTACGTCTCCAGGCTTCCAGTCATGAAGCCAATCTAGCTCAAACATGAAATACGAAAGCCAATCATTTTTATCGTTAAAAATATTAGTTAAGATATCGAGTACGATATAGAATGTTTGTGGAACATAAAGCCCACAAAAATCTGGAGACAAAGCCTTCATTGCAACATCTACGTCGTTCATCTTTTTATCAAGCGTTTCAAGCTTATTCATAACTTCAACAAATGTTTCCTTTGAAATCATAAATCTTTTCTCCTTTAAAATCCTTATAATTATTTTTTGCACTACATTCATTATGATTACATCTAAATTCACTCCCATATACATAATATGCATTATCACAGTACGAACATAGATCTTTATTAGTAGCATATTGAATGTAATATTTTAATTCTTCGATGCCATGTAGGTGTAGAATTTCGTGCGCTCTGCATGTTGATTCATCATCAAATTGTTTATCGCAGTAGTTACAGCAATATTTAATCTTCATGCTCGTTCCCCTTTTTAGCTTCTTCAAAATAATCTTTCCATGAAAACCATTTGTTCTTGAACAAATGTCCAATTTTAATAATATTGCCGCCCCAACCTTCAATTTCTACGCGTACATATTTACCCATTAGTTCTTCCCACGACTCTACTTCTAGGGTCTTCATGAGTTCAATAATTGCACCGTATCCATCAGATGAATTATATTTGCCGACATCCGAAAACCAATGGTCTAAGCAATAACCCCCAAATGTACAACCCCATCCGTCGCCTTCTAGAAAAAGGTTTGCTGTAAGGCAACCATGATCTTCGCCAAGTTTTGTATTAGTGATTTTAGCATTTAGAATTTCTGTAGTCATAGTTTTTTTTCTCCATTCATTTTTTATTTCGCCGTTTGAAGCATATCTGCGATCCTTTTAAAACATACATCGCACAAATGAGTCTCAGCAAGATCATATTTATCAAAAGACGCTACTTTTATGTCTCCTGCGCCATATGCGTATACTAATACTTTACGTGGAAACTCATCAATAACATGAACATCTTTATCTATATCTTTTTTACACATGTCACATACATATCGAATCATCACACATCACCTCGTTAATTTAAAATTCAATTTTTAGATTTTTACGCATCTGATCTTGGCGAAAATGTAGCACCAGAGAGTTAATATCAAATTCATATTTTTGCATATATTTGGTGTGAGACATACTATTGCTACACGAATCAACTGATGCCTCAATCGTAACTTCGTCATGCTTCATGCCATAACGCTTCAACCACTTTTTGTTTGTGCGATATTTTTTGTGCCAACGTGCTTGAATCATAATTGACCTATTCCAATGGATTTTTTGTTTTGTATACGTAGACGGTGCACACATTTTATTAAATAAGGGCATGTTCATATCTACGTCAGTTAAAGTAATTTCTAATTCGTACGGCGTGTGTAACATATGAAAAACTTTAGACTCTTTTTTGTCTGACATAACTACATCAAATTCAGGAATAGCATCATCTAAAAGTTTCATTTGAATATTGTTACTATCAGATAGGTACAATGTACCCGAAGAAAAAGTTATTTTGCTATTCATCGCTACTACCTCAATTACCAATCTCGATCAAATATTTAATCGTTAATTGATCTTCTTTATACACTATAATTTCATCATTTCTTAGCATTCCTTTATCCGCATGAGCATGTAGACAATTGGCACCTGGTTTAAACTGTTGCAACTTATTGTAATCAAGATTATAATATTTGTTATCAAAATTATATACATCATATGGAGTACCATATGCTACCTCAAACAAAGCCATATATGCAACATTGTTGTTACCACGCGCCCAATAAGAACCAGACAACGAAGTGTACCCAATAGACTTCTGACACTTAGGGGCAAAATAAATCCCAAACCCGTACATCTTCCCTGTAATAATCGCATTAGTGGGCCTTAGCACCAGTCCAGTCTTGATAATAGACCAGAAATTCTCACTACGGCTACCATGAAATAAAAGCCTAATGTCCTTAATATTGTTCTCTGCAACAAACTTGTCAAAACGCTCTTGAGTTTTGATATTCTTAACCTTCCAAGCTTTTCTAAACTTACCAGCAGATTCATTCATCAGGAACTTAATCATTGCAACATCGTCATCAGTAGCCTCTCTCATCTCAAGCCCAAGTTCTTCGAGAATGGTCTGCGACTTCTTTTCAACTGGCTCAGTTGTTTCAACTTCGGGTTTTACATAAATCTGACCACGCATAACGTCAAGCAGATCCTGTTCCTTAGAAATGATTTGAGCAAAATCTTCTGGCTTGTTGGCAAGATAATCTCTAACGTTCCCCATCTTTCTTGGAATTACAGTAAAGAGCCTAAGAAGAATATCATTGAATGCTTCAATTGTGAAATGAGAATTTGCAAGTTCATTAATAATTTCCTGTGCAGCATCAACCATATCTTGAGTAACAGCAGATGCTTTTACAGTGTAATTCCTCTGAATGGTTTCACGAGCTAGGTTCTGAAGCTTTTCTACAATAGCTCTTACTGCGGCGTTTTCAATTTCCTTGTATGGACTTTCAGGATTGGTAGAAGAAATCTCCTCTACCAAGTCCTGTTTTAGGTCTGTTACATCTACATAACCTTTTTTGATTTTAGATTTTGCTTGCGATTCAAATTTTGAGATTGGATAATATGTCGTTGTTTTAGTAGAATCAATTCTGCCATACTCCACTCTAAATCTATCGCCTTCAGGGAACATGTTATAATATTTATTATTATTTGCTGCCGTAGTCATAATGAGATAAGTTGGTCTAATTTCGAACATATAAGTTAAACCTCCACTTACAGCTCACAAATCACAATCTCAACGTCCGTATTCTCAAATACTTCGCAGATGATTTTATAAACCTTTGACCACTCAAGACGATCAAGCCCTGACGCGATACGGGGCATTGCCAACTTAGTAATACATTCAAAATCCATCTGTTCCTTCATCATTTCAAGTGCACCTCTTACAGATTCATAGGTTGGCTTGTGCCAATACTTCTGTTTAGTAACAAGATTGAACACATTATCAACCAGTAAAGCGTCCCCGCCATGATATTCATAATCAGGATACTTATTAAACAGCTTAAAACGCATGTTGTAAACAAAATCAAAGGTTGTTGCGATACCTGCCCCAAGAGCGAAGTCGGAGCTGATGCAGTGAGCGAAGTAATATCCCTGTGGCATAGTAAATAGGTCACGCTTTTCAGTAGTAATAGTCATAATTTTAGTCCTCCTTTATATTTATTCATTTTGTATTGTGTATTCTTCAATTGTACATTGTGGAGTATAAACACCTTTATATTCACTTAAACCAACTTTTGCTACAACGTTAATATTAATATCTTCACCATCATCTTCCCACGCAGACGCCCATTCTAATAATGGATCTGATTCTGGAAGTTTGAACAGCACATACTTAATATCATTTATTGTAAACGCAATACTATCAAAGTTCTTACCTTGAACATGAGTGTCTGAGCGCTTGATTGTAATATTTTCAATAGCCACTAGCGGTTCAGAAAGCCCCTGCCCCCACAGATCTTGATATTTATCAATTGTTTGGATAAAACTAATATCAAGGTCATTCATGTCAAGAATAAAATCGACAGCATAAACTTTATCCATGTTTACTGAATCAAGCTTTTCATTAAACCATTCTCGCACATTTTCAAGATTTTCTGCGAGCAATGCAGTGCCAAAGGCTGCATTATGACCCTGAGCTAGAGTAATATAAGGACACTGCTCCGTCAACGCTCTAAAGTCTTCAATTGGGCAATTATTAAATGCTCGTCCAGATCCCGCCAATTCATCTCCATGCCTACGAACAAGTAATGTAGGTTTATTTATTGCCTCACTGATACGAATCGCTACTAAACCGGTTAATGACTGATCAATTTCGTTAGTTGCATCAATAATAGCAACCTTATCATTCTCACATTCATACGCCTTGTCAAGAAGCAACTTAACAGATTTATCTCTTGAACGATTCTGTTTTCCTCTATACGAAGTCATTAAACGAGCCATATGCTCGTAAATATTTTCTTCTGTTGGAAATGATTCGCCACGTTTTGTATATTCAAACATTTCTGACTCATCTTCGCAGAAGGCTCTAACCAACAGCTCTCTCTCTTCAAAAGTAGCCAAGCGCAGAAATGCATTAATTTGAGGCGCGATGAAGAACGCGATAGTGTGCGGATTTACATGTCCTTTCATTGAAAATCCTTGTGATTTTACAAGTTCCTCGAACATTTTATTATGAATGTTCTGAAGACCGACATTAATTGTTGCACGAGTGCTTTCAGATTTAATATTCATAACATCTGCAATATTTGCTAGAGCTACTAGGTCTATAAATTGAGATGCGTAGTCTTCCCAATAATATTCATCAAGTGCTCTAAGGAAGTCCCATGTAATATGTGTACCGCAAGCAGCTTTATTATAGTAACTACTTGATGTTTGATTGTTAATCAAAATACCGGGATATTCTCTATGGTCACTCTTCTCGTGATGGTCAGCGGTTATGACATTAATTCCAGAATCAATTAGCACTTGGCACTCATCAATATCATTTGAAGAACTATCAGGAATAATCATAAGCTTTATATCATCTGGAATTTCAAAATCCTGAGATTCAAGACCATGAGCCTTGTTTTTCTGATGGACAATCAGATGAACAGGGTAATCTTCCTTGAGCGACCAAATATATTTTGCCATAATAGTGGCGCTACATATTCCATCAGTGTCGGTATCAACAAGAATACCGACTGGGTCACTCCTTTCGAAATGCCTCACAAAGCATCCAACTGCATCATTAATATTATCAAGATGGTCATATGGTTCGATATCGTCTTCTGATAACGACATATACTTCTTGCAATTTTCTACGCCCCTATTTACCAATACGGTTTCAATTGGACTTGATATGTCGTTTGCGCTCCCTTTGATTAACTCATATCTCAACTCGCATCACCATCCATAAATTCGTCCTCCAGTACTACGCAATTAATTTTTCCGCTATGAGCGACACATGAATCAATTCCTATATAATTATCGCCATAATAAGGACTAAAATCAGCGCCATATCCAAATTCTGGACTACCTTCATATTTATTATGTGCCCAACTAGTATTCCAGTGCCCGAATAGCAATGTCTTATCTGGAAGCAATCCTTGTTCTGCAAATTCATATGGGTTGTTCCATCTGGCATCAGCCCACTGCTGGTCATTTGCTTCGCGCCAGTTCTCCATCTTTAAGTACTTGCGATTACGAGTGTAATATGGGGGCAAGTTGTCATTACAATTTAGTGGCACCCATGCGTGGACGAAGATATAACTTTTAGTTTCAAAATAATTTACCATACTCTTGCGAAACATACGAGTCATTGCTTCTGCATGTTCGCAACACTCTGCAAAAGAATAACCTAAGTTCATGCCGCCAAGTATACAAATTGTTTTGTAAGTTCCATTTGAAATATCATGGCCCCAATACTCTCCACGCTCACAACAATCTTCAAAAAGGTCCATGTGATTTCCTCTAATCAACACTTTTCGAGGGAGTCTCTTTAAATATTGCATTACCTCAAAAGGTTGCTTACCCCTGTCCCATATATCCCCCAACGAAATTAGCCAATGCTCTTCATTATTGGGGTCGAACCCTGCATTATCAAGTGCTTCACGCATTTCGTTGTAGAACCCATGCATATCTGAAATGCAAAATAGCTTTGCCATGTCTTATCCCTCCTGTCTGCATTCATTATACACCATTCATCTTGTATTGTCTATTGACGGTTTGAACAAAAATGTGGCTCCGGTTTTAGCCAGAGCCTATAAAATTTAATGTGCCGCTAGGTCAGCTTCATGCAGTTGGTCTACCATTGATTTTAAAAATGGAGGTAAGTTCCTATAATACTTCTCATTTAAAAATGGAGACATATGAGTACTTACGAGCCAAAGAATGTCTACATTTCGTGTAATACCGCACAGAATCCACGCAGAGACACATTGATGTTGGTAATAATGAGCTACCTCTGTTACCTCACTTTTTTTATTTATAAAGCTCTTTACATACGGCTTGCCACAATCATGCCAAGCAGAGGCTGCTAAAACATCTTCGCTAAAACCATGTTCTTTTGCATAGTCACATGCTGCAATGCTATGGTCCATAATTGATAATGTGTGATTCGGATTGTCATGTGGAATTTTCATTGACTCGTGAAGCGCGAGAATATAATTAGTCCGTTCTTTTGTTTTATAATCCTGTGGCCAAATAACATTAATCTCATCGATACCTTCATCGTGAAAAGGAAATTGAAAGCGTTTCAGCATTTTGTCAATGACTTCTTTTCCAACAGTACGTTCACGTGCAGCATCTCTTTCAATGCAAGTTTCAATAGGTGCCCAAATAACCTTACACTCAATTTTTGCAAACTTAGGACAAGCTGCAATAATTCCAGCTCTATCTTTACGAGTTAATGCGGTAGAATCATATATAACAGATTTACCATTGTTTAAGGCATCAACAGCCCTTTTCTGCATTAATGAAAACACCTCATTAGGATTGCCCTGAATAGATTCATCCCCGTATAACTCCTTCCTAATTAAATCAGAAGATAAATGAACCCAACCAAGTTCTTCAAAACTTTGGGCGTATGTACTTTTTCCAGAGCCGGGAATTCCACATAAAATTATACATTTTGGTCTAATCAATTCGATCACCTACTTATTTTATTAAAAATTGTGTCGTTTCTAATCTTAGATCATCAATACAAATTTTAGAATAATGCGTGTAGGGTATTCGTATTAATGGAATATGATTATCAATACACCATTGATTTTTTAACTTATCGCTATTCTGTCTTATTTTAAACTTCCCATCATTATCCCATTTACTATCCTCTCGATAAAAATAATGCTGCCATCCGTCATATTCTATTAGATATTGTAATTTTTGATTATTATCAAAAATATAAAAATCGTATTTTGCGTGTCCACCAGTCGGTAGTATTAAATCATGAGATAGGTTTTTCTTAAATATAATGTTGTTCTCAGACAATATTTTAGATATTTTTTCTTCTCCCGCAGATATAAGACAACCGCAACTTTGCGTATGACCATCTTTTAAATGATTGCCCATTGTGACGGTCTGAGTCCCACATTCACATATGCAATCCCAATAATATGTACGACTGGCTGCATCATAAGAATTTAAACCTTTAACTGTTAATCTACCAAATTGCAATCCTGTTAAATCTTGGAAATATAATTGTGATAAGTTTTCTTTTCTAAAACATCCACAGCTTGTACTTAATCCTCTTGTAAGGTTTGTAGAATAAAATATTTTTTCATTACCACAATCACATCTGCATAAATATCTAACTTGTTTACCTTTATTCACCACTCTATTAATTACAGTTAACATTCCAAATTTTTGACCAGTTAAATCATTAATTCTTGCAGCTCCAAGTTCTTTCCGTAAACATCCGCAACTTTTTGTATTTTCAGAAATTAAATCCGATCTACGAATACTTATCGTCGTTCCGCAATCACATTGGCAAATCCATGAATTAGATTTATTGGTATCTTCTTTAATAACTATTAATCTTCCAAATCTTTGTCCGATAAGATTCTTTTGTTGTTTTTTTAAACATCCACAAGATGTTGTACTATTATTTCTTAAATATTCAGACTTGACTGAAATTGTATTACCACAACCACACATACATTTCCACATGGTTGCCTTTTGACCAGAAGGTTTAATATATGATTCATCTTTTTCTAATACAATCAAATTACCAAATCTTTGTTCGGTTAAATCAATTAATTTAGACACAAAATCACTTCCAATATTGCATTAATTTTGTATCGTTTTGCATTTTTTATTTTTTGTATTCTGAGAGGGCTTCGAATATACCTCGTAAAGCCCTCTCGATAATTCATTTAAATCACTTTTTCTTATCGACACTCACTTAACTCTTAAAGAATGAACCAATTACCGCCAAAGTTCCACAGATAATAGGAATCTTATCTGCACTAAACCTTGTTGTATTGAAGATAAGATTCAACCCATCAACAACGAACCCTCCAATAATCCATTTTAAAACCAATCCTGAAATTGCTCCAGCTAGAAAAACTAAAATTGGCACAATAAACATTGCAATTATGGTGGATATAATTTCTACGTAATAATTTTTCTTCATTTTATTCACTCTATTCATTTTGTGTTATCACTTCTTCGTCTTGAGCTTCCTCGATGTCTGGCGCGTCCGCAACATCCTTGGCAATTCCTTCCAAAACTTTGAAGCTAAAATTCTTGTGCTTATAAACAGCAATATTAGGACGATTTACGATACGAACAACAACGCCCTCTCGGATATGAGTAAGTCCGATTGGATCTGGCCCATCAAAATACTGCTCAACCTTTTTAACGACATATTCACCCGGATTAATACCATCAGGAATAATAAATCGTTCAAATACAGGAACGGTATGTACATCCATCTGCTCACAGCGATAACGCATCTGGTCGGGGGACATCTCAACTACATCACCATCTTCATTAACCATGGTCATACGATATACATAAACATCACAGCAAGGAGCAAGATCAACATTATCAAATTCATCCAGCAGATAATCATAATGACCATTCTGCTCACAACCATAAGAAAAGATAGTTTCCTCACCATATTGCTTAGTAAATGCCTTATCAGAAATTTTAGAATTCTTTACAGAGGCCATGATGGGAGCACCATTCGGTCCTTGGAACCCTACGATTTCGTAGTAGGCCACCTCACCTTTGCGCAGCTTACCTTCAAACTTCTTCGCCATTTCCTCACGGAAAGAATTATCATCATAGAAACCTCCAGTATGAGTAGCGTTAAGCACTACACGACGAGTGCCAGTAACATATCCATATTCGAAATAGTCTTTACCATGCCGTCTAAGCAGCTTATCAAACCAAGTACGCTTGGTATTGAGCAGTGGCAAATATCCAGTACGTCCAGATGTGCCATGCATTTTAAGTGTTAGCTCCACAACATCTCCGACCTTAAAAGCATTAAGATTATATGCAAGCTGAGGCGTATCAATGTGCTCATAGAAAGTAGGTGCAAAATTAACCTTCGCCTTCTTGCCGGGGGCTGTGCCACGATAACGTACATAATTACATTGTGGGATATATTTCTTACAAATTTCCTTCCCATTTAGAGTGGAAATTGTATCGCCGTCCTTAAGCTCAGAAATCTTACAAAAATCCGCCAAACAAGTTAGCGGTAGAAATAGACCATCAGATTTTTCGCCACGAAGCTTCAGCGCCTTAATATTACGCTTTTCAGGATCTAGATAACCGCCACAAGGATTACCATTTTCGTCTTTACGACGAACCAGATCATTCACTTTACAAAACTCTTCAGAAAGCTGTCCGTCAACAGGGAAATAAACACCGAGCTGACCCTCGACATAATCCAAAGAAACAATTACAGAATTTCCAAAGCATTCGCCAATCTGTAGACGATCCGCATTAGAATGCTTGTGTACGTTTTTAAGTGTAGTAATAAAACCAGTGTATGCCATTATTCATTATCCTCCTTTTTAGTCATGCCATCTATTTCCTCTGTACCGTTCAATTACCCTACGAAGCCCCGGATAATTATCAATTGTTGCATTGGTGTATTCAAGTTCATCTAGAATGGTTCTCTCTTCCGCAATAGAACTAGCATATCTCGCAACTCCTTCTACAATTTCTTCCCAAGTGTAATTATCCATTTTATCACCTCATTTCTTTAGTCCAAATAAATCCACAATAAGACGCTCCGTTTTCAATCGCTGCAATCAATTTAACTGTATAATTAATGCCAATACTTACAGATTTTTCATTTGAAATGTTTTTTGAAATTGCCTTACCATAATTACACGCCAATGAATATGCTGCTCTTTCAATAGAACGAAACGTAACTTCTTTTCCGTTTTTTACATTATGGCCAACAATATACTCAACCTTAATATCAGAACATGAATCACCTTTAGCAACATTGCAATTAACACACATTGTCTGCATATTAGAAACTTTATCTGCGCCACCTTTACTAGCAGGAATAATATGGTCTTTCGTAATCAACGTACCATCATCTGCGTAAAGGTTAAAATGTCTGCGGTTTGTATTTTTGTCACCACAAAGTTTAAAATGTGTTCCAGCTTTACCACAACATGCACACTTAACCCCTTTCTGATAAAAAGTCATATATCGAAGAGAATCTTTGTACACATTAAATCCATCAACAATAATGTTCGACTTGCGCTTATTGTTATCATCGCCAACAAGATGCTCTTCGCCAATCATTTCAAAAACATCATTAATACCATACTTCTTATCTTCGATAACCATTTTATTTTCTCCATTCATTTTGTATTGTCATTCCCTGCAAATAATATACCACAGAATATATAAAAGAACAATTGACGGAATAACCAAAGATTCCAAGGCCATTCCGTCTAATTTTTACTAATTTACAAACTTAATGCAACCTGAGCAAAACGGCAAAATCCAACCCCTGCTTTGTGTAGTAGCTAATCTCCCACACTTCACGCAAGTTTTCCTGCTAATAAGTTCATACTTCCCGATTATTTCTTCAATTTTGTCATATAACAAATCATCATTAATCGGGTTTTCATAGTACCAGCATACTCGAAGCTCACCAAATTTTTCCTTACAGTCTGATATAACAAAATCATCTATGTGTGATCCAAGCACATCAACTAGTTCATCTACCAGCCTTGGGATAATAGACTTGCGCCAGCCATCTGGTATACCATATTTATCAAGCTGCGATAAAACATGCTGCCTGCTATCCGCAATATAATCTTTCCATTCGTTAGACACCACAATCACCCTTCGTACATTTCGAACAGCCCAGCAAGTGTTTTACCATTTACTCGTGCAAGATCAACCGCACAGGCACAGATATTACTTTCCATACCAATGTGTAAACCTTTATGAAAATAATCTAAGAGTGAATCATAGGTATCATTGCCGTCTTGTGTTTCCCAACCAATCATAAACTGACCGTTTACCGTAAAGAAATCGCATGCACTACCCATATTTGAACCTTTGGCAAATCTATACCAACCAAATGAGTCATCCCATTCTGGAGTTTCTTCAAGTAGCTTAAAGTCCTTCTTATCTAGCTCCCAAACCTCGTAATAAGGTTCATGTGAACTTCTATAAGTCCTCTTTGCGTTAATATCTAGTGCTTCAAATGCATTTTCTAGTCCGTCGCCGCCAAAAATCTCAATAGCTGCCATTAATTCTCATTCTCCTTTACTTCAATAGTATTCCAGTCTTTAGTTATAATAAGTTTGTCGAGAACGTCTCTGACTGTTTCCTCGGCGCATTCTCTCTTTTTCTGTTTCATAATGACATCAATAATGTATTTCACAATAATGCTTTCAATTGAATCATATTTTTGAATTTCCTCTAGTATATCCTCAAATGATACGCAGCTTAGATTAGTTTTATACTTAAATGCACATTCGTTGATATCGTATAGTATCTCTTGTATTGTAACATTATGTACTACCTTCCTCCAGTGTGGAAATTTTGTACTATATTCTTGAATTTGAACTCTATAATAATATCTTTGCAAAAAATCACAATATGGCGTTATTTTATACCTGAATATCATTATTTTGCTCCTTTACTTTTAGATACTCTTTCATTGCTTTAATAGTATTTAAAATTTCACATTTATGCACATTCTTTTCTACCCAATCAAAATAATCTGGCTCACTCTTATAAACGTCAATGTATCTCCTACCTTTGTGTTTACCAAAATCAAGTACAGTGTCTTCAGTGAAAATTATTGTTGCTGGTTGCTCTATAACAAGATTGTCAAAATCCAAAGTTAAACTTTTTCTCGATGCAAGATAGTCCGCTGTATGAACCATACGAGAATATTTATTATTCGGTTTAGGGAGTACAACATCACTCTTTTTATCTGTATTCCATTGCCCCATATGTCTGGAAATCGTATCTGCGACAAGTTCGATCTCTTCATGGCTCAAATACTGCCCATCAAAGCTTCTAACAACATCTGCCATTAATAGCGGATGATTAAATTTTGTGTACTTTGATTTTTCATAGTCTTCCTGCGACCCAGATTTGCGTCCATCATGAACTAGCCCACTTAGTCTAATAAGATCTCGCTCCCTGCTTGTAAGCTTACTATTATATTGTTCAAGCTCCAAAAAGAAATTTAGAAACCTCACTACTGCAATCTGATGCCGCATAAGACCGCCTTCGCCAAGCGAATAAGCTGGATGATATTTCCCTGTAGACGATGCTCCGACACACCAAATATAATCTGGCATATCATCAAGTAGCACGGTTGCAAATTCTTTAATGTCCTCATTCTCGAAAGTGTTTAAAATTGATTGCACTAAATTCATTCTTACTTCTGTCATCATTCACTATCTCCAATATCAATATCAATTACTAACCTATCTGTTTTCCCACAATTTTCACATGGCTCTTTATAGTTAGACAGCACAATGTGTTTCTGCAGCTTTCTCTTTGGTTTTTCAATACTTAGAAAACACTGCTTACAGTACTTGTAAAGATTCTTTGCGTCGTTCATACTTAATTCCTTTCTTAATTTAGAATATCTTCGTGCGAATAACCGCCGTTATTCGAATAATAAATATTACGTATACCAAGCTTCTTGATTAGTGCCATACACGAATCACACGGACGTGCAAGCATGGGGGTACCTTTTTTACTTTCTCTATACACATACAAATCAACATATCTAAAATCTATATCTTTTCTTCCAATCAATGGTTTTAGACAAGATACTTCAGAATGTATAGATGCTGGCGTATCCTCAGAAAAACGATAAATATTATATTGCTTTTGCAAAGTATCCGTTTTCCGAGAATTGCATCCGCTAGAAATAATACGATGTTTATATACTGCGCAACTTCCAACAGCAACCCTCGGAAAATCACTAAGCTTCGAGACTGCCCGTGCTGCGTTAAAAAAGGCGAGTCTCCTCCGTGTCATAGTCATCCAAATCTTCATCCTCTTCATATTCATACTCATACAAGTATTTACTCTTACGATCTCTTACTCTGTCATAACCCTTTGGATTCTTTAAAATCTTTGGGTTGCGCCCAGATAGGTATAGGTCATATAGTTCTAGATCTTCTTCGTGGGTGTTATTGGTATTAATCATCATATTCAACCCTTTCTAAATCATTAATAATACAGTCCAAGCACCATTCTTCATTATTCCATTTATATAAGCCCTCAGTTTCTTCATGACATTTATCACAGTAAAAACGTGTAATTTTATAGTACGGGCAAGCTTCATATAAGCAACCCATCTCTGTAGGGCACCCCACACAGCCGCTTTCTATAACAATCAAAAGCATCATCCTCATTCATTTTGTATTGTCTGAATTCCGTATTCTTCAAATAGATTACGTTGCGGAGCAAATTCACCAAAGTACTCTGCTTCTGCTTTAAGCCTAGCACGAATTGCGTCATCTTTATTTATAAAACATCCAAGATTAATCTCTTTATAATTGATGACTATCCTAGCTCGCCATTTCTGTATGTTCTTACAAAATCGTACTCCAATAAAACCACTAGTGTTTGTTTTTCTTACGGGTTGGTTTTGTACTTGTTGTGATGGTGTTGCATCTCTTAGATTTATTTTTCTATTATCCAAAGGATTGCGGTTTTTATGATCTATATTTTTCTTTCCAGTTATCAATTGATGCAACAAAATTGCTTTCTTCTCGTCTTTGCTCCATGCTCGAACGTCATGATGCCCACTGCAGGTAACACATTCATACCAACAATAATCTTTAATTTTGTCAAAATCTTCCTCGTCAAAGTAAAATGGATTGCCTGTATTAGATAAATATCCTATTCCAAATTCATTTGACATGTCATACTTTAATATTTTATGTCGTGTTTTTTTAGATATAATAGCAGCATTTTCGCGTCTAATACACCCACACGACTTTGTGCCATTTTTCTTTTTTAAATTATTGCTGGTTACGATGCACTCTTCCCCACAATCACAAATGCATCTCCATTGCGGAATATGCCTTCCTTTAGGAGAAATGTAATCATTTACACGTTCTAATACAATTAATCTGCCAAATCTTTGACCTATTAAATCTTCCCAACCTCTCCCCATTCTATCGCCTCAATTCATAAATATTATTTCCAAAAAGATATCTAAATTTTTCAAAGTCATCACTAGGGGACTGTTTGTCTAGTAAAATATTATCTTTATCGTAAATATAATATACCGGTATATTTTCAGGGAATACTGATGATACAGATTTAATTTCATCTACTGAAATTCCTTTGTCTAACGCAACAATAGGCGCACACCCTGTTCTTATAATCAACTCCATCTGAGTTTTTGAAATAGATTTACCGCCAATCGCCACACAATTTCGTATACCATTTGATGCACATTGAGCCACACTCTTTTCTGCTTCAAAAATTAAAAGTTGATTGCTATTTTTGATATAATTCTTATTCTCATATAATCCATACAAAATTTTAGATTTTACAGTTGGTTCGATATAAACATATTTTGGGTTATACTCGTCTGGTTCTCCTAATAATCGCCCCTTCACACCGCATAAATCTCCAATTGGCGTTCTAATAGGAATTGTGATTCTATTGGTTTGTGGGTCATAACCATAACCCAATTCCTGTTGTATATCTAGAGATATTCCATCATTTTCAAACATTTTATTTGGGTAAGGAAGATAATAATTTAATATTTCTTCTGGAATTGGGACTACTGATCTGTTATCTTCATCATTACCGTCATTACTCATTTCTCGAAGGAAACGAAGTATTTTTAAGCTTTCAGGCACATCATCTGGTTCGTGGTAGTAGTCCAGTCCCACTGTATCGCAAACCCATTTCATAGACTCAGCGAACGTGCACTGTTTAAAATACGCCACTAAATCAAAAATGTCAGTTGCTCTTTTTGTTTTAGAAATCTGTCGCGTATAATCAATGCAGTTGAGATTTTCGTTGAGGTAAAGCGTAATTGCTTGTTTATTATTCCCGTCTGGATTTTGAGCAGAGATATACTCACCCCTGTTACGAACATGTCCACAGCCAAGAGCTGTAAGAACATCTTCACACAACTCATTGTTTAACAAATATTCTTTTAGCTCATTGACTTGCATCATCGTTCACCCATCAATTTATTTTCCAGTTTCTGGTACTATTATACATCATTCATTTTGTATTGTCAAGCCCTTTTTGAACTAAAATCCACACACCACCATTTTTAACACCTTTAGATAGTGCTTCTTCGTGTGTTTCAACCGCAATATCAATGTGCTTGCCATTAACGGCCCCTCCACAATCATCAGCCGTGTACCATCCATAACCCTCAATGTACACTTGAGATCCATACGGAATCAGTGAAGGGTCTACTGCAATAGTCTTGCCTACTATTATTTTTGTTCCAGTTGCTGTGAATCCATCGCCATTGCCACAAATATGGTCAAATTCCTCTGTACAATAATGAGTTAACTTAAAATCTCCTAGATAAACTAATTCATATTCAATACTTTTTAGCGCTGAAATCGTCTCGTTTGCTTTGTCTAAGGATTTGGTCGTGTGATCTAATTGAACGGCTAATTCATCTGATTTTCTAATAGTCAACTCTAGTTTTTCAGTAACAGAAGCAAGCTTTTCTTGCACATATTGAAGTAGTTTATCTTTAGTATTTAATTGATAGTTATAAAACAACGTACTTAACAAAAGGAAAATCGACACAACAATCAAGAAAATACTACACAAATTACGTCTCATTATTTCTCAACCTTTCAACTAGTTTTGTAATTATATTTGCGGCTTGGTCAATCTCTTCTTCAGTATTAAACTCATCAAGAGTAATTCTAATTGTGCTTAGTGCTTGGCTATCACTTAATCCAATAGCTTTTAATGTTTTTGAAGGTTCTGGGCTATAAGAATTACATGCAGAGCCTTTAGATAGAAATATGGAATTCAGTGCGCACATAGTAACGAGAGTTTCTGCATTGATCCCATCAATTGTAATACTAATGTTATTTTTAAGTCTATTACAATCCGTTGATGGGCCATTGAGTGTAGTTCCATTAATTGTTAATAATTTTGATAGAAGTATATTTTTAAGTTTCCCAATATTTTCTGATGCATTATGAAGCCTAGTTATTTCTAATGCCTTGCCAGCTCCAGCAATAGAAGCTGTATTGTATGTCCCTGCACGGTTGCCCTGTTCTTGTCCACCTAGAATCAATGGTTGTAATTTAAATCCATCTTTAATATATAAAAATCCAACGCCCTTATCTGAGTGCATCTTCTGAAATGATGCGCTCATTAAATCAATACCTAATTCTTTAACGTTAACTCTTTGTTCTGGTAATAGTTGTGTTACATCCGTATGAAATATACCACCATGTTTATGTGTAATATTTGAAATTGCTCTTAGATCTTGAATTACGCCTATCTCACTATTAGCAGCGTGAATAGATACTAAAGATTTATGATTATTATATCTGTTCAATATACAATCAAGCTCTTCAAGATCTATAAAACCATAATTATCATTATTTACCAACATAGCATCATAATACTCATTAAGACATTCTATTGATTTATGCTCTAACTTGCTTGACACAACATACATATACGACATAACTCTATATGCCAAGCTATTTGCTTCACATGCCCCAGAGGTAAATATAATTTCTGATGGATCTGCGTTAATATCATCCGCAATTTGCTGGCGTACAGTTTCAATAATTCGTCTAGAATCATCTGCATAACTAGAAGACGGGTTGTGCCAGTGATTCTGCATGACATTAATTATAGTGCTAATTACTTCGGGATAAGGTCTAGTTGTAGCAGATGCATCCAAATAAATTTCGTTCATGTTGATTTCACCCCTTCAGTAATTTTGTATTGCTCAAATAAGTGTTTTTGTGGAGCTGACCCTCCAAGATATTTTAATTCTGCCTTCAATCTAACTATAATAGCATCGTCTTTATTATCAAAACGCCCTAAGTATATTCTTTTATTGTTAATATTAATCTGAGAACACCATCGTTGCTCTCTCGAAAGCCACTTTACACCCCGAATTCCACTTTTATTATTTGTTTGAATTCCATGATTCATTGCTTGACAGAATTTATCAGCCCATCTACAATTTTCAGGGCAGTAGTTGCCGTTAACATCAATTCTATCAATGGTACATTCCGCAAATGGCGCATCTTCATCATATCCATTAAGCATTGCCCAATTGTAAAATGATTCAAAATCCTCTTTCCATTCGTTACATATCGTTACACCTTTCCCGCCATAATGAGAATAAAACTCAGAATTCTGGTTGTAGCATCTTTCCTTCATACTTTGCCATACTCTATACAATCTTGTTTTTGTTTTTCCGTGTTTTGTAATTGCTTTTTTTCTTCTATTTTTTCCTAGACAGCCGCAACTTAATATAGAGCCTTGTCTTAAATGAGTGGCTTGAACTGTTATTAAATTATGCTCCTCGCAGCTACATTCACATAACCATTGGACAGTGTGTTTCCCCGTTGTTGGATTAATATAATCCTCGTCTCTACGAATAACAGTTAATCTACTATCTGAGAAACCATGTTCTGACATTACCCATCCAGTCATATCTATAAAGTTAGATCTTGCATGTTCTTTTCGCAAACATCCACAAGACAACGTGTTACCGTTTTTTAATGACGAACCCAATACTGTTATCAGATTATGATCTGCACAATTACATTCGCACAGCCATTTGGCACAATGTTCGCCATTAGACTTTATATAATCTTCGACTTGTTTAATTACTGTTAGCCTACTATCGGGTACTCCATGTTCTGCCATTATCCAACCAGTCATATCTTCTCTAACCCTTACCATTTAATCTCCCCTCCCATTCATTTTGTATTGTCATTATAGCACGTTTTTCCAATTTGTCAAGATATATAAATAAAAAAAGATGAGGGAATTAATTCCCCTCACCCATTGGAATATCAATAATCGGAAGAGCTCCAGTACCCATCATATAAGTCGGAAGATCGCCAGACCAGTTCTTCGCATATTCGTAAGCAACAACGTCATTAGTAATTACCTCGGCAAGAGCTTTTGTTGCTTCCGCTTCTTTTTCACCCTTATAAGCGATTGCATCTGCCTCAAGCTGTGCTACTTCAAAATCTGCCTGTGCCTTAATTCGAGCTGCTTCAGCATCTGCATTCGCGTTAATTTCACGAACCGTAGCATCATTTTCAGCCTGAATCTTAGTGCGTTCTGCTGCCTGTCTAGTACGTTCTGTTTCCATTTGCTGCTGCGTCTTATCACGAAGAGCTTCCTGCTCTGCTACCTGTTTTGCTTCAATAGCATCTGTATAAGCATCAGAGAAATCAAAATCGTCAATTACCACGGTAACACTAATACCATACTGAGACGCAAAATTCGAAACTGTAGTGTCGATATTGTCCTGAAGCTGTGTGCGCAATTCCGTCATGTTTTCGGCTTTAACAAGGCCAAATTCTGCTTTAATTGCATTATTTACATGAGGCTTAATAAGAACGTTAAAGTAATTAACGCCAACGGTCTTGTAAATGTTAGGAGTTGCGGACGATGATAGATTATACTTTACAGTATAAGTATATGATACCTCTTGTAGATCCGCAGAAAAACACATATTTGTTTCTGTAAAAATCTGTTCCTTATTCGTCATTGTTGTGATATTCTGCCATGGCGCATGAAAATTTACACCTTCTGGAAGGTTCCTGTCTTCTACGCGCCCAAACGTAGTAAGGATTCCGGTATGACCAGTTGGAACAATAGAAATGCAAGAAGCTCCAATAATAATTACTGCAAGCACAACCGCAGCCACACTTATGAGTACTCCTACACGACTAGAACCAAGCTTTGGACAAACAATACGCGCAATAATTGCTACAATAATTAGTAGGACACCAATCACAATACTAAACATGAAAACATCCTTTCTTTGTTGCTTTTAAGCGTCAGTCTACGCCAGAGGATGCTAACTGAACTTTTCTTTATCCTCTTATACCTGTATCTTTTCCGCCCGGTATCCCGACTTGCAGTTTATTTTACATTGATTCAGTGTCAATGGTGGCTTTTCTTTGTCGGTATTCCACAGGTGCCACAACCACCGCCCTTTTCGGTACCGCTGTTTTGTCCGCGATTTGTAAAAGGGATAAAATCCAACTCGACCGCGACGTGATCTTGCGAAGCAGCGCATTCCTCCCGAGATCGATCTGCTATTCATCAACGCCGCCATGGTGGGGGTACTGGGATGTGCGCCCAGACGGATTTCTCCACAACTTTTTGAGAGTTGCGCGGCTGCTTGTTACGCCATACCCCCTTACACACGGTGGTTGAGTATTTTATCTTTCCCGTGTAAAAGACCATTGAAATGACCCTCCCTCAACCAAGGCACTGTCCAGCACCATTACGCGCCTATCAACTATTAGCATTACCCAAGTAGCACCACGTGGAGGTTGTTGATATCGCTACTCTGCGGGATACCAGACTTGAACTGGTACGCTCTATAAGCATGAAATTTTAAGTTTCAGGTGTCTGCCTATTCCACCAATCCCGCATATTGAGCAGTTTCAGTCATACTCAGGACTATATTTATTAACTCAGCGCCGCTTCAATTGGAGCATAACGCTCGGAGTTCAGAGTTTCGAGTAGGCACTCATAAGGATCAAGCTTATTGCTCAAAACCATCTTGGCAATGTTAACAGAGAATCCGCTAACAAGTGCCACACCAAGTTCATTTTCCTTTACAGGGATTGTGCCAGTTCGACTATTAACGTTCCAGAATACTAACCTTGGGATCGAGTATCCTGCATTAGCATACTTCTGGGCAATCACATCGAACAGCCTCTGGTTCGGTTTCTTAAAATTCCACGATGATTTATTATTTCCACAGGAAGCGCAGCTATCGAACTCCATATCCGAGATAATCAGAATATTCTGAGGAAGATCTTCCTGCTTCATCCTATTCTTAATCGCGGTGTCAAGAATCAGATCAAATACCTTTTCAATGTTAGTATTCGCACATTCATTATGCGCCAGCGCAATTTGCAACTTATCATGGAGTGAAGTGGCATTACTGAAATCAACAATCTGTGGACATTCAGAGAAGGTAATGTACTTGTCTTTGAACTGGCCAGAAGAATGTTCCGCAAAATAAATCGCAAGTGCGTTTGCAACCTCAAGTGCCGTCACACTAGAACTACGGTTAATTTGAGTAATCATACTACTAGAACCATCAGCAACAACAATAGTATTTCCGCAACCGTTTACAGTATCTGGCAGAGCCTTCCACAGAGCCTCAATAGTTGCATCATTCTGATTTAGACTACATCTCCACCCATATTGAATAGCATACTTATGAACGATATCATGAGGGAAAAGCGTTGACGCATTAATCTTCGTTTCTCCTTTTTCAAGCTTTCCAAGATATTCCCTACGACGTGCCTCGTCATTTCTAAGGAATGCGCTGTTATAGATAAGATTTGCACGAGAAGGAACGGCTTCATACTTGATTTCTGACCAATCCTTATTTGACATCTTAACTTCAACAACATCGAGATACTTACGAAGCTTGCTAAGAGCCTTGCGATATTCACGTTCTGACATGTGAAGCGCCTTACAAAGCTTCTTACCATATTCCTTAGTCTTTTCAGAGGACGCGTTGACTGACGGTATCCACTTAGCTGTGAGAGAAATAGGCTTGCCCGCACCCATATTATCCCAATCTTCTTTAAGCTGTTTATCTACAATCTGATATATAACTTTTGCAGATTCCTCGTTGTCAAGTAGACACCACAAATCATCATACCTGCCGTATTCAGGAATCAGATTGATAACAGGGATAATCATTTCAGGATTAGATTCTACAAGATGTTTCATAACAACCCTAAATAGTCTGCGCTCACCGATCCCCTGTCTTGCGTCTCGTGCATAAAACAGCCATTTCATAGCCAGCATCTTATTCTCACAAAATGCTTTCATAAATCTCTTAGCTACTTCCTCATCACTCATCTTACGAAGAGAAGCAACCGCAAAATTAAGATCAAGTAGTTCCTTGCCAGTAGTTCTAAATCCAATGGCTCCGTTCTCAGTGATGGACACATTGTATTCATTGTTTAGAGTCTGCTTTACTGCGTTCATAAATTCCATTGCACTTTCCTCCATTGTCTGATTTTATTTCTAAAATCTCAAGACACACATCTACGTAGTCTGGTTAAAAGTCAGGTCGTTATATAAGATTGCTGTTCGTGTCTTTGGAGATTTTATTTTTTTTCGAGAGACCATAAATATCATTTCTGACAGAACCAACAATAACTTATATCTTTTTTAAATAAAGTTGCTGCTAGTCTCTCTATTATTTCAACAATCAAGGCACTTATTATCTTACTATAAAACCACATTATAATCTTCTAATATAAATTTGCTGTGAGTGCCTTTTATTCTCTTGTGCCGGTGTGTTGGACTCGAACCAACAACCTCGGGGTTAACAGCCCTATCTTTTTCAATTGCTGTGCGCGAAATTTTCATTTCACGTTGTGTGATGTACGCGCTCTATCCAGTTAAGCTACCACCGGCATATTAAAATTAGTGGGATTTGGGAACCCTTGGAATTGAACCAAGGAGCAAAATTAATGCCGTAATTTCATATGTAAATTTGCTGTCCGTGCCGCCCACTCCGTGCACTTTATTCTGTCGTCCAGACGTTCCCATATCTCAATGCGCGTTTGTTTCACATTTTACTAAAATATTAAACTTAAACATTTGCTGCGTGCGCCTTTCCATTCATTTTGTACTGTTTCCCTAGAACTGTAGTTATTATATCATGATTTCCGTATTCTGTCAAGGGGTTTGCTAAAATCTTAACATTGTGGCACTCCGTAGTGGACTCTAACCACTGACCTACCGCTTAGAAGGCGGTTGCTACTATACGACTGAGCTAACGGAGCATATAAATGGTAGGGTATCTCCGAACCTACCGTGGACTACTAACAGCATCACCTGCGTTTGTCCTTTAGCAATCACCGCAATAGAGCCGTGATGAACTCGGATTGCCTCGGAAGACTAACTTGAATTATGCAACCATATAGTTTACGGACTCGAACCGTTTCATCGTGAAGCAACCTTGAACGTATTGCATAACCTTTCGAGCAGTTTCTTCTCAACTGGTTTTACATGCGAAGTCAGCATGGCTGGTAGAGCGTCTGAGAGTCGAACTCAGAAGTCCTGTGTATAAGACAGGGGCGACGAAACCGCATCGCGTACCGCTCCATACGTGCAGTCACCCTCTTACTGCACAAACGCTGCTCTCCGTTATCCAAAATCCGTTAGTTGTTTAGCAGCCCCGTAATGCGTAATGCCTAGCGTTTCAGATACTTTTTAGAGTGATAAATCACCCATTCACGCATAGTCCGTTAGTATCATGGGCTATAGGACTCACTTTAAGTGGCTGGATTCACATTTCAGATCCCCTACCCTTAAAGGATGTTTCATAATTTTTATCCCGCATGACACATCTTGCGGTTGTGGTGGAGGCATTTGGAGTCAAACCAAACTTCCACAGGCCCTTGCTTTCCTGTTAGCTCTCGGAGCCTACCCCCATGACATTGGCGCGGCGCAGAGATCCCGCCTCCCAGCGGTTTTACCCGCCCAACCGGGTTCGAGCCGGTGCTGGTACGCTTGTCCAGTTTACGCCGCATGATTATTACTTGTTTTCCAGCTTCCTAATATTTCGCTGAAGTTTTCGAATAATTGATGCGTTGCCTACGGGATCACGCTGCTTTAGAATATTAATTCGTGCCTGAAGCATTTCTACTGTCTTAGTCATTGCTTGTACCTCCGTTATTAATTTAATATGGAGCAGCCACCCAGCCACGATCTGGGAACTAGGGATTACAAGACCCTTATTTTGCCAATTAAACTATGGCTGCGCAGTCGTGGTTGGGCTCGAACCAACGATCCGGGAGTCATGGACGTAGAAGTTTGTCTTGCACAAACATCTCTTTGTTATCCAGTAAAGGTCTATCCTTCGATAGAGTGTTTTACTTTTAAACTATTCTACGAAGTCCCGCGCCTTACCACTTGGCCACACGACTATATAATGCACAACCTTTCTGCAACCTTGGTTCGCTGAATTTCTCCTCCTCGCGTGGCGCTCTCTCCGTAGTTGTGCGGACTGCGTACAATGCCAGTCACGTGTCTGTTCGCGAAACAGCCTGTTGGGTGCGGGAGCAGGGCACGATCCTGCAACCTTCGGGATATGAACCCGACGAGCTACCAATTGCTACCATCCCGCATTGTGCGGGGAAGTTCCCCGCTTTTTGAAAGTCCAATCGGTTTGAGCATCGTTGAGATACTTGGTTGGATCTATTCAAAGTAATTGGTCATTCGTTTCTATTGAAACTACCATGCAAAGCATAAGACCAATGACGCTCCATAGAGCTGGTGGGTGTACTGCGAATCGAACGCAGGTTCGTAGATTAAAAGTCTACTACTTTACCACTAAGTTATACACCCATATTGTGCGCCAGTTTATCGCCATGGCGCAGGGCAATCTAAGCAGGGTGGCTCATCCATCGAACTACTAATTTCTCTTGTATACCTCATATGGATCATCCCTTCCCATTCATTTTGTGTTATCTCCCTCAGTACAGTATTGATTATATCATGATTTCCATTATTTGTCAATACTTTCTAATGTTAACTCTTCGTTGCATTAAAGTGTCGATCTTCAAGATACTTATCGATGTTATCCGCAATCTTACGAAAATCTTTGGCGTACTTGGCAAGTCGCTTATTCATGCTGTGGTGGTACACCTCAGTAAGCTTATCATTCGCGATCTTCTTGCCGCGCTTTTCGTCCCACTGATCATCTGGATGCAGTTTAGCAACGGCCTTGTAATTGCGATTCATATCAAACTTATTCTTACCAACATTAGACACATGAAGACCTGAAGTAACAGACGGAATAAATCTCTCATTCATCATGTCTTCTGCATCAAAAATACAACCAGTAATTTCTGCAACCACTACGTTATTACCCTTATCGATAACGTGACCTACCCGCTCGTAATCCATCTTTTCTTGCTCCTTTTTCATTCATTTTGTATTGCCTCTCTTGAGGATGTATTGATTATACCATATTCTTCCAATCTTGTCAATAGGTTTCTCAAAGTTTTTTTCGTCAAATTACCTCGCATTTTGTCGCCATCCAAGTACATCTAATGCCATCACTCTTAAAAGCACCAATCCACGAATCTCCATAGTCCCTATCATAATAGAAATCAGTAACCTGTCCAAAATTAGTTTTAAAATAATTCAAGCAATCTTCAATATTATTACAGACAAACATACCTAGATCGCCATATATACAACTATATTTTACAACATACATATCAATTACCTCTTTCATAAAACTCTTCATCGGGTATAACTGCACATATTCTTCCATTATCAAAATCAAACCTATAATCTAAGCCATTGAGAAATTCTTCTTTACGTCTCATAGCATCTTCGTCTGGATGCAAAAACTTCTCAAAAGGAAATGTTAAATCCTCATAAAAACACTCACAATATCCAGTAGTTAAAACATTCTTGCTCCATTGATAGCAAAAAAGAATATCTTCACCATTCCACTCACTTCGCCCACAACTCTCACAGCATTTGCAAGAATTCACTGCTTATTCCACATCCCTTTCATCTCTCTTTGCTACCAGATAATCATAGAGCTCATCGGCACTCCTTAGTGGATGCCCATCTACGCCTTCCTGTGCTTTTTCACTACGTCCAGCATCAAATTCAGTCAACCATCGCATAATGAGCGGCTCTTCATCAATATCAAAATTCATTTCTGGATCGAAGAACTGCGGCTCAAGCTCTTCTTCAAGCGCATCAATAATATTATCAATAATATCAGCCATCATTCCCTTTTCAAAGCAAACATTCAGCACGTCTTCTAGTGCATTCATATGCACCCAATAACTATCAAGTGCATCCATAATATTGCAGAAAGACTTCCTAGTAATCACGAGCTTCTCACCACTTTCCTCTAACTTATAATCTTGCAGTTTCTTTAGTTCCTTTGTTGAAATGCTATCTAGACGTTCCTTATACTGCTCATAAATATTATCTAAAATGCCATGAACCCAACGCTGAAAATCAATTTTCTTTGGTTCCGTTGGATATGTATGCCCATTATAAGTCATTCCCCATGGAAGATACTTAGATGATGCGGCACTCCATCCAGTAAGCGTAGGCTCAAAATAATACATTGTATCACTGCGCATACCCATCAAATACTTACCAGTGCTTTCTTGGTAATAGAATTTAATTGGTTTTCCTTCTCTAAATCCTGTGTAAGTATAGCCATCTTCTGGTCGTAGCAACTTGCGCACTAGGCGCTTTCGTAGGTTGTTAAGTAAACTCATTTAAATATCCTCCTTTTTATATTGTTCCTTTACATCTTCATATGGAATATTGTTGTCAAGAAAATATTTAAGGCAATTTACACAAAAGTCTACTTCCTCTGTATTTGGCTTATCTGTTGATCGCATATTATAATCTCGGATTATACATTCACATCTATCACAAGTTTCAATCCATTTCCACCACATACCTTCTTGTTTGATATGATTTTTCATATTGTCCCCTCCATTGTCAATTTCTGGAAATAGTATAGCATATTCATTTTGTGTTGTCAAGTAGATGGATGACTAAAATTACACTGCTTATTTTATCACAATTTATATTTTTCCAATTTATATTTCTCTTTTTCATCTAATATATTCAACAAGTCTACTAATGCGTCCACAAGTCCTTCAACATTATTATTCGCGCAATCCGCACCATAATATTCATCAAGCAATTTATTTTTTATGTGTAAATATTCTGTTTCTCGTGTATGGCACTGTTCGTCATAAAAATATTGGCAATTCGCTTCTACCTCTTCTGACGTTCCAGCGATACATATATCTTTTCTCATTATTTCACTTCTTTCAATCTACCATTTTCCTAGTTTTAGATTCAAATAATTCTTCGTGATTTACAACGATGCGATACGCCCTTTTATCTTCAGGTTCATAGGTCGCCGATTTGTCCCTGTAATGCTACTCCTCGGCTATGTCAAGCGCTTCGTTTTCCGTGCTATTGCTTGGCATTATGTTTCTTCTCATGTTCCATATCGCTCTGCTTCACTCCGTGTTATAAAAAAATGTATCCCTGTAGAACATTCATTCCATCTATTTTCATCAAAACAGTCTACACGTACAATCTCGCCGACGCGATAAACAAAATTGGAATCTCTGTTACTGGCGATTTCTTTTACCTTCGTGCTTTTTCCGCTAATCGTAGTGATCGATAGTACCTTTGCCGCACTACATCTACATTTACGGCTCGTTGCGCTTGATCGCTTTGCATCCGCAAGGATTTCCAGTTCGACAATGTAGCCATGCGCCTTTTTGTATCCGATAAAACTGCCAGTCTCGGGACATTGTAGCGCGCAAAACGCAGTATCTTCGTCGTAAATAAGTTTGCTCAGGTCAGTACCGCGCAGGTTGGCACGACTCAGGTTAGCACCACTCAGGTTGGCATCGCTTATGTTGGCATTGTGTAGGTCAGTATTGCATAGGTTAGTATAGCATAGGTTGGCACCACTCAGATCAGCATAGCTCAGGTTAGCAGCGTTTATAATGGCACAACTTAGGTCAGCATTGCACAGTCTGGCGTCGCTCAGATCGACCCCGCATAGGTCGATACCGCTCAGGTTGGCATTGCACAAGTCTGCGTGGATCAGGAGGGCGTGGTGTAGGTTAACATTGCGCAGGTCAGTATCGCTCAGATCTGCACCGCATAGGTTGGCACGCTCACCACCGTAGCCATTCAGCCACTTTTTGTGCGACTCAATAATATCTTGCAGTTCCCCTTTTGTCATTGTTTTGTTTCCTCCTGTTTCATTTTTTCATTTTGTTCGACGGAGTTGCACCGTCTACATCTTGTCGTCGTGTTCCTTGGTTACGCTACAGAGATGTTGCATCTCTGGAAATCGGGAGCGCTTCGTGAAAATACTTTTCGGCATTAGTCATATTGATTGTATCTCTTTCTTTTTTTTATTTTTCCATTATTATACAGTATTCATTTTGTGTTGTCAAGGGGGTGAATTGTTATTTTTTTTCATATATTGTTATGTTGTCCTCTATTCATTTTTTGTGTTGTAATCTAACAGGACAAAAATTTTTAATTTTTGGCTTATGTTATTTATTTGTATTTATATGTTTTTATATGTTATTATCTATTTCTGTACCAGTATACTGTGGTTTTAAAACCGCAATACATTGGTGGTTTAAAACCGCAGTCTATTGGTGGGTAAAACCTCAACACATTGGTGGTTAAAACCGCAATATGTTGGTACATAGTTTTATATTGCGGTGTAGAAAAAATATTGGTTCTTTTTCCCCTCGACTTTATGTAGATAACCATATTCTAATAATTCTTTAAATGCTGCGCGATACGTGTTCTCACTTATACCAATTGCTTCTTCGATTGCTATAGGGCTAAGGGCAATAGAATAACCGTTCATATTGCTGGCAAAGTATAAGTATAATTTAAATGCGCTATAAGTTTTTAATGTACTAGCGGCAGCTTGCCACTCCTGATTGTTGATCTGTAAAAAATCTTTAGAACAATCTGGTTTAAATACAGTAACAACTCTTTGGTTTGGGTATATAATCATGCATATTAAAACTCCTTATTATTATTATTATCATTATTATTTCTGTTATTTAATTTGCCTTTAGATTTTCAAAATAGTGATTTACGCACTGTTCGAAATCCGCGCCGGTGTTTTCAAATACCCAGTTCTTATATCGCCAGTCATTTACATCTGGAATTATTTTAATTGGTTCATATCCATGCTCAAGTAAATATTGCAACAGTTTAAGTCTTTTGCATGTATAATACTTTCCATGTTTTCTTTCTAGCATGTCTCATATCTCCATTATTTTTATTATCATTCATTTTGTATTGTCTAACTAGTCCGTGATCTCAACTTTATAGTTTATAACTGCATCATAAACTTCTTGTGGCATATATGGCTTGTATAATTCTGCTGCCTTGCAAATTTCATTTTCCTTTTCAAGTTTGACACGTTGAAATGCTTCTTCAATTGTGTCATATTTTCCAAAGTATACATCTTTTTTATCTATTCTTCCTCTAGCTTTATATTTCCCAGTCTTTTTGTCGTATGTGACTCCAAGTGGTAAATCACTGCTTGATGTAATGCGATGATATATACGTCTATTAATAGCTGCAGGGATTAGTAAACAAGTGTCAGGGCCATATACTTTATTGTTATGTGACTTCATATCCTTATCAAGATCTAAATCTCCCATTCCATCTGGAAGCTCATAGTAATGTTCATTATACCATTTTAAAAAGTTGGCAAAGCAATGCCATTCTTCAGCTACAATACAGTCTTCGTACCAGGTGTGCCTTTTACAATTTTCATTATAGCAGCGCTTCATCATACTGCTCCATACTTCATATTGTCTGGCATATTTATCTGCGCCTTTATATGATGTTCTCATTCCCATATAGCCAACTCCACAAAGGCTTTGGAAAAACGGATCACAAATTGTTCCTCTCTCAAATAATTTATACTCAGTATGGTCTACAACAAATTTACTTTCAAACTGAACATCTATATCTGCAGCCCCTCTATATGCAATTATTGTCATTTTCCTACCTTGTTTATTTTTTCGTGTCTCGCCTAGTCGTTTCTCTGATGGAGTTTTATTAATTTTTGGTATAGGATAATCTGGATGAAATATAGTATTTTGATTTAATTTTGTAACCTTTGTGTGCTCTATGACTAATCCATCTTGAAATTTTACATCAATATCTTTGTTATTTCTGTACGTAATCACCTCGTAAGTCAACCCTTGCCTATTTGTTTGTTTATAACCAACGTCATATTTATGTTCCTTACTCATAAATTATGTCATCTCCTAAGTCGTCGTTAATTTTATATTGTTTAATCAACCCAAGGTAAATTAGCTTCCACTACACTCTTTGGCACAAGGATGCCATCTTGCTGAATCCATGTGTTTTCGTCCAAATTTGAATTTAACAAATATATATTCTTTGAACCTCTTCTGTTTTTCAACAAATTTGCGGCTGTTAAATGAAATTTTGGATCTAAGTGCTTGTATGACTTTTTCTTTGTTACTGGGTTAATAACTTGAAGCGCGTAATCATTATATACTTCTGGTCTTAAATGCTGCATAACAATCATTACGTCAAACAAATGATAAATATATGACGCGGATGCCAATGTAGAACTAGTCATATCTTCTGGTTTTGTTTGGAATGCCGCATTATTGAGCTGTGCGCTCATAATAGATGCAGTTGGCAAGGTAGCATTCATTTCGCACAAACGAGTAGCTGTTTGTACTAGATCTGTCCATTTTGACATATCCGATCCAGTTCCATGCTTAAGTGTATCATAAAACCATACGCCTACATTATGTTGATATATAGCCTGCCTTACCAAACGCTGTAGACTATCATCTGAATAATTTGCAGAACAGTTCTTAAACCATACTTTCGACTTATTCTCTTCGAACCACTTAATTGCATTTTTTACGTTTCTATATTCTCTAGAAGTCCGTTCCAAACGTGTTCTAAATTGTTCAACTGTCTCAATAAAATTTCCTTCAGAATCAGTTTTTCTATAAATGATATTATTATTCGAGTCAAAGTACGCACCAGTTTTAAATCTTTTTTCTGGGATATGGATCTCATTACCATGCAATCTTTGTATTGCCGGGGCATTATTTACTACAGAAAGTCCAGCAAGCTGCATACTATTAAAATCCATTTCATTTCCAAAAAAGGCAACATTTACTCCTTCCACGAGTGCAATATGCATTGCCAAGTAAATTAAGGCCCTTCCTTTACCTTGGTTAGAGTTCATTGCAATACAATAAGAATCATGTTCCATAATTCCTGAACACATTTGATTGACAAAATCCCATGCGCAGTTTATTCCGCGCTCTGGTGCTTCAAGAAAACTATCCATAAGACTAGTTACATTCTCAGATAAATCCAATGTATCATCAAGCCCAGTAATTACCTTATTGCAAATCCTATCAAGGTTACCTCTTACCCAATTCGCGCAAGCGTCCGCGCTCAAAGAATTAAATCTAGGATGACCTAAAATTTTCGAGACATCATATCCATTTTTATGTAATTGCCTTAAAACACTCCATTTTTTTAATACATCCACTTGCCCTTTTAGTTCATCATCAGATGTTGTAGCAAATCCCATCATTTCTCGAATGTTTTTAAAATATCCAAATTTCTTATATCCCTTAAATCTTACTGGATCCATACTAGCAAACATATTACATTTAGCTTCTGTGACTTCATTTGAATACGTAAGAATATAATCATTAAAAAACACATGAAAATATGCAGTCATAGGATCATGAAAGTCTTCATTTTTAATCACATTCATGAATCTAAATCCTGCCTCTTCTGGTCTTGCAAACAGGGACCCAAGCACAATCATTTCCACCTGTGTATTCCATAATTCAAGTTCAAAATTTTCATCCAAGATCAATCACCTACTCTACATAAAGGTCGTCAAAAATGTCACTAATATCTTCTTTTTTCTCTTGCTTTTTCTGCCCAATCCTAGACATATCAACATCTTGATATTTAGCATTCTGTACAAGCTCACGAGCCGTTGCCTCTTGCTTTGCCTTATAAGCCAAATAATTAGGCATCTTGCCAATCAAGATTGCTAAATCATACATCAATCTTGCATTGTCATTATCTGGGCCTTTATGATTTACCTTATTATACTGTTTAATTTCATCTAATTTCTTTTGTCCCCATTTCCAGCATTCCAACAAAGTGCCAATACTCATGGGCTTACACCTTTTTCCTTTGTAAGTTCCACTTTCTAGACCTGCAATGACCTGCCAGAATGCTCCCGGTACGATGCTAATATCATAATGGTTCAGCAGCCATTCATTCAATTCGTTGCTATAAAAACGATGCTCTAATTTAGACTTCGTTTCCGCTTCCAGTGATGACATTTTATCCAATGCGGCACTCCACATTTCTGGTTTGCCACGACCTGAAGCTACTCGCTTTGATACAAGCGCCTTAAAGCACCCAGAATGATAATATTTCCCTTTAAATTGCAATACATTCTCAATCTTGTTTCTTTCAACTTTTATTGTTTTCCCGCACTCGGCACATTTCACGTCTACCACGCTGTCCACCTCCATATTCTGGAAACATTATAATCCATTCATTTCGTATTGTCAAGCATGCGTATATAAAAAATTTAGGGAGACTCGTAGGTCTCCCTTATGTACTTTATTAAATCGATACGATGTCGAGAATCTGCTTGAGAATGTTTGCGTCAGTTACCTTGTTGAAGGCGGTGGGTAGACCGGAATCCTTGAGCTTGGTCTGCATTTCCTTTTTCTGTACAGGATTTAGCTTAGTAATCGCTACTTTAATTGAGTTCTGAAGCTCAGTAGCATTATCAGTAGAAGTATCTTCCTGGACTGACATCTTTGCCTTTTCCATTTCAGACTTGCTCATAGATTTCGCCGCATTACTCATAACTTCTGCACTGTAGATTTCCTGTTCAGTTGCAACAGCAGTATCAAGGTTGTTATTAAGAACGAACTTGCTCTTTCCCTTGTTTCCGTCAATAACAACTTGCCAATCTAGCAACGTTGGGTCGGCTACTTTTTCCTTTGGGTGTACACCACTACGATCCTTAATAACATCCGCAATTACAGTATCATCTTCATCTCTATAGAAACGAATAACAGTGTGGGTATTATAATCTAGATCTTTGAAGCCTTCAGGAATCTTCTTTCCAGTAGGAACACTAGTAAACTGCCCATTCGCACCTTTAACTGTTTCCTTCTCATCCGCTTCCCTGCAGGTTATCAAACTATGGACACCTGTGCCAAGAAGTGCAAGGCATAGGTTGGCTCCCTTGTAACGAAGAGCACCCCAGTCTTTCATTTCAAGTGAAGATCCTTCAATCGCTACAATCTTTTGATCTCCAATGAGTCCATTATCATCTGCTCTCACACGCGCTCTCTTCTTAGAAAACTCAAGTAGACCCTGTTGCGCTGCGGTGTATAGGACGCTCACGCCATCAATGACGATCGCATCTGCCCTAAAGGGATTGCCTTCTGCATCTGTAACTATAGTATCTAGTTCTTCTCCATCTTCTCCAATTTCGTAAAAATCTTCATTGTTCTTTACCTTATCGATATAGTCAAGTACCTCACCAAGACTTTGTGTATATAGAATATAAATATTTGCTAGATCTACTCCGTTGCTTTCCATTTCGTCTAGATAATTGTCTACGCTTCCTGACTCTGCATCAATATAAAGAACCTTCATAGGGCTACCATCTTCATTATGCATATACGCAAATTGAGATGCGAAAGTACTTTTCCCCGTAAACGGCTCACCAAAACATAGAAAATTTAGCTTCTTCTGAATCTTACTAGCTGTACGTCCTCTTGCCATAATTAATCATTTCTCCTTTTAAATCTAGTCATCTCATTCATTTTGTATTATCAGGAGTGAGCTTACGCCCACTCCTTATTTACCTTACCATGGAGCTTCATCATCTAGACTATCGTCATCATCGCTACCCCAGTCATCTGCATCATCACTAACTGCCGCACTCGGCTTCTCACCAAAGTTTTCCTTGGCAGTTTTCGCCGCCTTAATCTTGCGCAGCGCCTGTGCAATTGCATCCTCAGAATAAGTCTCCGTATCAAAAGTGCTTCCGTCTACCTTATACACAACATACTCTCTAATTGTGGGCCCAACAACTCTTTCAAACGGAGAAGTTTCAGTAGAGCCCCAAGGATCTTCCTCTACAACCGTCTCGATATTATTCTTGATAACTACTCTGCCATATGTCTTAATTGCATTGCCCGGACGCATCTTCTTCTTAATTGCATTCGCAACCTTTGCGTGTTCTGCATCAATGATAAAAGACACAGGCTCAACGGTGTTGTACCCAATAGAATATCCACTTAGGACAAATCTTCCAGTTGCCTTCCCGTTCTCATCTTCTTCTTTGTCAATAGACGAGAAAACAATCACATTTTCAAATTCTGCCATCGTATTGCAATTTGGATCGTCAAGATCAATCGGCTCATTTGTATAAGAAATCTGATTCGGAACAATATCTACCTTTCTACGAGTCTGTCCGTTCTTATCAGTATAAGAAGAAAACTCAAGACTGCCTCTAATTAGAACACTATCTCCGTCGTGAATGTTTTCGTGTATCCACTCAACAGCATCATACTCTGTAAAACTCTTATTGATATTCTTTCCGTTTTCATCCTTGCCAGTGCTAATATTAACACCAATTAGACGATATCCCTCTCCCGGAGACTTGTGTCTGTTCTTCCACGCCACCTTTTGAGTGTCTCCCTTGGCCTTACCTTCGCCCTTCTTATAGTAAAATACTTCAGGACGAGGGAATCCGTTCAGCTTTACGTATACTGTTTCGTTTTCCGCAATTTTCACACCCATTTCAATTGCATTCCATGCGCCACCATTCTTACCGGTGCCGCTCTTATAAAATCTATTGCTCTTAGTACCAGTGATTACGCCGCGAAGCTGTACAGTACTTGTAGTCTGCTTAAGTTCGTGTAGTCTCTCTGCCATAATTACGTCTCTCCTTTTCGTCAATTCAAATACTTATTATTTTCGTTTAAAAAATATACATTCTTTTCATTATTATCATTCTCATCGCAATAGTCACAATGGCCTCCACACTCATTTTCAAGCATGATATCGCTAAAACCATCACAAAAAATTTCATCCAAAGTGTCCAACAGTTCATCAACATCTTCACATTCGAAAACGGCCTCCATGATGTTGAATTTAATTCTTTCATAGTCCGAATTACTAGTCATGAAAAACTTATAGCCCCAATCGCGATCACAACAGCAACCAACCGAAAGCACCTGTGAATTCATGTACTTATACAGTTCAATGAAGTGCTTATAATCCGAATCTTCCACCGTATGAAATACAATCAGCTCCGAGTTGTTAGTTCCATCATACACCATAATTCTTATCTCCTTTTCATGTCATTCATTTTGTGTTGTCATTATTAGTTTCGTTCACATTCAGGCAGGATTCCATTTTTCTTCAATATATCATACAAAAACTTTCTACCATTCTGTGTCCAATATGTGCCCATTCTACTAACGTCGTCACTTACAGTGTATGTTCTTGATTTTGTATATCCCTTATTGGCGTGTTTCTGATATAGCATCCACATATCGCCTTGTTTATATTGCACTTTAAGACCATGTAGAATTGAATTGAACTTCACCGCGCTCATTCCATAATCCTTAGCGATCTGAGTAACTGACACAGTTGATTTGCTTTGAAGAATCTTATCGTAATAACTTACCTTCGGCTGCATTTCCGTAATCAAAAGAGCTTGTGCTTCATTCTTTTGCTTAAGGAGTGCTTTTTCCTCACGCTCTTTCTTAAGCGCTTGAAGTGCATTGATTAACATATCTGGGTTTGCAAGGACTTCATCTACAGCGTACATGCCATGTTTACGAATTGAAGGGAGAACATCATGAGTTACCCATCGCTTAAATGTCTTAAGTTCATTTTGTCTCTTTTCAATATATTCATCGTCTACACCACGTGCTTTTTCTGGTTGCATAACAAACAATGCTGTGTATATTCCAGATTCGTTAATCACAGTCATATTTTGCATCCCACCAGGGGTGTTAATTTGCGACACACCCTTTTCGTCGTCAGCCAATCTAGAAGAAACGCGCCTATAATTCGTTTCACCGAATGCATTACACACATCCTTAAGCACGAACCATGGTTCTTCATCAATAATTACAGATCTTATCTGTCCAAATTTTTCACTTTCAAAAACTTGAATCTCATTCATGTTTGTCTTCCCTCATTCATTTCGTACTGTCAATAATACCTCGGATCAACATTTTCATTCATGAAAACATACACATCATCTTCATTATCACCCAAATTCAACCCTGTTACGATCCCGCAGTTAGGGCAATTTGCCTTTACATACATCTCCTCAAACGGAATATTACGTTGGACCGCATATATAATTCCACATGTTTGACATTGAATGTGGCAGCATTTTTTCTTTTTTAAATCTATATTCATTACTCATTTTTGGCCTCCTCTCTTTTTGTCTCAATACCATTCATTTTGTATTGCCTTTCTCTTCGTTAAGCATTATAACATAAAAAAAGAGACTTGTCAAGCCTCTTTCTCACTTTTTAAAAAATATATTTAATATATAATTCCATTACATCACTTTTAAGATAGCATCCTTCATTATCAATGCCAACCTCACACAATTCATCAAATGTTATATACACTCTCTCTCCATCATCTTTAATAAAACCAATACGATCTTCATCTACAAATGGACAAATATCGCATTGGTTTGATTTTTGATTCCCATAAAAACTATGTCTAATTTGTACATTTGCCTTTTTAATGTCTAAAATGCTAAATTGGTCTATAAAATCTTTTATAATATATTTCGGCAACATACCCTACCCCCTGAAGCTATCAATTAAATATAATCTTGAAAATGATGATATATATTATCTACACGATATTTTGATTGAAAACCATATTTGTCCATCAAGCACTCTCCATCTTCAGACTTTAAAAAACTTCTTAAATCGAGCCCCGTTTCTTGTATCCCTCGGCATAGATAATAATACATCCCACTAGTTTGAATGTTTTTCATTGTCAGCCCCGGCATACCAACATGATCTCTACAGTTTCTGACTTTTCTATAAACCCATCTAAAATACTTATCATTTGAATCACGCGCATGTGCATTTTCAAGTTCTTTATATAGTTTATTTTCTCCATTAAGCTTAATAACCATTAAATCTTTGCTGTAGCACACATATTCTTTTTCATCAAATGCTTTAGTTAGTAAATCGTACAACCTGTCAGTTAATTTTACTAGTCGTCCGTCTGGAAAATATAATATCTTATTTTCAGTGTCGATCATCTTTTGATTAATACTTACTAAATCAATCATACTCGGTCCAGAAATACCCTCCCAAAGACATTCTATAATTGCTCTGTCAGTCCAATTATATATTTGATTCTCAATATTAGTTATTTCTTCACGACTTAAAAACATTACACTATTTTGAGGCACACATGGCTTTAGCATTTCGATAGTTAAATTATTATACGCATTGGTTGTATTTTCTTTATGGTAATATTTTTTCCATGCACAGTATGCCTTTAAAATTGTATTGTAGTTCATAAGTACATAAATAGTTTTTGCATTAAACTCTGTATACATTTTTAATATTTCATTTTCATTAAACTGACTGCAATCTTTTCCATTTTCTTTTTCAAATGGTTCTGTTTTTTTAAATAGACTATTCAATGAAGTTCTTGCTACAAAGCGGCTTCGTAAATAGTCCTCTATAAACCCTTCTTTCATTTCAGATTGATACATTTGTATTGCCACCCTTCGTGGATTATTATATATTATGAATATTCATATTATCAACTGGTAATGTGTGGAAGACACTTATTGTTCCGTTGTTTTATTAATAATTTCATCAAGAATTTTAGAAGCATTAATCTGATTTCTTTCGTATGCTTCTACATATCTTTGCGTTGTTGCTACATTCTCATGGCCCAATATAGATGCAATGGTTAGAACATCAACACCTGCACCATGTAGGTTCATGGCTGCAGAACTTCTTAGTTTATGAGGAGTAATATGCTTAGGAAGATGCGTTGTATACTTTTTGACTACTTCCTGAACACTATCTACAGACATTCTGTTTTTCTTTTGACTGATAAATAGTGGCCCAACTTCTTCTCCACCAAAATACAATTCTCTATCTTTAATCCAAATTAGTAAAAGATTTCTCAAAGTATCTTCAAATTTAATTAGTCTAGTTTTTCTCCCCTTCTCAATTACCTTAATTGTATTTTCTTTAAAATTCAAATCAGTGACGTCAATGTTTACAATTGCCGAAACGCGAAGTCCTGTACTTAGACCAAGAGCAACTATACACATATCCCTATTTTTAACCATTGGTCTAGCTTCTCTCCCAATGCGTTCAAAAACTGATTTAATTTCTTCTGGTGTCATGTACGTTACTGCATGTTCAGTTCTTACTTTAGGACGCTCTGTTTGCAACATTGGGTTTCCAACAATATATTTTTTTTGACTTAAAAATTTAAAGAAAGTATTCAACGACGACCATTTTGCCGCACGAATATCGTCGCCAACTTCTATTTCTTCATCGTTTACAATTCTTCTTCGAATTGAAATCATATATTTTTCAATATCGTTGTCTGTAACATTTTTGTAAAATATTTCTTTATTTTTCCCTTTTGTAATAAAATTCATAAAGTCTACTACGTGATTAATATAATTGTTCATAGTAGTGTATGTCTTATCACGTGCATTCATCCAATTATAAAACAAAGTAAAGATCTCTGGCAAATCTTTTAGTTTCTTTTCCATTTTCTCTCTCGCTTCATTTTCTTTTTCGATTCTACCACTCAACCCAGACCTCTCCCTTCGATAATTCAATATAACATAACCGCAAATACAAATACAACCCCGTCGTCCAAATCAAATACCACTGCTTAAAAACTGGTGATATCAACAAGCAAAGTACATAAATCAATGTCTGCTTCCAAACATAGTTGAACCAAGTTCCATTTTTTAAGCGAAGCTTTATCAACTCCTTTGGTTTCATATAGTAGGTAGGTCGAATAATCTCTTTAATGTCTCTATCTGGAATAAAATCGAAGTATTCCTCGCTGGTCCAAGATTGTTGGTGGTTTCTAAAGAAATATACTTCTTTGCCATTTTTAGTTCCAACACTGACAAAATTTCTCGTCTTAGCGTACCCATGACCAAGTATTTCTGCGGCCGTCATATTTACCGGCCTTATGTTTTCTTTATAAAATTCATCGGTAAATCTGACCTCTGTGAATTCTCCGTACTTTTCCCCCTTATATACAAAATAACTTCCGCTGGTAACATATCCATTAAACGAGCATAGTCTATATATCTTCATATATCCTCTCCATTATTTCACCCGGTAATAGTTTTCCCTTGGTAGGTATTTTAATAGCTTAAAAATTGTTAGTTTGCTATCTGGATCCTTCCCCGTTTCTTGATTAATAAAATCACATAGACATTCTTTATTTAGAATAGTCACCATCTCTTGCGTAGAAATTTTAAAAATTTTGATAATCATTTTATTTCCTCATTTATTATACATTCGCTGAAATAAGCGCATTGATTGCCAACTTACGCAGTTTCCTTTTTTGCTTAATCAATTCACGCTGCCGCCAGTATTGATGCGTTTCATTTTTAACAAGATGACGGCACTCTTTCTGGAGACATTCCTTTACTTTCATCTGCCGCACGGTCATTGACGCGTGATGGTGCTTGCAGTACGCACAGCAGTTATTAGATTCACAGTTGAACAAACATTCCATAGTATACCTCTTTTCATTAACGATTTACTATTGAATTACGTATATTGTAACTCATTCATTTCGTATTGTCAAGACTGACAATTTTAAATATTTGGAATTTTATATAGACTTCATTCTCTTTTTAAATGCTCTCTTGTACGGTTCGAATGCCGTGGATTCATTGTAATTCATTTGCCTTAGAATCTCTTGGCGCTCTTCTTCTGTAAGAATACGGATTACTTTGATTGCATCAGAAATAGCCCAAGTGGATCGGTTTCCTTCGTTGAACAGATACCATCCGTTGGTTGGAAGCTTATCCGTGAAACATTTCTTATGTAATTTAGATACCTCATCTCTGTAATCTACAGTTGTATTATACAGAACTTCACACCAAACACGCTTTCCATTCTTAAACCTGCTTTTATATGGCCCAAGATTGCTCCCGTCATAACCGCGAAGGTGTGGTGCATCCGGCACCGTCATGGAACAGTGCCAACCTGGACGGCTAGCATATCCTTTGGTGGGATTATTTTCTGCAGGAATCCATTCGTTCATGGGAGTTTCTTTTCCTTTAGAAATGAAGAGAGGGAAGAGCTTCCCGTCTTCCCTCATTTCAAAAAGTTTATATCCAATTTTATAATTTTTAGGTGCTTTCATAATTACTCCTCCGTATCAAATAGCATTTCAATTATGTTATTTTCTTCATCAATATTAAAATTCTGGAAAAAAGTTTCAAACCACTCTTGATTATTTCCATCTGTAAAGCAAACTTCTACATTAGGATAATCTTTCTGAAGCTTTTGTAATTCAGAAATAAGTTTTTCAATTTTCATATATCATATCTCCTAATTAAAAAGTATAATTTTCGTTTATATATACCAGATATACATCATATTCATGCTTTGTAAGTATATTTTTTATATAATCAATATCAAGAAATTCACATTCGATAAATTCATCATAGCATGCCCAAATCTCACTGCCAAAACCAAATTCATATTCCCAATCTTCGTATAAACTTAAAACAGTAGTTGAATCTTCTTCTTTTTGCATTATACTCAATTCATGCACAAGTTCTTCGAGCGTATGACCATGACTGATCATCCAATCAAGCTTATATTTTTCATATGCGATTTTCACAATATCCATAATTTAAATCTCCTTTCAAAAGTTCAGCAACAAGTTTGATAATAAGTTCGTTTGCCTGTTCCATGTTGTCGCAATAGATTCCAATATCCTTACCAGTTTCATCATCTGATACTTTAATATAACGACCATCTTTGCTCGTGGCTTCAATATGTTTCATTTTTGTTTCTCCTTTAATTGCAATCTCAACTTTGCATTTTCAACTTGAAGTTCATAATTTTCTCTTGTGAGTCTATTAATTATGCTTTCATTTCTTGCAGCCTGCATTTGTCGCTCGCTCTCCAACTCCTTATCACTATATATATCCCAATTCTCTTGTGTCCAATAATGCATTGTGTCAAAAACACTATCATCAAGAATGCCTTTACTGATAATTTCATTGCTGTCTACTTCTACAATGACATATGCATTTCCCTCAAAATATTTGAGAATTAAAGATAAGTCATAATCATTATTAAACTTTGTACGTTCAATACGTGTACCATATAAAGGATCATCAGATAAGTTTTGTATATCTGTTATTAGCATATCATATGCACCACGTTTCTTTGGCTTCCATTCACTTTTAACAACCATTAGCCAATCTTTATCAAAGCCTAATTTTTCTAATTTTCTTATTGTGCATATATTCATTTAAAATTCCTCCTCAATCCATTCTTCTGGCGGCAAAAGTTCTTCGCCAAATAAGTTATACCACTGTCCACACTCTGAACATTGACAAGCGCCATGATATTGATTATACAGATACACTTCGTTGCCACAATGACAGGTTCCGTGGGCATCATCTCTTACATTATGAGTATATTTTACAACTTCATTAAATCGTTCAAATTCATTTGGGTGTTCAAGGCACCAGCGCAAATTTTTATAAGCTTCTGGATTCTCTTCTTCATTTTGTAGTAGATTTCCATTTGCATCACATGGGAAACCGAATCCGTTGTGACGACGATCATCAAACACAAGCTGATACTCTGTGATTTTACACCATTTTGACGGCACATAATTCTTAAGCATAATTATCATCTCCATTCATTTTGTGTTGTCTTATCAATGCTGGTGAAACAGTACTGCCGTGAGTTTCTTGTTCCAACACGCACCACAAGCTGAACAAGTAGATGCTCTACCAGGGCACACAAATGCGTTCTTAGGGAACTCAGGATTCAGGCTTTTATCATCGAAATCTACATATGCCACACCAAGACCATACGGGTTAGGTACGTTCCACAATTTATGCCAAGCAGAAAACATAATATTCAAATTATCAGGGAGATTTCCGTTTTTTGTAATGTAATCGTTTACAATTTCGTATTGCTTAGTGAAAGCCATATACTTTGTATCAGGAGTCTTACGGCACAATTCTACGAGTCTCACCAAAAAATCTGCATCGGGAAAATCTCCACTATCAAAAAGTCTCACTTTAGGAAGTCCAGAGAACTTAATTTTATAATATACCTGCTCAAAGAAATTATCGGGATCATCATGATACAGTCTCAGATTTCTATAATATGCCGCTTGTACATTTGCAATCATTTGGCATCCTTTACAGGCGTAACAAGTTGCCTTACATGGTGCGTCAACACGACAAGTACACACGGGGAACGCAAGATTAAGACAGGCAGCACCGGTTTTACTATTTTTATTAGCCATATTAATCTCGTTGCTCTTGTTTGCAAGGAAATCAATATATTCCCGTCTACTCATAATAAAATTCTGTTCATGCTTCATATTACTTACCTCCAAATCTTACAGTTCAAATACAATATATTCTGTAATGCATTCATTACCATTATAGTAATTGATCAATTCAATTTCTTTGCTGCCTTCATGGACATACATATCCGTAGTCCATCCGTTCTCCGTATCGATTCTGCATTCATTATCTGCATCGTCATTTGCGGCTTTCCACGCCTCGTCTTCCGTTTTAAATGGTCCAATAACATCTTTTGCTGCATCGAATGAATACCTTGTGCATTTGCAGTATCTATCTGCACTATGTTTTTAATAACCTTTTACGCCAAGCTCATGCATTCTTGCACCATAATCAAAATTATTGATTGCAATAACTTTCTTCATAAGAGCAAACATTCTCCATCCTTCTCCTTTATACTCGTCAAGCTTAGAGTTGATGTAACTAACGGCCTTCGTTCCATACAACTTAAGTCCTGTATTTTCAACTTCAACAAAGCAGTTATGAAACATAAGAAGATTCTTCATCGTATAGTATGCGCCTTCTCCCTTATAAGCATCAATCCATGCTTTGCTCTTAGGAGTATCAGAAGGAAGTTTAATCATTTTAAGCATAAAATTATTAAGCAACCTATACCTCTGAGAATAGTTTCGAGCATATTTAATTGCAAAGATACAGTCTCTAAGAGGCTCATAAATTTTCTTATTCAAGTCGGCAACAAAAATGTCCATTCCCTTCACATGCTTGTAAGGAATTCCCTTGCATTTCTTTGTAGGAAGCTGATCAATATAATCTTCAAGCTTTTCCATATAATCGGTTATGACATTAGCGATAACTTCCCTAGTGAAGAAATGACTTCTTTCTCTAAAGCTTTCTTCATCTCTCTCTTCGAGCTTACCAAGCACTCTTACTTCCTCAAGCATCATATTAAAAGTGTATTTATAATCATACAATTTTCTGAGATATGCGTTATACCCAGACCCAGTTCCATCATAGGATACGTAGTTGAGCATTTGAAACATCTGAGTCATAACAAATCTTCTATGAAGCTTAGAATTCCTTACATAACCATCAGCAATAATCTGATTAGCAATTACATCATTTTTCTTTTCATTTACAACAACAGGCTGTCCATTTTCATTAATTACAAGAGAAATAGTCGCTCCAGGTTTAATTCCTTCTGGAAGATTAACAGTAAAATACTTACTCGTGTCTACTCCTGCGTTGTTCAAAGCTTCCATTCTTTTATTTCTGTTCATCATAGTATCAAGCTCCTTTTTCTATAATTAATTATTTTCAATCCATTTTCTAAGAATTACTAGGTCAGAATCTTCATTTGACTGATAAAACCATTTGCCGAGTTTCTTTTCATCCCATACAAACCTACCCTCAAGAATCATGCACAAGATAAATCCTTCAAGTTTGCTCTGTGCAATTTCTCTCCTTTCTGCGGCAAGTAATATGTCATCCGGGATTTCTGTCATAGAACATGCCTTAAAATATACTTTTCTTTTACTATCACTCCTTTTGCTTGGTATGGAATATTTGTATCTTTTATACAAACAGTCAATCATTTGAAGAATAATGTCAATCGTAAAATAAGAATCATCTTCCATACTGAACAAATACCTTGAAGTATCATATTCTCCATTTTTAATTAGAAATCCATTGCCAACCTTCATCGTTCGCTTTTCAAAATCAATATGAAATGTTTCTCCATTAGAAACTCTTTCAATTAACTCATTAAAAATTGTCATTACCATACCTCCTATTATTTTGAATTGCTCATAATAATGGTGCGTTCCTTTATCAGTTTCATGTTGGCTGCATATGCTAGATTTATAGCCCGCAATGAGGGAGATAAGCCTCGGTTGCGGGCTGTCAATCTGGTTAAATTGCAGCGAATTAAATTCTATTACCTTGCAATTCATCACCACACTATGATTTAAATTACTCAATAATATCAGTGCATAACTTTAATTGTTTCATGTTAGAGGCGTGTTGCCTGTGAGCTCGATGCTCGTTGGCACGATAGGGCTGTTAGAGCATCTGAGCTGGCAGGCTTATGCACGCCTTCTATTGAATTATATTACTTTGTAATTTACCGCTGCACTGCGGATAATGTTACATTTGCCTTACAAGTGTGTCGAATACTGCACGATTTGTAAGCAACGCATTTCTCATACAACCAAGGCTTAGAAGTCCTTCAATTTCCTTGTCTGTCTTATTCTTATTAGCTGTTACATTCTTTCCAGTCCCCCTTAAAATAGTGTAATCTTCTTTATCATTTACGCTTCCAAGACCTCCAATCTTTTTCTTATTGGTTGCGCAAGCTCTGATGGCATCCATAATAAATGTGTTAAGAGTGTCAATATCTTTTTGAACATTGATAATGGGGAGCACTGAAGTAGCCCATGAGAACTTACCGTCTCCTTTATAGAGATAGGATTGCACTTTATTAAGTGCTCGCTTCATGGAGATGTTGCGCTGCTTGATGGTGCGTGCTTCAATCTCTTTTTGGAAACTCTTAACACGAGACTTAGATAATGTAATCTTATCTCCCTTGATATTGAAGCCAAGAAACTTAATCCATCTATCTTTGCGTAGCACCTCTACTTTCTTTGGATTCAAACTTACTCCATATTTAGAAATGATTCTATTCATATCATCAATCACTTCATTTGGATTGTCATGAAGAGTTACACAATCGTCGCTGTACCTACAATAGAATTTGTACTTCTTACTCATGAAATCATCCAGTTCATACAAGATAACATCGGCAAGAAATGATCCAACGGCATTGCCCTGACGAATACCACAATATTGTTCAATTAGATTCCCGTCTAAATCAAATACCATATTATTGTTCCAAGTCTTGCGAAGCAAATTCATTACAGGTTCAGTTCCTTTTTTGAATCCTAGTTTGGATTCAATAATATCAAATACATTCATGATCGCTTCAAGATTAACCGTATCAAAATAATGGTGGAAGTCACTCTTGACGCCAACGATTTCTGTTTTTGTGTCTGCAAGAATTGAGGATAATTCTTTCACCGTTTTGCCTGTGCCTAAATTCTTCTGATAAGACTTACATGAAGGGTGGATCATTTCCGGGAACAGTTCAAACAAGCAATCGTTAATAAGACTTTGAATGCATCTGTCTACATTCTCTCCTACAAACACAATCCTGTATTCTCCGGGAGTATCTTTAGGAATTTGTGCCATGTGGCTTGGTGCGAATTCAATTGTTTCATTTTTAATTGCATTGTAAATTGCCAACCGAATTTCAGGTTTGCACATTTGTCTAAGCTCACCTTTATCTATCCCTTTGAGATCTGCCTTTTCAATTAGTGTTTCCCAACGAGGCATCTCAAACATTTTTTCTAGCAGTCTATCTTGCACATTATCACCTCCTTTAATAGCTCGTATAGCCAGATAGCGCAGCTTCTCTTATTTACTCTACTTCTTTTTCGGCTTTATTCATGCAGTCTACAAAATCCCGTACTGAGTATTCGCTAAGGGAGATTGTGATGAGTGGATAACTTGCCATCATCTTGCAGGGATAATAATTTCCGTCTCTTTCAACTCCGTACCTGTTATAGATATCAGGTTTGTCTTGGTCTCCAACCCAGAATTCCAATTCATCTGTGTCAAGATTAATGATGTATGCATACTCACACCAAAAACTATCCTTAATGAAACCGCAACTGTCAATCATATACTTCAGACCATTTTTGTACGCATCAAGATCTCCCTGTGCGTTACGGAGCAAACAATACCAATCTTCAACGGTTTTCCTACTTACGTTTCCGTCATAATATTGCTTGCATTCTTTAATCTGCTCTGCGGTAGGCTTTGCACTTTCATTAACAAGAATAAGTTTGTCAAAGATTTCATTTAGTTCAGAAATTGATGTTGCCTTACAAAACTTCACCATAGTACGTCCAAGACAATCAGGATAGCTATCAAAGTGATTATAAGTCAGTTTGTCCATGCCATTCTTTCTAAATCCGTAACATCCACGAGTACCCATAATTTTTATCTCCTTTTCTAATTCATTTTGTATTGTTAAAAATTATAATCAATCGTACCACCAATATAGTATTTTTCATTAATTGCACATCGGCGAATGAAAGCATCAAACGTCATTAGTTCTCCGTCCGCATCTACATAAAATCCAAATTGATCTTCAACTGCTTGGTCAAGATTCCACAAACTAATTCCATTTGTAAATTCTTCAAGCGTTGGCTTTCCAATTTTATTAAGTGCTTCCATGAATTTTACATAAGCATATGAAAAATATTCTTCTTTGTTTGTGATAATAATGTACTCTCCGTTATCATCTTCGCCGACTGAATATCCTTTTTCATTCCTACTTAAAATATCATGTTTTCAATCTCGTTATAGTATGCAAGTGCTTTTGAAAATTCACTTGCGGCAAATTGCTTGGTCTTCTGCTTTCCGTTAATTTTGTTAGTAAAACTAACAGTGACTTCAATGTACTCAAGTTTGTAATTAATGTTCAACCGCATAATGAGCGAATGGGAATCGTTATCATTTAGTTTCAAAAGCATTTCCGTTACCTCCTTTACTTCTGTGAAACTGCCTTAATTATAAGCCAGACAACAAGAATTCCGAGCCATACACCGCCAGTAATTAGCGTCATGAAGATATGAAATACTACGTCTGCTCCGCTGGTTCCATTGTTATTACTCATAAAGAATTCCTCCTTCAATTTCTCTTACCGCTTCTTCCATAGTGTCTGCGCTACAATAGAATCTTCCATTGATGTAAATTTCATAGTGGTCGTGTATATGAATGATGCTGTATTTATTCTCCATAGATATGCCCCACATTTTTATCATAGTCAAGCATACATTTGTAAGCCCAATTTATGCGTTTCTCTTGCGCAAGTTCTTCGGAAAGTGTACAACACAATTCACTAATCTGTTCAAAAATCTTATCAAAGTCCCATTCTTTAGGAAATGTAAATTCAGGAACTCCATCAGGTCTGCGGCTTACAGTGATTTTCATTTCAGAAGATTTCATTGTGTTACCTCCCTTTCTTAGGCCACGGAAAAGTCCATGATTCATATTGTTTCATTGAGATTTCACCATCACGGCAAAGCCTGTCAGTGAAAAAGCTCCAATCTTCCTGTACCATAAGTCTGTCTTTCTTAATAGCTGTACGCAAATTATAAACATTTCCGTAGCACGCTGTTACAAAAAGCCGTTTCGCTTGGTCTTTGTTCATTTCTTTAATTCTCCTCACATAAAATTCTTGCGGCTTCCTTTAACACACTCACTCCTTCAGATACACTAAAACATGTAATTCTGTTATCAATGAATAGATACGCAAGTCCGCTATGAGATTGATTATATTCAAGAGTATGTGTTTTCCTGTTTATATGTGGTATAAACCCTGCCGCTACATCCCAAGCCTGCATTGTCGTATTGTTAAAATGCTTATCTCTCTTAAATTTCTCTTTGAGGCAATCAATGTCAAATGGAATATGGCGTGCGATATTCTCAAGTCCTAACTTGTCTATTATACGGTGCATGTATTCTGTATGCGAGATTTCCCTTTCAGTTTCAATGTCTCTATAAAAAGAATCAACACCTGCAAATTCTTTCAGTGTCATATTCATATCTCCTTTCCGTTATACGAAATAAATAAAATAGTCAGGTTCCAATCCAAGTTCACTTGCAAGAACTTCTTCAGGGTCAAGGCAACTTGTACCGGATATAGCATCCATGAGTTCGCTTTTGCATTCAAGATACATTTCCTTTGCTTCTTCACGGCTTACACCATCACGTTCCATTAGGATTCTAATAATTTCATTCATCAGTATAGCCCTTCCTTTCTTACGTTGACACGAATAAGTTTTGTTTCCATCGTGTCTGGGTTGTGGGTTAGCCTCCATGTTTGAATAGGAGTGAAACAGCATAGGAGACCATCATAACGTTCTGCTGTTAATTTATTAGTTTCCCTTGTAGTAACTCCGTTTTCGCGGAAGAAAAGAATCTTGTCAATTGATTCTTTATTTTTTATTGCATCAGTAAGTTCATTGATATCATACACAATATCACTTGCCCAGCGCTCAGTTACCTTTGCGGCAAGTTGAATCATTTTATCAATGATATCGCTTACATTTTCACTACAACTTACAATTCCATTATCGTCACATTTGAAAGTTGTGATTTTAATTTTCATTTCTTTTCCCTCCCTTTCTTAGGCCCAATATATTCAATCAATCCAAGCATTTCACTCCAACAAATGAGACATGCCCATGCAAAAATGATGCTTTCCTTTACACGAGTTCTAATGCTCATGCGCCTAGGCTTGCTTTCTGCGTACTTTTCTGCAAGTAACCTATCGCGCTGTTTTTTAATCATTTTAACCGCATCTCTTTCCCTTTCAAGCTCTTCATTTGCCTTGTTGAGTTCAATAAGTTCCTGCCAACGAAGGCGCTGAATTTCCTTGTTAACAATGCCGTTCATAATAACTTCTATATTTCCGTTACCCTGAATCTTAGTAAAAGTTGCTACACGCTGCATGATTATTCCTCCCTTAAAAATTCAATTGCTTCTTTCGCTTCAGCAATTGGAGTATCGTATTTGTTGCGAAAACGGAGAATTGCGTCAAGCTTATCTCCCTTAGTAAACACATCAATATCAGAAAGACCAACAATCGAACACCCTGCCTTCAACCGTTCAATCAACTCAAAAGCAGCATCTACCTTGTGCTTTGGTACCAGTTCTCCGTTACTCAATTCATAGTAGAGATTGCTCATTGTACTACCTCCCTTGTTTATTTGAGCTAAGCCCATAATTAGACGCTCTGCCTTATTAGCAAAGCGTCTTATATAGGTTTCGCTTCTAAACAAATCTTCTTTTTCTATAGCGTCTTGCCTGTGCGGTGTGCTTAAATTTCTGATGGGTCATATACTCCTTTCCCTTGTTAATACAAGTTTCTGCAAAGTCTATGGCGCTTTCACATGCGGTTGCCGCAATAAGGATTGCAAATATGCTCATTTGCTTTTATCTCCTTTCAGTTCAACAAGTTCTTTTTCCGTTTCCATCATGCGACGCACGGCGTTCTGGTATTCAGCGTCAACGCGTTCCACAATGCGCTTACGGTGTTCAAGCCTTACTTCGAGTTTTGCAATAGCTGCATTTCGCTCTTCTTCTGCTTTACGTTTCGCTTCCTGTTCTTCACGAATAGCACGTCCAATTTTGGCATCTGCCTTAAGCTGCTCATTTTCCGCATACAACCTGCGAATTTCAGCGGCAAGTGAGCTTACATTTCCGCTTGTGCGGTCAAGATATTCAAGTCTATTTCCCTTACAGGATTTTACTTTTCCAAGACAAGCCAAGGATACTGAACGGATATCAACCCCAAGCATTTCCGCCGCATCTGTTGCACTTGCGTAAATATCTCCAGTAGTTCTGTTAATAACGGGCTTACAGCAATGGTGGGTGTGATGGCCAAGGGTTTCGTTGATGGTTACGTCGTTGTTTACATTCAGCGTCATAATTCTTATCTCCCTTTCTAGCACTATGGCTGTTCGTTTACATTGGACGTGAAAAGTCCCCATTTCCGTTATTGGAAACAGGGACTTTATTTATTGTTAGATTCTTACAAGTACATCTTGAAACACAATTGCAAGGCGGATATTTCCATCTTCAATTGCGTACACTTCAAAGTTGTCGGCAATATTAATCAACTCGGTAAAAAGAATTGTTTCCCTTTCGGTGCTGATGTTAATGTCAAATGCCTCCATGCGCAAAATCATTGCACCCATCTGAAGTGGATCGTCTTTGATGTATACATTTGCGTTCGGAAATAGTTCATTAGCCAAAGCTACAGCACGCTTAAATTCTGGTTCCCTTACGGGATTAACAATGAAATTCTTGTCTGTTGCAAGGTACTGTCCGAGTTGGTTCAGGATTCCTTGAAATTCCGCATCGTTCATTTGAAACTCCTCCTTAATGCGAGAAAAGAGACGCCGCCACAGCATCTCTTTTCCCTTATATATGAAAACCATCGAAACGAAGGTTCCCCGCATAGATATTGTAGCACAAGTGCGTGCCGTTGTCAATTTCCCTTAGGGATTTTTCATTTCCCTTACTGGAAAACAATATAGCTTTCGCAAACGTGCCCCATAGGAATCCATAATTACACCTCCTTAATGGGTATGATTCTCATGCAGACTTTTAGAGCACGTTAGTGCAGCCCTCTTACCACGTCAAGGTATTCTGCTCAAGAGGGTGTGCCCACATTTATAAAATCAAAAAACTGTATACAGTTCGCTGTGTTGTTTTGTGGGCACGTGGTAAGTTTATTCTACTCACCGAAGCCTAAGAGCCTTAGCCGCTCTCACTCTTTGCTGCACAGCTTGCGTCGCCGTGCTAACGGCAATATACTACCGGTCTTTCTTTTTAGAATCAAATGCCGCAATTACAAGGCTATGCACCGTAGCAATGGCGCAACGGTCACATTCAATGCGCATACCACGATTGCAACAACAGTCACAACTATACTTGAAACTGCGGTTAGCATCTTCTTTGGTGGTCGCTTCATGCTGGTAGTTAATTCCTACCTGCTCAAACTTGGTCATTGTTATACCTCCTATTAGGGCGTCATATTGTCATAAGCCCATAATTAAAGGGACTGGTCAATGCCAATCCCCTTTATATGGGTTTACTGCATCTCTTCATTGATATACTTCTCGAACACATTCCAGAGCATCTTCGCCAGCTCATTGCGGATAGCGTTGTACTGCATGGGAGTGTAGGTGCCGTCCAGCAATTTTTCGGTCAGAATGAACGCGCATTCTTCTGCCATTCGGTCATAGAGTGTCTGATTATTGTCGCATTCTAAATTGATTCCAGTGATGAACGTTTCGGTGAGCTTGTAAATGATGTTGCGTGCTTCGAGACTGTAGTTCATGGTCATACCTCCATAAAGTCATTTAGCATGGTTTTTACCTGTTAAGAGGAATATTGTGCCGTCCGTCACAATGATGTTCATGACAACTTCCTACAAATTAGTTATGGGTAAGCCCATAATTGAAGGGGCTGACTTGCGCCAACCCCTTCTATATAGGTTTACTTATTCTCGGTCTTTTCCTCAGCGGTCGTGGCTTCAACTACCGCTTCATCCTCTTCCTCACCAAAGTTAATGGTGAATTCCTTGTCAGCCGCAACAGCATGGAGAACATCCATCTGAAGCTTCTTCCAAACAGAAGCGCTCATAATGGAACCCTTCAAGCCGTCCTTGCGCTGAGTGCACAGGGCGAATACCGCCTTAGCCACATCGCCCTTCACAATAAAGGCGTTGTTGCCATTATTGCCCTCGACGAACATGAGAGCATTAACCATACCCTGCAATGCTTTCTTCATCTTGCCAATGGACACCACACGGGTATCCCCCTTAGAAGCCATGAAACCCTTCCACTGGTCAATTACAGCGTCACGGGCATCATTGATAGCCTTGCGCCAACCCTTGTCGTGGGCTGCGCTTACGCCGCTTTCCTCAGTCCATTCAACAAAGTCCTGAACATTCAGAATGCGGGTCTTCGTTTCGTCAACCACGCGAGTGCGGACAATGGTCTTCACACCATCCTTCGTTTCGCGGTGGTCAACATCCTTGTGACCAACGATAGAGTAGTCATAAGTCTTCGCAAAGGCAACCATCGGCTGTTCATCAGCCTTGAATCCTGCCCACGCATGAAGAAGGCTCAGTTCGTTGTACTCAGATTCGAGATTCTTCAGGGCAACCTCCAGCTTCGCCTTTTCAACCACATCGGTGGTCAGGTTGAACTTGGTGATGTTCTCCTTAATCTCAGCCAGCACAACATCCATCGTTCTTTTCTGCATATTTTCCATGATAAATCCTCCTTGCGCTCAATGGCGCGTATTATTATTTGTGGGTTCTAAGCCCACATCAAAAGGCTGGCAATAAGTTATTCAAATGTTGACATATTCGCGATTGTGACGCTTGCAATATGCCCTACAGTTACGGATAACCTTGAGAAGTTCCTTCTGTTTCACATAGAAATCCTCAGATACGGGGATGCCGGTTCGCATTGCTTCGGCGCTATATTTGCGCATAGCATCGCGCAATTCCTGCGCCTTTTCGAAATACTGTTCCATGTTTTTTCCTCCCTCAAAGAGTGCCAGCTCTTTGATGTAGGCTCAACCAGCCGAAGCCGGTCAAGCCCACTGAAAATAGCCCTGACTTGCATCAAGGCTAGAGGATTTTTCATGTTCACATCCACCTGCTTACATCCATACAGCGCATTAACTCCTAGCCAACTTCACCAGAAATCAGCCCCAAGATAGAACCTTCACCAGAAGATAAAATCCGAAACGGGGGAATGCTTGCGCGTATTTCCGCGAACAGATTTCCGCTTATCCCAATTTCGGGCAAGCCGCCCAATTAGTTATACTATCAGCAACGGCAGGGAATGCCGTCCAATAGCTCTCAAATGCAAGGTTAAGCCTTGCACACTGCTGCTCCACGCCTCAGCAGGCAGGCGCATGAATTGTCATGCCAACGTCGATATTCTCCGCGTTAAATCTTTGTAAAGGTTCAACGCTCATTCCCTCAATGTTGGGAATTTTTCCGACTGTTAAAAGTTTGTTAAACTTTTTCATGGTCGGATTGTGGGCGCTCGGTCGCGTCTGCGGTCTGCATCCCCTCGGGCATCCCCTCGGCGGCGCGGGTGGTCGCTCGGCGCTGCTTGCGTCCTTGCTCGGGGCTTGCCGCCCCTTGCATACCTAATACACACCACGACGGAGAAACGGCAATGATTTTGCAAATTTTCCGAAAAAATTTTGCACAAAAAAATACCGCCCTATTTAGGCGGTATTGCTAAATTACTTGAACTGCTTATAATCAGTCAATCCACATAACGCACGACGGGCGGCGGCTATGCGCTCCAGCGCGTTATATTGCGCTGCATCACCTCGCGCCGATGTGTCACCCTTGGCGGCTGCAAATGCCTGCTGTGTGTCCTCTAGCGCTTGACGGGCGGCGGCAACGGCGGCGGAATAATCGCGGCGCTGTTGCTCCTGCTGGCGCTCCTGCTCCGCTCTGATGCCCTCGGCAAGCTCGGCGGCGCTCATGTGCTGGATGAATACATATGCGGCGCTCTGTGCGTCGAGTGCTGCGTATGCGCTGCGGGTCGGCTTGTGGTCGCGGCAGGCGCGGCGCAAATCCAGCGCGGCACGCTCGGCGGCATATGCGGCGCGGCGCTGCTGCTCTGCGGTTTGCTCTGCGGCAAGCTGCGCGGGGCTGATGGTGTGCAGGTCGGCAGGGTTGATGCGCTCTGTCCATACGGGGCTATAGGTCGCGTATTCCGTCGGTGCTGCGGGGCTGGTGGTGGTGCTGGTGATGGTGGGCACTATTGCGGGTGCGGCTGCTGCGCTGCGGCTGATACGCTGGTAACGGTCGCGGTTGTTCTGCATGCGCTCCCACTGGCGGCGGGTGCGCTCTGCAAGCTCGGCGGCGGTTGGCTGCGTCGGGCTGCTGGCTGCTGCTGCTAGCTTAGTGCGTATGCGCTGCATGATGTCGCGGCGGGTGCGGTCGCTGTATACTCCTGCGCGGCTCATGGCGTTGTCGCGCTGTGCTGCACTTCTAACATCTTCGGCGCGGCGGTCTGCGTCGCGCTGTATGCGCTGGGCTTGTGCGGCGCTGGTGGCTGCTTGCACTCGCTCGGCGGTCTGCTGCTGGTGCTCTGATACAGCCCTAATTCCTGCGGCGGCTGCGGTGTTATCAATCATGTATGCGCAAATGGTACGTTCGCGGTCTGTCAATCCTGCGCGGCGGTATAGGTCTTGCAGGTCTTGCGCGTCCTGCTGGTCGGTGATGGCGTTAATGCCGCCGTTGGTGGCAAGCTGGGGCGCGTCCTCGTCGCTGCTGAAGGTCTCATAACTTACGACGGGCGCAACGGTGACATAGTGATACACCCTATACCAGCTCGGCGCAAATTGCTTGCTGTCGCGGTATTCAACAGTATAATAACCTTGGGTTGTTGTTCCGCTGGCGCGTTTAATGGCAAATGGTATTTTGTCCATATTGGGGTGGCGCTGTTGCTCGGCTGCTGCGTCCGCTGCGCTGATGGGCTTAACCTTGGTGCGGGTCGCGGTGCAACCGTTGGCGGCTGCTACTGCTCCGATAGCTTTCCCGGCGGCTTTGCAGGCTGCTGCAAGATTGCCGGTCTCCCACATGGTAAGCGTTGCGGTTTGGCTAATGTCGGCTCGGTCGCTGTGGCTGGTGGTGCTGATAACTCTGTATAGCGCGTCGGCGGCTGCAAGCTCTCGCGCGGCTGCGGCTCGTTCAGCTGCTGCGGCTGCGGCTGCGGTCGCTGCGTCCTCGGTGGTGGTGCTTATGCGGTCGGCTATGGCTTGCAGTGCGTCGGCGTGTGCGCGGTGCAGGTCGTGGGCGCGGTCGTGTGCTGCTGCGCGGTCGGCTATCTCTGGGACGCTTTCCCGCTGGCGGTCGTTGCGCTGCTCTAGATTCAGACGGCGCAGAAAATCAAGCCCGCTCGCCATGTGGCGCGCTCTGATTGCAAGATGCGCGGCGGCGTGCCCACTTTCGCGGACGGCTGCGACGGCTGCGGCGTTGCTGGCGGTGTATGCAGTCATGATAATGATTGCGGGGGTCGTGTTGGGGTGACGTGCTGCGGCTGCGCTGATACGCGCGGCGCGGGTTGCGGTCGTGGCTGGTAACAGGTGCGCGGGGTTCGTTTCGATGCGTTTCATAAGTTTCTCCTTTCGCGCGCTCGGCGGCGCGGTCGTTATTCGCGGGGGCGGTTGCTCCCTACCATTATTATAGCACTTTGCGCGGCAGGTGTCAAATTGTCGCGGGGGTGGATTTTGCGGCAAAATACATATTTTACGGCATTTTCCAGCGGCGGCGGGGGTGCTTCAAACCGCCCTACGGCGGCAATTTTGCGCGGTCTATGTAAGGTGGTTTACTCATACACTGACTTAAAAATATTCGGTTTTTTTATTTTGATTTTACTATGAAAAATATCTGTTTTATGCTTATATTCCAAGAGCATTTTAATATAATCTCGCTTATTTTTTTTATTCCTATTTTCATAATATATTTTAATTGTATTTACAATACATTTTTTTTCATACATACAAAAACATTAATATATTACTATTATTATTCATATGTTTTTTCTCAAATATTGCTTTTATCAATAAATAACTAACAAACTACTAGTATTTCCATTAAATTTTTAATCTAAAAATAATTTATAATTATAAAATATATAAAAACTAATCAAATATCGTAAACCCATTAAAAGCATTAGCGTTCCGCTATCATTTCTACAAAATATCAGAACACCATTCAAAAATAATAACACTAAAAATAATTATTCATTCCTCTATAATTTTTAAAAACTATATAAAACACTCAACAAAGTATTGCTATTTTTACAACACACAATTTATCTATAATAATTTTGAACCAAAAACGCTTGCAATGGCACACACAATCAATTTATCATCCCTACCTTAAAAACGCGCTAATTTGCTCAAAAATCATAATAAAATAAATAGATTCCCACATATTGACAAACGAACCCTCTTATGTTATAATGTTCGCGCAATACAAAATGAATGGAGGAAGAATCCGCGTATGATTCCGTATAAGAATTCTAGATTTGATGACAGCATTGTAGATGCTATGGTTATACTTGACAAACAGAGCGGAGAAAAAGAAAAGTTTAATTTGATTGATGCTCACATTATAAGCGTTGTACACGAGCATTGGTGTTCCGGTGGTAGATGTGTTATGTCAAATAATTATTTTGCTGTACGTACATTTACAACGGAAGCCACTATTCAAAAATCAATTAATAAACTTTGTGGGCTGAATTTTATTTCTAAAAGAATCCAATATATCAGAGGTAAGCGACGCAGAGTAATTATTTATAATCAGGATACTATAGAAATATTTAAATCACAGATGAGTAATATCGTGGAAAGTGTGAACGAATGAAAGAATATAGACATTCTAGATTTGATGAGGAAATTCTTGATGCAATGGCAGCATATAACACAACCAAATCTGCGAAAGAGCAATTCGCTCTTATTGATGCACGAGTTATTAGTATGATACATTCATATGCCTATTCTAATAAACAGTTTTTTGCGTCAAATGTTTATTTGGCAGAAAAATGTCTTGCAACGCAATCTACTATACAAAAATCAATTAACCGACTTATAGCTCATAAGTTTATTACAAAAGAGATTCGTTGTGTAGATGGTCATAAAAAACGTATTATTACGTATAATGATGCCGTGGTTGAGACATTTAAAACAAAGTATGAAAAATGCATTATACCATAGTATGAAAATTACACTCAGCATAGTATAAAAAATACACTATATTATATTAGGGTTATTATATTAAATTATATTATATTAGGTTATCGTATAAATACTACGTATTTATCCTCTTACTCGTTATATACTACGTATATAACTCGTAGTGTTTATATATTTTATATTTATTTATTTAATTTAAATAATATATATAAATCATATAGTGTATTATATATAAACTACATAGTATATATTAAATAATAATATAAGGGGGTTGTAGGGGGAATTAAATTACCATCTTGACATTTCCAAAATTTGGTGCTATACTAGATACAGGTAATACAAAATGAATGGAGGCCGTTTAAATGAATTGGGTTTACTGTATTATGATTCTTATGGCGGCATATGACATAAACAATCATAACCGCATTCTATGACAGGGGGTACTTTCAACCATATGGAAAACGAGATTTTATTTCGGGGTAAGTGCATTGATAGCGACGAATGGGTTTATGGGTATTATGTAAAACATGATACGGTAAAAGTTTGTTTCTCATCAGATGACCCTAAAACTAGGCACTATATTGTCCGTGATGGTTTTTGTGATTGGGGATTCGAGCCACCTCTTGAATATGTTGAGGTTGACGCAGAAACAGTTTGTCGTAGCACTGGTGTTAAAGACAAAAATGGCAAACTTCTTTTTGAACATGATATTGTGAAGATGCGCAGTTATGGCGGTGGTTATCATGAAGCAGTGATCTATTTTGCTGGTGGTAAATTTGCAGTTAACGGTAGTAATTATTATTACAAAGACATTAAGTCTAGTAGCGTTGAATTTGTTAGGAGCAAATTTGACAGTACAAAATGAATTGTAGGAGTGATGTTAATGGCAGACTTTAAGGAAACAAGCTTTGATTTTTTGGATGTTGATGATTATGCCGTTTTTTGTACGTGCGAACGAAAATGGGTAAATAAGATTCTAAAGCTAAAAGAATCTAATCCAGATGATGTTGAAATTACTATGTATCCAGAAAATAATGATGGATATATTGTGGTACACGTACCTAAGAATTGGTTTAAGCTTAGTCCTCCTCGTACAAGGGAAATGACTGATGAACAGCGCGAAGCTGCGGCTAAGAGACTTGCGGATGCAAGAGAGAAGCGTAAGCGTTAAAAATATAGATTAATAATCTAGAAAATTACACTAATTTCGCGTTTTTCTATGTGAGATGATAAATTGTAAGGGTAGAATCAAATTAGCGGTTTTTGCGCAAAAACATACACTGTAACAGTAAGGAGTTTTTACATGAAAATATTCATGATTACTGCGGATTATCGGAGCTTACCAATTACTACTCCGTATGCGGTGCGAGCAAATAGTAAAAAAGAAGCAAGAGAATATTTTAAGAACAAATTCCCATGGCTTATGATATTTTATGTTGAAGAGTATGTTGGAGACCCTGATGATATTAAATGGTTTTGGTGATGGATGTATATGAAGAAAACACATGCGTATTTTGTTTCTTGGACATACAATGAACTTGGAATTTATTTCGGTAACAGCCTTATTTATAGTGAGTTAAGAGGCGAAGATCTTCTTAAATTTATTATTTCGAAGGTTACAAGCGAGGTTCCAAAGGCTATTATTCTAAGCATTAACAAATTAGATTAGAGGTGGTTGTATGAGATGGGTTATTAACTACATTCGTTCATGCTTTTGTAAACATGAATGGGAATACCTTGGAAAAGCGAACTATTTTCGCAAAAATGAAGACAGACCGTGCAAATCTATTGACCGTTGGCGTTGCACAAAATGCGGATATATTACTAAGTCTAGAGTTTAACTGATGGAGGAAGTTTTTATGAATAATATTTTTACTAATTACATCGCAATGGACTGCTTTTGTTATGATATTATTGAGGCATGGATTGAGTTTAGAAAGTCCAGAAACATGCCATATGATGAGGATAGTTATTTAGACTGGCTAGAGAACGAATTTATGCGTGCTATGGAATGCGCATTTCAGGATTGTTTGGAGGATGAAGAGGATGACGCTTAAAGAAATTAATGATGAAATTAGTAGGCTCAGAAATATTGTGCGAGAACTTAAAAATAAAGAGCGAGAAGTAAATAAAGAATTAGCACGTAAATTTGTTGGAAAGTGCTATAAGTCTGACTTAGGTAGCATTGTAAAAATTATTGGTACACCAAGAACTCTTTTGATGCTTAGTGGAGAGCGTTATGAAGAAAACCTGTTTCCTGCAGTATTTTTGCATGATCCAAAATTTCCATGTGAAAGATATTGCCAGGATGATATAGATGAATTTGCACCATGTTCTTGTGGCACTGTGTATTTTAATATCAAAGATGATAAGCCTATGTTTTTTGATGAAGAAATTACACAAGAAGAATTTAATGTGGAGCTTGATAAATGCATTATAAAGTTCAAGGAGATGCTAAATACATGAAACATAAATATCTACGTGAAATTTTTCCAAATGGCAGGTTCCTATTTCCATATGGGGAAAAGGATTATCCAGATTTCGATAGTCGTGACACGTTTAATATGGATACAACACTAATTATGTGGCTCTACGAACGGCTTAGATATTTTGAAGACAATGTAAGTAAAATTATCGTGATGGACGATCCCAAATGGCATACGTTTGATGTGGATGGCCGTCGCATGACTCAAATGCAGTGCATTAAAAGAATGATTAGAGATTGTAGAATTATTTTAACAAGTGATGATTTTTATGATTGTGAAAAGAGAGATGCGGCTAAGGATGATCTTTTTAAGGTTTTGAGTAAAGTTTTTTGGGCAATGTGGTGGTGACGAGGAGGAGTATTGTTATGATCTTAAATGTTTTTGGTGAGCGAACTTGTGGAAATTGTCCTTTTAATGATGGGCAGTGTTATACTTCACTTCCACCAAAGTTTAAATGCACTTTTGATAATAACTTTTATGATGGAATGCATGTGTGCCATCACGAACTTAAACCAGTAATTCATGCGGAATGGCTTGAAGGTTGCGGTATAGTTGAATTTGTCGGAGATGATTCGTTTTTACGACCGACATATATTTGTTCTAATTGTTTTGACGAAGAAGCTCGTGCGAGTGATTATTGTCCAAAGTGCGGTGCCAAGATGGACGGTGAAAGCAATGAAGAAGTTAAGTGATGATGAGATCTTCGCAACATACAATACATTCCAAAATTACACAAGAGATATGTATGATGGCAATGTGCCAGCAGGTAAAGGGCATGAGATGATTGATGGTGGCTTTGCCGATAGATGGGATTTTAAGTATGGAAACGCGGAAACCTATAATGGCAAAATACTCCATGCGTCTTTTAATATTTCTTCGAAGGTTCATATTTTATACACTATGATAGTTTGTGGGTTACAGATTTTCGCTATAAATGCAAAACTGATTTTTGGGAACATTGTGTTAATCATTGTGGAATGCCTGGACCGCCATGCGTTAGTGAAACATCTAGACATAAATTAGAACCAGAAAAGCTTAAGAAATATTTAAATTCGAAGTTTGATAATTGTAAAATATGGGATATGGTACAGCAAAGAGCTAAAGAGTTATGCGGATTTACGTGTGAAGAAAAAATAGGTAGTACAAAATGAATTGGCGGTGATGTGTATTGAAACCATTAAGACCACAAAAGTATATATACAAGTTGAATAGCACTTATTTGGACATGAATAATTACAATGTTAATATTTCATTAAGTGATGTAGCTTGTAATTCTGAAATAGTGATCAGCGTTGGTCATAGTCAGTTAATTAAATGGATTGAAGATATGACAGGCACCGGTGATAACTATTTAAAAGCGGAACAGGTGCGAAAGGAAATAAAGTATTTAAAAACTCTTGATAATACCAGAGAAAATAAGAAAAGTATTAAAAGTAAATATGATGAGTTGTATAGCCTACAATTTGAGCCAAATTTAGTGTCCATTCAGTTTGACAAAAAGTCTCATTTTGATAATTGTTGCAAAAGTTTAATCATTAATGGGGAGCTATTTCATAGATTATATGGCACTCCAGGCGGGTTAAAAATGAGTACGGTGCTATTCATTAATTCAAAGTTGTATTCGTCTGTATATAAGATGATTAATAATGGCAGGAATGAAAAAATAGAGTATACTCCTGCAAAACTTGAAGCATATTTTGCGCTTACATCATCAACATCTAATGCAGTTTCTTGGCCTAAAATGATTGTTGTTAGGGGGACAAATACTTCATTCGATGCAGATGTTATTGAGGTTAGCGACGGGATTAACTCTAATGATCCAATTGTGCGCGAAGTCAAAGGTAAGAGCATTGAAATTGAAATAAATGATGGTTGTGGAATTATGACTCCAGAATATAGCCAAAAAATCACAAAAGAAGCTATTGGACTTGACGAAATTTCTTCTGGTGTGTGCGCACGTTGTGCATTTTTAAAGGGAATGTTATTCACGTTTGATTTTAAGGAATTTGCAAAAACTATTGCTAATAAAACTACAGTGATTGACGCATGGGGGCAAGAGCGTAACGTAATGGATGCAGACGTAATTATTACCACAAGTCAGTTAAAATTATGGGATGCATATGATAGTTATGAGTCGTATTATGAAAATTGTATTAAACATGGGTATGATTTTAGGCTTACAAAGGTGTCCGAAGAGCTTGATGAGAGTAGAAATTTGAATTATCAGTTTACTCAAAGTTATTATTTGAGTGACGAGGATATTGATGAGTTAATCTCACCCACCGTTGAAGAAATCCAAGATATTATTGCGCTTGATCCAAGAAAATCAATTGTTTATCTTGCTGGGACGGGGTTGAATGATAAAAATGTTATGAAATCTGATGTAATTGCGCGTGCTTTAATGATAAATAGAGAGTTAATTAATGATCCATATGTTCGTTCAAGAATTGAGCGTATGATTCGTAAGAAAATTCGGCTTGCCAAGATTTCAACAATTGACGTTTCTGGTAATTTTGCTCTTATTTCTGGTGATCCATATGCAATGTGTGAAGATATTTTTGGATTAAAAGTTCAAGGTTTGTTGGGCGCTGGTGAGATTTATCATAAATTTTGGAGAGACAAACATGTTTCAGAAGTTGTGTGCATGAGAGCCCCAATGTGTGCTCATTTCAACATAGTGAAGCAAAAAATTAAATATTCTGCTAGTGCGGATTACTGGTTTAGGTATATAAAAGATTGTATCATTCTTAATTCATGGGATACTTTACGCATAGCTGAATCTGGCTGCGATGAAGATGGAGACATAATTTTTACTACGAACAGTAAAATTCTTGTTGAAAAGCACAGGTTGCTGCCCGCACTTGACTGTCAGCAGAGAAAAGCTCCAAAGATACTTCCTACAGAAGAAAATATTGCAGCAAGTAATAAACGAGGATTTAAGAACAAGGTCGGATCTATCACTAACATTGGTACTAGTATGTTAAACTTACAGTCAAAATTTGAAATGGGTAGTAAAGAATGGGACGAATTGGAGTATAGAACTATCTGTATTCAACATTTTCAGCAGCTAAGTATTGATTCTGTAAAAGGAATTAAGATGACTCCAATGAATACGCAATGGAATAATTTATCTCAATGTCTGCCAAATGCTCAAGATAGTGATGAAATTACGCTTGAAAAGGAGTTTAATAAGAGAATTTGTGCTTATAGAAAGCCATTTTTCTTTATTTATAGATATAACACCACAAAAACACAGTACGACAGCTATGTGAAAAGGGTTGACTCAAAGCTTAAGCAAAAATATCATATTTCGTTAGATGAACTGCTTACAAGTGAGAATTTGACGGACGAGCTATTAAAAGAACGTGAGATTTTTTATAATAGATGCCCAGTTGATATGTCCCCAGGTACTGTAAATCGTATTGCATGGGCTGTTGACAAGAAATTTAATGATTTTAATTGTTTACCGCAAGTAAAATTTGATAAGGAACTTATAAAATCTGGCGTTGAGTATAGTGGCGTTGATTTTTATAAGGTGAGAGATGTTTACGATGAATATAAAGCAAGTATTGTTAATCTTGTTAAAAAGACAAAAACTGACGAGGTAACTGAGGAAGAGGATGGTGCAGCAGATAAATCAATTATTGATTTGATTTTTAAGGGTAGATTTTACGAGGTATGCTCTAACGAGAAAGTGCTTTGTGATATATTAATTGACTTGTTATATGATAAGCCGAATGCTAAAGGTGTCGTTTGGGATATGTGCGGAGATGTAATTGTAGATAATTTATTGTACAAAGCAAATTACATAATAGAGTATCCAGAGGCAGTTATTGAAGATGATGATGAGTTTAGTTGCTGCCGTAAGAAATTTAAAATGAAAAATATTTATGTTGGGGGAGAAAGCCATGGAGAAGTTTAATTATTATTTTAACACAAGAAGAAGAATCGATGTGGCATTAGATGCCCCAGTTAACAAGGCAACTATTCCATCTATTCTATTTAATTTAATTTGGGACGCATATTATAACATCTCAACAGACGAACAAGTGATTATTGCCTATGTTGAGGATTGGATGAATAAAAGGACAAATATGTTTCACCTATCCGCGTATGCAAAGACTATAAAGAGTTATATTAAGAAAATGAAAGATATGCCATGGAGAAATATTGTAGACACTATAAAAATCAGAAAAAGTGAATTGGAATATATCGTGTCCTTCAACGATATTAAGAAAGAAAAATTATTATTTTGTTATTTAGCAATTGCTAAGTTCATGGATATGTCTCGTAGGGAACCGACACATTGGGAGAATGAAAGTGATATTACCGTGTTCAAGATGGCACATGTTACTATTCCATCAAAAGAAAGAGATTATTTCATTAATGAGTTAATTAATGGAGAACCAGCGGCACTTATTCACTTGAATTACAAGAATGACGATACGAGTAAACGCATTGATTATATTTCTAATGATGAAAATGACCCTGTAGTGCTAGAGCTTGATGAATCAAGTTATTATGAGCTTGCATTTACTTATTTAAATTGGAAAAATGGTGGAGGATACAAGAAATGTAAGAACTGCGGTAAGTTATTTAAAGTTAGAGGTAATGTTATTGGCAAAAACATTAATATGAATGAGCAAAATAATAATTCGTTATATTGTAGAACGTGTGCTCCAAAATATGAGCCGAAGTATAAAGATAAAGACGAATATACGTTAGACTACAAGCCAAAGAAGATTATATGTGTTGATTGTGGTGAAGAAGTTTATTTGAATAGTTATATGGATACAGAAACATGTAGGTGTGTAATATGTAGAGATACGCATCTTAAAAAGTTAAAAAGTGATCAAAATTATAGATATTATCAGTCAAAAAAGAAAATTCAGTAGGGCGCAAATATAAGTAGACAGTACAAAATGAATAGCATTTTATTAATATTTTTGTTATTGCCATCAAAAATACATATATTGAAAAGGGAATATTGCATAGATATTCCCTATTAATTTTATACAGAATCAATGAAAGCGAGGAACAACAAATATGGATAATATGCTAAACAATGTATTAATCGGAGTACCAGAAAGTGTAGCGAATTTACAGTTACCTGACCCAACTTTAAGAAATCTCTATAGAGATGAACAAGATAGGATTTTTTGGCTAAACGATGGTGTTGAAGATTGTGCTCAAGACTTAATTGAAATGATTTTGCGCTGCAACAAAGATGACAAGGATATTCCAATACAAGAGAGACGGCCAATTAAGATCTTTATTGATAGTTGTGGCGGGGATGCTGTGTTTATGTGGAGTATTATTAACATGATTGAAATTAGCAAAACGCCAGTATGGACTATCAATTATTGCACGGCATATAGTGCTGCAGCGGAGATTCTTGCATCTGGCCATGTTAGACTTGGACTTAAAGGTTCTCATGTTATGGTACATTCAGGTTCATGTGCATATTCTGGACAGGCAGATCAAGTAGAATCTACAAAGAAGTACTTTGATAAGCTTTCGAAGAAAACTGTTGACCATTTAATGAGTAAGACAAAAATTGACTCGAAGATTTTTAAGCGAAAGGCAACAGTTGATTGGTTTATGGATGAGGATGAGGCGCTAGAAAATGGCGTTATTGATAAAATTGTTGAGAGTTTAGATGAACTATTTTAATACGGAGGTAGCATATGGCGGCTAAGAAAAAAGTTCAACAGGAATACTATGGTGAAGCTCCAAGAGCTATAGATAATACCAATTTTTATGGAATGAAGTTGGATCCCGAACAGTTGAAGTTTGCTAATGCTATTTGGAGTCCAGATTATGATATTATATGGTGTAATGCAAAATCTGGTTGCGGAAAAACAACTGTGGCAACAGGGGTTGCTAACCTTCTTGTCCAGTATGGATTTTATGATGGCATTGTATATATCATGGCACCTTATGGTGAACGTAAGCAGGGATGGCTTCCTGGTTCTATTACTGAAAAGAGCTCTGTTTATTTTGAGGCATTTTATCAGGCTTTGATTAATTGCAATATTAATCCCAATACTGCAATTAATGATGAAAGCATGGTAAATCAAAAGAATGGCACTGGATACATTACTTGTATTACAGACACATATCTTCGTGGCACAAACTTAGACGGTAAGGTAATATTGTTAGACGAGGCCCAGAATTATATGACGCCCCAGTTGAAAAAGACATTAACGAGAGTTTGTGATAATTCTAAAGTTGTTGTAATTGGGCATGACTTACAGTGTGACCTTCCAAATCCGTCTGAAAGTGGATTCATTAGATACATTAAGCATTTTGAGGGAGAAGAAAGGTCCATAGTATGCCATTTGACTATTAATCATAGAGGTTGGATCAGTAGACATGCAGACGAATTGATTGAGTGATTTATTATAAATTTAACATAAATTAAGCAGGATTTGTTGGGCGGTATGTGGAATATTAATATATCGCCTGACAATACAAAATGAATGACAGCATGGAGGTACAAAATTATGGCAAAAGCAGCGATTACTAAGAAGTTTGCACTTAATGCAAATGGTATTTTGAATATTGAGAATGGTATTGTAAGCATTGAAAATGTAGATACCGGCGAGCTTATTAATTTTAGTGAGCTACTTTCTGATTTTGCAGATAGGATGGTAAAGTTTGGTGTTAATTACGACGAGGACTACGAATAATGGTAGCTAAGAAGGGACAAAAAGATATGGAAAGAGTGTTAACAAAATATGAATTATCGAGGTTACTAGCTGAAAAAACAGGCTTTTATATTCACAACATGACTACGGTTTTAGATGCGCTCGATGAAATAATCGTTAGTAATATGAGTACAGCCACAGAAGATAATCCGTCAGAAATTCGTCTTTCTCTTGGATTTGTATTTGGCGGTAGATACTCTCCAGAGCATGAGGTGCGAGACCCAAGAACACAAGAAAAAGTTATAACACCTGCAAAATTCATTCCATATGCAAAATTTAGTCCAGCATTTAGAAAGAAAATTAACAAAAAGAAAAAGAGAAGTAAAAAGAAGTGATGGTGATAAATATGGATGATAATTTAAAAAGAATGCAGGGAGAAAGTGATAATGAATACTTTTATAGGGTGTGTCAAATGAAAGACTCTCTTGGCTTTACTTGGCCACAGATGGCGCAAATTTTTAATGACGAGTTTGGATGCAATAAAACCGAATCCGCATATAGAAAAACATGGGCGGCATTTAAGAATGTTTTTGAGGCAAATTCGGATAAGATTATTGGTGAAGACAAATATCTTGAAGAGATAAAGAAGGCAAAGTATGAGCTGGAGAAGGAACGTCAGAAGTTATATGCGACTAAAGTTGAAGCCAATAGGAGCTTAAGGTTTGATAGTAGAGAGGAATTATTCTATGAGAATATTCGAGATGCTATTCAAACCCTTACAATGCCCAAAGTTATTGCTGGAAATAGTGATTATCTTATAGATTATAGCAGGGAATATGTGCTAACAATTGCAGATATTCAAGCTGGGGCCAACTTCGAGATTGAAACAAATGAGTATTCACTATCAATCTGCGAAGAAAGATTCAATAAATTGCTTGATATGCTTGTTGAATATATACAATTTAATAACATTAGTAAGTTTTATATTGTTGAGTTGGCTGATACAATTCAGGGGATCTTGCGTTTGACAGATTTGAAATTGAATGAAGTTCCTGTTGTTGAAGCAACCGTAACCGTGGCTAGGTTAATTGCCAATTTTTTGAATGAATTGTCAGCATATTGCTATATAGATTATTACCACACTCCAACGTCAAATCACTCACAATCTCGTCCAATTGGGTCGAAGGCAAATGAACTTGTTCATGAGGATATGGAGTATGTAATTGGTCATTATATTGCAGATATGCTTAAATACAATACTAGAGTGTCTGTGCATCTGAATGATGGATATGATTATATTGAGGTTCCGATTTATAATTTTAATGTTATGGCTATGCATGGTCATACAATTAAAAATTTAGAAACGGCACTTAAAGATTTGAGTGTTAAACATAGAAAGTTAATTGATTATGTGTTTATTGGCCATTTTCATAATGATAGAATTATTTCTGGCAATGAACATGACAGCCATGATACGGAGCTATTAGTATGTCCGTCATTTCAGGGAACAGATCCTTATGCGTTCAATAAATTGGGTAAAAGTTCAAAAGCGGCTTGTAAGATGTTTATTTTTGACAAAAAATATGGTTGCGTTGGAACTGAAAAGTTTATTTTAAATTAGACAGCACAAATGAATGAGGTACAAGATGGATAAGTTATATTGCTGTTATAGTTTGAATTTAAGAAATTTTTTATATAAAAATGGGTTGAAGTATGAGCTATGTGCTTTAAATCCAAATAGTAAAACTATGTTTTGGGTTTATATTCGAACAGAACAATTAAATAACTTACTGAATCAATGGTCTGCTGAAAAGTAGGTTGTTTTTTATTTGAATTGAAATATGTTGGAGGTTATTGTTATGTCAAAAAAGTTTTTTAGATTTAGTGGAGAAGTTATTTCAGGTGTGTATTTAATTAAGAATTTAGCAAATTGTAGTGTATATATTGGTTCTTCTGTAGATATATATGGAAGATGGAGGCAACATGTTTGGGATTTATACAATGATAGACATCATAATTTGCATTTGCAAAATGCGTGGAATAAGTACGGACAAGATAATTTTGATTTTTTAATTATAGAAAGTGTTGTTGGAGATAGAGATTATATCTTTGAAAGAGAGCAATATTGGATAGATTGTTATGTTGCTAACGGTATATGTGTTTATAATCATAATAAAATAAATTCAAAAACTCCTACCCATTACACCACAATTGAAGATTTGCAAAATTGCAAACGTGGATTTTCGCTTGAACAATTCGTTGATGTTTGCGATTATCTTGTAAATACTGATATTCCAATAGTTAATATAGCGGAAATGTTTAATGTAAGTGCCTGTACTATATATGGGATATATGAAAAAACTTCATATGTTGAACTTACAAAAGATATGAACTTTATTAAAAGAAATAAACCATCAATTAAATTAAGCAAAGATGACGTTGAAAATATTATAGAGAGAATGTTAAATTCTGAATTTGATAAAGACATCGCAAATGATTATGGAATTTCTGTAAATACAATTAAAGACATTCGGGCTAAACGTATATGGAAGGATTTGACAAAAAATATTATTTTTCCAAACGCAACAAGATATAGACCACCTACAAAATCGGTTATACAATATGATTTAGATATGAATTTTATTGCAGAATATTTATCTGCAAGAGATGCCGAAAGAATAACTGGGATTGGACATAAAATGATCTCGAAAGTGTGTAACTATAAAAGACCATATACTCATGGATTTGTTTTTAGATTCAAAGACGAATTAGCTATATAATTTAATATTGGGCTGATGTGTAATACATCCGGGTACCACCTACGGCGGGGAATTTCCTCGCCATTTTCAATATACAAAAAATATAAGGGAGAATAAATAATTATGGAAAATACAAATAAGAAAGAAGCTCGTCTTGTATTTAATATGGGCGTTGCGAGAGCGTGTCTTAGAGCGGGTTGTACAGTGATTGATTGCAAGGCGGATAAATCCAATCCAGATAAGACAATTCTGGTTTTTAAAAATGATGAGGTTTTTGAAAGAGAGTTTTCTCGTATCAACAAGGAAATTGCAGAGGCTAAAGCCGCTAAGGAAAAGGAAGCTCAGTAACTTGGGCTTCTTTTTCGTATATGAATAATTAAGAAAGGCGGTGGTTGTATATGGCTACAAGAAACGCAGGTAAAAAATCTGCGGCGAAAAAGAAAACTGCCGCAGATGATAAGAGATATTTATGCCCATATTGCTTAAAAGAAAAGAAAATAAAAGAATTTTATGTTTCTACAGATCCAAAGGTTTTGACAGGGATTACCACTATGTGTAAAGATTGTGTTAAGAGAATAGCATTAGCATGGGATGATAATAGACAAGAATTTGGGGCTTGTACTAAAAAGTCAGTTATGGATGCCCTCGAATATATTGATCGCCCGTTTTTAAGCAATTTATGGGATTCCAGTTATGCAGAATGGGCTAACCAAGAAAGTCAAGTTCGCAGAACTACAATTTGGGATGCATATATTAAAAATGTTAGTATGCCGCAATATCGTGGAATGCGTTGGCGTGATGGAGATATTTTTAATACATTTGTCGAAGATGCTAAACAGGTTGCCGCACTCGAAAGTGGCAAGGATGAGGCTGCACAAACATTAATAGCAAGTCAAGAAGTTAATGGCGAGTTTGATAAAAACAGAAAGGACGTAATTAGGTTACTTGGTTATGATCCGTTTGAAGGAGAAAAATTAGAAGATCAGCCGTTGTTGTATTCTCAGTTGATTGGATATTTGGATGCAGGTGGAGATGGCAATGATGACATGATGCGCACCTCTTCTGCTATTACTATTGTTCGTGGTTTTTTACAGCAGGCAAAACTCGATGATAAATTAGCTAAAGTTATGGCCAATACTAATGCAAATGCTTCTGAAATGAAAACATTGCTTGATGCAAAAAAGAATATTAGTGCTACCATTTCTCAACTTGCAGAGCAGAGCTGTTTAAGTTTAAAACATAATAAGAATGCTAGTAAAGGTGAAAACACATGGACTGGCAAGATTAAAAAAATTAAAGAGCTAAACCTTCGTGAAGGAGAGGTTAATGGTTTTGATCTTATGACATGCAAGGGTATGCAGCAAGTTATGGATCTTAGTAATGCTTCTATTTTAAAGCAGTTATCGCTTGATGAATCTGAGTATTCTGATATTGTTGCAGAGCAAAGGAGGCTTGTAACGCAGTTGTCTACAGAACGAGACAGTTATAAGGAAATTACTAGGATTTTGTTAAGAGAAAATTTGGATTTAAGAGATGTGCTTAATGAAAATGATATGTTGGATAATGAAAATTTAATAAGTCTAGAAGAATTATTTTCTCCATTTAGTGCAATTGTTGAAGATGAAAATGAATATAATGAGGAAGATGGTGATATTAATGACCATGATTCCGAATAATTATACTATAAAAATTATTGAGGATACAAATAATGTTGACCTTATAAAAATGTTTAATGGCAGTAATGTTGTATATGTGAGGCCAGGTACATATGCAATGTCCACAAGAAAAATAGAATCGTTGATAAAAATATCAGAGTTACAGAAATATTATCAGTGTAACCCTGTTAAGTTTATTAGCGATTTTTTTGGTATTGAATTATTGGATGCGCAGGCATGGGTAGTTCAAAGGTCATGGAATTGCCCTAATGTTCTTGTGGTTGCGACGAGAGGTTGGGGTAAGAGCACAGTTATCGACTTGATTTTGATGTCAAAAGGGATGTTATTTAATAACTATTGGTCTTATATTGCTAGTGGATCTGGTGGACAGGCAGAGCAAACATTTACTACTTTAGAGAGATTGGCGAATGATAACATTGATGAAATGGTAGGGTCAACTGGATATATTTTTAAGAATGAAGTTGAGATTAAAAATGCAGCGGGAGATGGATTCAGCCATTCTAGTAATGGCTTTACATATTCTTTATATAATGGATCAAAGACTCAAACATTGAACTCGAATATAGATTCAAAGCGTGGATTTAGAGGCAGTGTAATTTTTGATGAGTCTGGATTCTTGTCTGCAGAAATGATGAAAGTATATGGTGCTTTTGCTATTGTTAATAAAAGTTTCAAAACAGGTAAAGATCGTGATGGAAATTTGATTGATCCAATTCGTTTAAGAACATTTCCAACAAATGTGCCGAATCAAAAGTTTTATATCAGTTCAGCGTCTAGTACAGATACTGAGTTTTATAGATTGTATAGAGAATTTGCGAAACGACAATTAATTGGAGATCCTGATTATTTTGTTGCGCATATTGATTGCGAGGTTGTTTTTAAACCAACAATGCATGGAAAAACAATTGCCCCACTTTTGATGAAAAGCACTGTTGAAACAGAAATGGCAACAAACTCAGAAAAAGCGCGTAGAGAATATTATTGTGAGTTTACATCTGACGCAGGATTGAATGCAATTATTAAGCGTGGAACCATTGCTAGAAATAGTGAAACTCGTGCGCCACTTTTATACAATGACACTGGTAAGAAAAAATTTGTTATAGCTTATGACCCAGCGAGAAGTCGAGATAATTCTGTTATTCTTGTAATGGAAATTTATCAAACCGAGGATAGTATATATAAGGGACGTATTGTTAATTGTGTTAATTTGTTGGATGTTGGTAAAAGAATTAAGAGCCCAATGAGAACTCCTGATCAGATTGAATATTTAAAACAGCTTATTCTTGATTATAATGGAGACGTACCAGATTATGAAAACATTGAGTGCGTTTTAATTGACGCAGGTAGCGGTGGTGGCGGCGTTAATATTGCGGATTTTCTTATGGAAGATTGGGTTGATAAAAAAGGAAAATCACATCGTGGCCTAATTGACAAAGAATATAGCGAAGAGTATGCTGGGCGTTATCCAAATGCAATTAACAAATTGCGTCTTGTGTCGCCAGCGCAATATAAATCTATTATCTATGAGGCATTAATTGAAATGTTGGATATTGATGCCATTAGTTTTACAGCAGATTATGATAATAAAGGGTATTTAACAGTTTTCGAAGCTGATGAAAAGAAGCTTGAAAAAGAAAGGAAACGTATCTCTGAAGATCTTCAATCTAAAGGATTTAAAGGAGACGAATTTTCTAAAAAGCTTGAAGAAGAATTGGTTCATACCTCTTGTGTGAGTACGAAGGTTATTAAGCTTGACCAATTCCAAGAAATTGCATTAGCCAATATTGATGCTCTTAAGGAAGAAATGGTAAATATGGTGCGCAAAAAGAGAGACTCTGGCAAGGATTCTTTTGAATTAACACCAGAGAAGGCGAATAAGCTCCATGATGACCGTTCGTATACAATGGCTTTATGTGCATGGTGGTTATCTGAGAAGCGTCTTGAAAATGTACGTTCTCGTAAAAAACCAAGTGCAATAGATATATTATCAAAATTACAAGTTAATCCTGGAAAACCATTAGAGAAATTATTCGGATAAGAAAGGCGGTGAATAGTTTGGCAAAAGAATTAACAGACAAGGAACGTATTGAAACGTTAAGTCGTGAGGAAAAGAATAGAGCTGCGTTTGCCGCTGTGAAGGACGTGCTTAGTCTTATTGACTTGACAAAAAATAAAAATATTACATACACTACGTATTCTAGAGACAGCTTACGTACATATTTGAAGAATCCTGCAAGTGAATCAAACCAGAAACAGCTCAGGAAACTTTCGAATTATTTATATACGGTATCTCATGTATATAGAAGGTTAATTAATTTTAAAGCATATCAAATTAATTGCAAGTCGTGGACGGTATATCCAGATATTCCACTTACAGAAGATCCTGACCAGAATAGTGTATTACAGAATTATGAGCGTGTTACAAAGTATGTACGTAATATGGATATGAAAAGTCAGATTTTGAAGTGTATGCTTCAGGCTTGGAAGAACGACGTTGTGTACGGATTCTGTTATGGCGACCCCGAAAAAGATGGAACGTTTTTTATACATTTGCTTGACCCGGATTATTGTAAAATTTCAAGTCAGCAGTATTACAGAGGTGTGCTAAATTTCGCGTTTGATTGCTCATTCTTTGATTCTGGTACAAATTCTTATTATTTAGATGTATACGACCCTATTTTTAAGAAATTGTATAATAAATATAAAAGTGATAACACGCAGAGATGGGCGGAGCTTCCTATTGAGAATACGTTCTGTTTAAAGATTAACATAGATAACTTAGATTATCCAGTTCCGCCACTTTCTGGATTATTTGATGGGATTATTAGTCTTGCAGATTTGCAGGCGGTTCAAGATTTAAAGGATAAATTAGAGGCATATAAACTTATTTATGCAAAAATTGATACAATTTCTGGTACAAAAGATGTTGATGATTTTGAAATTGATCTTGATTTAGCAAATTCATTTTATCAGAAATTACAGTCTGCTGTTCCAGATAACGTTGCTTTAGCAATGTCTCCAATGAAACTTGATAGTATAGATTTTAATAGCAATAATGCTAATGATGTTAATATTATTTCTAAAGCTTATGAAAATATTATTAATGCTAATGGTGGTATTGTTCTAAATCAAAATAAAATTACTAATAGTACAAGTTTTAAATTGGCACTTCAATTTGACTCTATGGATGCGATGGCTCCTATAGAGCAGATTAATGCGTGGCAAAATCTATGGATTTTAAATCATCTTGGAGAAACTGGTATGATTGTTGAATACAGTGATATTTCTCCATATTTTATTGATGATAGAGTGGATAAGCTATTGAAACTTGCACAATATAGTGTTCCAGTTAAACTTGAATTGGCATCTTTAACTAATGTGAACCCGGTAAAAGAACGTGGAATGTCTTTTATAGAAAATGCCCTTGGAATTGGAACTATGTCATGGGCAACTCCGCTTGTTTCAAGCAATGTGCAAAGTGCTGGACTATCTGAAAATGGTGATGGTTCTGATGGCAGGCCAGAGTCTGATGCACCATTATCTGATGAAGGCGAAGCGACACGTGACGGAAATAAAAATGATAATTAAATTATGTTTATAAAGGAGGTATCACGATGTCTAAAAAAAATTTTATTATTACACAAGACAAAACCGTGAGCACCTACCTACTTGCTCATGGGTTTTATATGGTGTCAAATATCAATAATACATATACGTTTATTAATAACGATAAAGTAAAACTTAATTTTGAAGAAATTGATATTAAAAAATTAGCCTATACAGATAGGCTCGTTTTCTAATATATGGACGCACGTCCGAAATTCTATAAGGGAAGGAGGACAAATATGACTAAGAAAATTATGACTCTTGATAGTTTATATAGGTTTTTTGTTGAACAAAATAAATCTTTTAATTTTAGTTCTAAAGAATCTGGCGAGCCAATTGTTGTATCCATGCCTGGAAATTTTGAAGAATCAGAAAATGATATGCCAGGTATGTTAAAACTTAAACTTAAAGTCGCACATATTGATACTAACCGCAATGGATCTCATATTTCTAAAGAAAATATGGAGAAAGCTATGCCATCTTTAAAATACAGACCAATTTTGGCATATATTCATACGCTTCCTAATGGAGAGGAAGATTTTTATGCACATAATATAGAGATTGTCGAAGATAAAAATGGCGATGAGAAAATTAATTATTTAGAAAAGCAAGTTGGCTGTTTCACCGCAGAAGAGCCGTATCTTCAGTATGATGAAGAGATGGATAAAACATATGTTAATGCTTATGCGGTTATTCCAGAGGAATACACCAGCGCTGCGGATATTATTCGTAGAAAAAATGGCACTAAAGTTAGTTGTGAACTAGTTATTAATGAGCTTTCTTATAATGCTAAAGAAAGATATCTTGATTTGACTGATTTCTACTTTGGAGCGACGAGTTTGTTAGGATCGGACGAAGAAGGAAATGAAATAGGTGAAGGTATGCTTGGGGCAAGAGCTGATATTACAGATTTTTGTCATAAAGAGCCAGTATTTAATCATCAAGATAAATTGATTGAAACCCTTGAGAAGTTGAATGTAACTTTATCAAGTTTCAATAAATCAAATTCAGAGGAAGGAGGAGACGAAGAGATGGATGGCATTGAAAATGTTGTTGTAAATGAGGATCTTGAAAATCAAGTTGAAGAAGTTAATGTTGATGAAACTGTAATTACAGAGGAAGTTCATTCTGAAGAGGAGTCCACCATTGAAGAAACTTCTGCTTCTGAAGATGGTGATGAAAATCAGGATGAAGCCCAGGCTGAAGAAAAGTTTACCAAAAATTTTGCTGTAGAATTGTCTCATGATGATATACGTTGTGCGCTTTATAATTTAATTGGACAATTTGACGAGCTAGATAATGATTATTATTACATCAGAGATGTGTATGATAACTATTTTTATATAGAGGGCTGGGACAGCAGGAAAATTTATAAGCTTGGTTATTCTGTTGATGGTGAGAATGTCGCACTTGATGGTGATAGACAGGAAGTATTTGAATTGATTGTTACAGAGTCTGAAAAAATTGCCATTGAAAAGATGCGAGAGGATTATGCGCTGTTAGAGTCTAAATATAATGAACTTAAGGTATTCAAAGACAATTATGACGCATCTGTGCTAAAAGCACAAAAGGAAGCTGTTCTTAGCAGCGCGGAATATGCCGAGATTGCAGATTCTGACGAGTTTAAGACGCTAGTTTCTGAGATGGATAAATATTCTGTTGAGGAAATTAAGGTGAAGGCAGATCTTCTATTTGCCGCATCTATGAAGAAAAAGTTTAGCTTTGATGCTAATAAGCCCGAAAAGAAACGCTCTGTTGGTATTAATTTTAACGCAAAACCAGATGCTAAAAAGGAAGCTTATTCTGGACTTTTTAGCGAATAATACTCGACATAATTGGTATTATATGGTATAATATGTCTGGTTTAGACAGTACGAAATGAATGAGGAAGTGATTGTTGAAAATGGATAAGTTCTTTTATATTTATAATCCTGAACAGGCTTTGTATTTTATTCAAAATGGAGCGTTGCTAATTAATATTGGTAAAGGCTCTAAAGGAGATACGTACTACCAATTTCCAAGAGATGATAGACACGAAGCTTTGTTTATGGATTGGAAAAAAAGAAAATATGGTGATAAAGCTATTTGATTTTGAAGTTTGATTGTTGAAAGGAAGTATTGTTATGAAAAGAAAAACACATGAAGAATATGCTGTCGAGGTTGAAAAAGTTAATTCTAATATTGAAGTTATTGGCACATACATTGATGTTAGCACTAAGATATTACATCGATGTAAAGTTGATGGCTACGAATGGTACGTCACGCCTGGCCATATATTGCACAATAGAGGATGTCCAATGTGTGGGAGGAAAAGTAGCTCGGTTACTAGGTCTAAAACACATAATGAATATGTTAAGCAAGTCTTTCAACTCAATTCTGATATTGAAGTTGTAGGAGTATATGTAAATAATAATACAAAAATTTTACATAGATGCAGAGTAGATGGTTATGAGTGGTGTGCAACTCCTGCGAATATTTTGAAGGATAAAGGTTGCCCGGAATGTGCAGTGCGTAATTCCAGAGCGATGACAACAGAAGAATATAAGAGTAGGCTATTTGATTTAAATTCAAATATTGAAATTATAGAAAATTTTTTAGGACTTCAAAAGAAAATTTTACACAGGTGTAAGATTGATAATTATGAATGGATGGCCACACCGATTAGCATGCTAAATAACGCTGTATGCCCGTTATGTTACGAAAAAGAAGTGACAGATTCTTTTAAAAATAAATTATCTAATATAAATCCAAACATAAAAGTGATTGGAAAATATTGCGGCATTAATGCTAAAATATTGTGTTATTGTAAGGTTGACGGTTATATATGGGAGCCGACTCCTGCAAATTTATTGGAAGGTTGTGGGTGTCCAAAATGTGTGGGCCTTAATCACAAAACAACACAAGAATATATTGATGAGGTTAATAGTATTAACAACGATATAGAAGTGCTCGGTGATTATATTAATGCAAGAACACAAATATTACACAGGTGTAAGGTTTGTGGAGCCGAATGGCTTGCCGATCCACATCATATTTTGAGAGGGCATGGGTGCCCAGTTTGTAATGAATCACATGGAGAGAGAATGATTAGACAATATTTAAGTGACAAAAATGTTAATTTTATGTCTCAATATACTTTTGATGGTTGCAGATATAAGAAACTTTTACCATTCGATTTTTATTTAACAGATAAAAATATATGTATAGAGTTTGATGGAATACAACATTTTGAGCCGGTTGATATATTTGGTGGAATAGATGCCTTACAGGAAGTGCAAAGAAATGACAGCATTAAAACGAATTATTGTAGGGATAACAATATTCAGTTGTTGCGTATTCGATATGATGACAATATAATCGAAAGGCTTGATGAGTTTTTAAAATATTTATAACAATACAAAATTAATGATAAAACGTCCATTTTATCAATGGATGTTTTTATTATATTTAAAATAATTTTAATCGAAAATATATGAAAGCGAGGAATTTTTTATGGCACAAGATATGATTAAAGGCTCTCACATCGTTGCTGAGTCAACAAATATTTTGAGTTCAAATTTCGGTGGGGGTCATCTATATTCTATTGCTATCACCGAAGATATGGACAATGGTTTATTGGTTTCTAGAGGGGTATACGCTAATGATGAGTACGAAGATGAAGTTTGGACCATGAAGGCTTATGCTGCAGGCGACGAGCCACTTCTACTTCTAAATCCCCCAGTTGTTCCTTTTACCGCTCTAAAGACTTATGCGGACGAGGATAGGTTCTATAATGCGAAGGGTGACCGTGTACGTGCTTACACTCTACGTATTGGCGACCGTTTCTCTCTATCAGAGGCTGCTTTTGATAAGGCTCCAGAAGAGAAGAAGTATGTAACTTTTGATGCTACAGGCAAGATTTATAAGGTTGTCGATGCTCTTGACGAAACCCAGTTCTGTGCTCAGGTTCTAAAGAAGATCGTCCGCAGCAATCTAATTATGTATAAGCTGCAGGTAATGCATCTATAATTTTAAGGAGGTGAAAGGTAATGGCTAAACTAATGAATTTTGACGCGCATGTTCGCGAAATTTTTGAAAATGATGATGCAAAGTTCGCATCTTTTAACAAGCTAATGCTAGATGTTGCTAATGACAATCTAGAAGATGGCATTACTATTAAGGAAGCTAATGCTAAGATTACCGCTATGTTTAAGAAGATTATTGGCTGTGATGAAAATTCCAGTAAGGCAGAAGTTCGTAAGGCTATTAGAAAGAATCAGCAGGTTCTATTTGATCTAATTGAGGAAGTTGTTCCTAACCTACTACAGAGTGGTTGGCAGGACAATCCTTTCTTTAATGAGTTTGTTGAGACTAGAAATATTGACATTGGTGATCAGAATGTGTTCTATACCGAGGACGAGACAATTCTAACTGTTTCCAAGGTTTCTGGTAACCATTGGGATCTAGATCGTCAGAGACTAGGTAAGGGTACAACCTTCTCTGTCGCTACCTCTTGGTATGGCATTGCTGTTTACAGTGAATATGAGAAGCTGCTAACTGGTCTAGAAGACTTTGCTACTTTTGTAACTAAGCTTTACGAAGCTGTTGATAGATTCGTAAATGAGTCTATTTATGAGGCTTTTGTATCTGCCGCTTCTGAGCTACCAGGTGGTGCTGGCGGCGCTGGCCAGTGGGTTAAGACTGGCGACCTTGGTGATGCAACTAAGGATGCGTTTATTACTCTAATTGAGGATGTTCAGATGGCTACTGGTATGGACGTAGTTATTATGGGCACTAAGGCTGCTCTAAGCAAGCTAGAGGGTATGCAGAAGATTGATTGGGTTTCTGATGAAATGAAGCAGGAGCGTTATACTACCGGTCGCTTAGGGTACTTTGAGGGAACGAGACTTGTGGAAATTAAGCAAGGTTTCAAGCTTAATGATACCACTCATAGACTAGTTAATGATAAGCAGCTATTTATCATGCCTGTTGGTGACAACAAGTTTGTCAAAGTTGTTAACGAGGGTCAGCCCGAAATGCGCCAGGTACAGGATAATGTTACCAATCAGGATATGACATATGATTTCAGATATATGTTCAAGATTGGCGTTGGTGTTCAGATCGGCCTACGTTTTGGTGTCTGGAATATTGCTTAATTGATAATACAAAATGAATATATTGAATAAAAGGAGAAATTAATATGGCAACAAAAAAGGAAATTCATACAGAAGAAATTGTGGAGACAGAAGTTAAGAAGCCTGTTGCTAAGGCTCACTGTAAGTATGACCCAGACGAGCAAATTACTTGTCGCAGCATTACTTACGGAGAGCTGCTTATAGTCGGTCCAAAGTCTAAGCTATTATATTCTTGGTCAAATTATGGTGATACTACTCCAGTTGAGTATCAAGACTTACAGGCACTTAGGTCTATTAGGTCAGCACACCTTCTCAAGCCAAGAATTATTGTTGAAGATGAAGAGTTAATTGCTCAGTGGGGAAAGGATTTTGAAAATATGTATAGTAAAATTGTTGATGTAGATGTTGAAAAAATTCTAGACCTACCTCTTGGCAAGTTTAAGACTGCGCTTAAGAATGCCCCAAATGGCGTTCAACAGGCGGTTAAAAATATTGCTGGTGAGAAAATTTTGGATGGTTCATTGGACAGTTTGGCTAAGATCAAGGCGATTGATGAAATTCTTGGCACAGATCTTAAATTATATCTGTCTTAATTTTAGGAGGTGACCTTACATGGCAACTCCGTATGAAAAAGTGTATGGTAAGTTTTTAAATAAATGTACAGACTTTAATCTTGCAGATTTGGATGATCATACATTTGATGAGATGATGAATAGTTGGTTAAATAGTGCGGTAATTCGTGTACGGAAATGTGAACATGATCTGTCTAAACGAGATGATGATGCCCAGGAATTTGAAGAAGATTTATCTGATTTGGAGGTTGAGCTTCTTGCTTGTGGTATGGTAGATAGCTGGTTGACACCAATTTTAAATTCTACCGAATTAACGTTGCAGTTTATCGGCGGAAAAGAAGAAAAGGTGTATTCACAGGCTAATCATATTGCAGAACTTCGTGCAATGAAAGAACAGAATCTCCTTGAAATGAATCGCTTGCACAATTATCATACTTACACCAACAATTCCTATTTTAATGATTAAGGTGGTGTCTCCAGTGAATATTTATTTAGAGGCACCGCCTAGTCAAATAGCGGCAGAAAAACAATATTTTGTGGCCGCTATATATAAACTTTTACCATATAAAGAAAATTCTTATGAGTATCTTGATAATTACTTTGAATCAGTGCTACAACGGCTATGCGGTTTCAATAAAATTTCTGGGTTTCAGCCAGAAGTAATTACTATTATGAGCCTTCTTGAATATGCACGAGGCGAGGATGATTACAAGAAATATCGTAAGGCAGTGCTTGACGCATGTGGTATGGTAAACTGCATTAAGGAGAGTGATTTCTATGCTTGACAGTTATAAACTTCGTATGGCCACTATGGGTGGTTATGATGGCGAAGTAAGACGTAGGAATGCTCAAAGAATTATGGATGCATCTTGGATGCGAGATGCGGCAACTAAACCCGTTTATGTTAAATGGGTTGATAGCGGCCTGCCTGTAATTGATGATGACGACACTCCAGTTTATGCAAAATATAATGTAAAATCATATTATAATATCACGGGTGACAATATAGCTTATTTACTTCAATTTAGATTGGAAGACCTGAAAAATAGACCTGATATTAAAGTTGGTTCTTATGTATCTATACATAATGAAATGGATGAATCCGAATGGTGGTTAATTGTACATGAAGATGATAGAACTCAGTTTCATCAGTTTTCTATTCTGAAGTGTACATGGACTTATAGATGGGTTTCAAAAGTTGGTGGAAAGCGTAGAATTTTTGAGTGTCTTGGGGCACCGAGAAAACAAAATTCTTACAACAGTGGTGTATGGTTAGATTATACTATGCAAACTGTTGAAAATCAGGAAGTTATGTGGCTTCCTACAAATGACGACACAAAGACAATTGTTTATGACACTAAGTTTTTGAAATCTTCCGTAGATAGATATCCTCCTTTGGCATGGAAAATTACTAAAATCGAAGACACTGCAACTGATGGTATTTCTAAGTTTACAATGGTGCAAGAAATGTATGATCCAGCCAGGGATAATGCAGAACTCATGATTGGTAATTATTATGAATCTGCGGTTGAGCCAGAAATTAAAGAAACTGAAGAACAACCAACTGTATCAGAACTTGAAATTGCCTGTTCTAATTCTCCTACTGTTAAAGCAGGTGGCGGTTATAAGAAATTTACTTTAAAATCTCGCATTGATGGGAAACTTGTTGATTGCACTGAAGATATAGAGTGGAGCGTTGATTTTGTAAACGGCGACTCTAGTAAACTTGAAACTTCTATATCTGGTAACATTTTCAAAGTAAAATGTAAAAATGATTATTCTTTAATTGGTAAAACATTTACAATTACTGCAAAAACTAAATATAATTCTACTTCACTGGTTGTGGAGGTGACGAGTCTATGAAAAGAAATATACAGAATGTTAATGATGATATTATCGAAATGAAACGATTGATAAAACAAACATTAATAGCCGACACGGATATACTTGAGGCACTACACAATCCAGCAATAGATATAGATAGTCCAGATGAGTTCTTGGACACTAATGTTTATGATTTTGTTAGGATACCACAAACTCAAGATACTGTCCGAAATTTTATATGTTTTACGGTCGATGACATTGAAGAACATCGTTATAATGAATGTTTAAAAGTGCAGTATATTCAATTTCACTGTATCTGTCATCTTGATGATATGAAGACGGAATACGGAATTAGCAGACATGATCTTTTAGGGTATCTTGTGAGAGATGATTTTAATTGGACAAATCTTTTTGGTTTACAGTTTAAATTGATTACCAATAAGGAGAGTGCTGTTGATTCTGATTATTATTGCAGGACATTGCAGTTTAAGGCTGAGAAGCCAAATTCGCTGAACAAAGCAAGGATGGATAATTTGTATGATAAGTATGGACGTTGATGAGCTTGGTTTATATTTTGGAGATGATTATATAATTAATGATTATATTAAAATTCATCAACCAAGAATTGGAGAGCTAGTAGATTATGGCGAACAACAGTATTTTTCTACCATATACACATTAACAGCTATTCCGTCCGACATGAAAAGTCAGTTAGATGATATGGGTCTTGACTGGGTAGAAGTTGAGGATTTTGAACTATTCCTTATGTTGTCTCAAACCCTAACACCAGATAGGACAGGCATCCTACTGGGTGATCTCGACCTATCTAAAATGAAACCTTTTAGGAATAATCAGAATGGAGAAATCGTTTTAGCCGACAAGGAAACTGGAGTTATTATCGACAAGATGATATATCTCAGGATTGTAAACTATCTTCGAAAATTGCATAATATTAAACCAAAAATAGAGAAGCCTGCTAATAAAAGAACTAGGCAAATATTAATTGAAGAAGATAGACAAAGAATTTTACACGCCAAAGACAAGCCTTTTAAATCTTATTTGTTGCCTTTAATTTCTGCCGTAAAGGTTAGACAAGGATATACAAAAGATTATGTGCGCAATATGGGTTTCTATGAATTGTTTGATGATTTGAATCGTCTGCAGATTATTGTTAACTCTGATGCACTTTTGAAGGGTATGTACTCTGGTATGATTGACACTAAGAAAATTAATAAATCGGAGCTTAATTGGCTTCGTGACACAAATAGTTAACTTGGATGGAGGAGCCGTGGGATGTGGCTCTTTTATTATATTAAAAAATAATTTATTTTTATGGAGGTAATTGATTATGTTTGACATTAATAATTTTGTTATAGATAGAATTATTAGAGGCGTGGCCCTCTCTCAGAAGGACGATAGTGTACTATTCTCTATTAATCAGATCCAGAACGCTTCTCTAAATTGCGCTTCTGAGAGTACTGATGCCGTTGACGCACTAGGTACTCCTATTGCAACATTCTATCGTGCTAAGAGCGCAGAATTCTCTGCTGAAAACGCTCTATTCGACATGAACCTCATGGCTACGCAGCTTGGTACTGCCAAGAAGATTGCTTCTGCTGGCACTAAGGTAACTGTACCTGCTATGGAGAGTTTCACTGTTGCAGAAGGCGGTAAGTATGTTCTAAAGCACAAGCCAGTTGCTGCTCCTACTGAGATTTATGCAATTAATGGAGATAGCACCTTTGGTGTAAAGTATAAAAAGGAGACTGCTGCTGGTGCAGATGCGTTTGCTTATACTGAGGCTGATAAAACACTATCTCTACCTACTGGTGTAGCTGTTGGCTCTGATATGTTTGTAATGTATGAGTATGAAACCGAAAATGCAGTAGAAGTTATAAACTCTGCGACCAACTTCCCTGTTGGCTGCAAGTTTATTATGGAAGTTCTAGGTTGCGACGTATGTGATCAAACTAACCTTTAAGATGACTAAACATTGTTTGTCTTACTTGGAGCGCAATAATTGGAAACATTATTGTGTATGTTCTTGAATTGCTGGAAGATCCTTATAGTCTTATTGCTACAACATGAAGATGAAAAACGCTTGAGTGTGAATGCTTGAAAAATATAAGAATTGGAAAATCAGCAGCCAATCCCCGAATAGGGGGAGGTTCGACGGTCATCCGCTGCAATGCGGTTAGGAGATAGCTCTCCGAAGTGGGAACCGCCTAAGTTTACTGATGTAAATATGGTGAATGATATGACCTTGACTTGTGTGAGAATACAAGAAAAACTATTTTAATAATATAAATAGTTCTTTATTATTGTAGCGAAATAATAAAGTAAAATAATCGATTTACGCATACGTAATTTTCCCCAACTTTAAGTTAAGCCCAGATTTTGACTGGAACGTTGCCACAGATGGCGCGCATCCATTTTCTGGTAAGGCGCAGCAGGATTTAAATGATAGATCCCTAGTAGCGTAAGCTGCTTGAAATAAACATATTGAATCGCTGGAAACCCCTAAAGCCAATTAAGCTACAGCACAAAGATGAAAAATGCTTAAATGCGAATGCTACGAAAGTATAAAAAATTAATTGGATGGTGTATGGTTAAAACCTAAGCACCGTATATAATGGGCAATCAGCCTCGAAGCCTTGAATAGAGGAACGACCAACGACTAGGCATAAGCCGTAGGGTTAAGTAATCCGAAGTGGTATGCCCCATGTATATGGGTGATGATATAGTCTCGCCTTATATGAAAATATAAGATGCACATAATGGTGCTAACTAAAATTAACGACTTTAGTTGAAGATTAGCGACTGCGACAAGGAAAAGAGATTGTTCTCTATTGTTGTCCCTGGTGATCAGGAATAATATTTTACAATTCCCAGGTATTGACAATACAAAATGAATGTGATATAATGTTATTGTAAGGTAGATTTGAATTAGCTACTCAAATTGATAAAGCAAGGGGCCTCCACCCCTTGCTTCCTTACAGTTATTTAGAAAGTGGAGGAAATATTGTTATGGAGGTAACAAAAGATGAATAAAAAATATGATGATTATAAAATTGGTGATATTATTAAGGGGCTTAAATTAGTATCTGAACCATACAAAGTTGATGGTAAAAAAGATTATATGGGCATGGTTAAATGCATACTTTGCAATAATGAACCTTATGAAATTACTCTTAGCGAAATTAAAAGACATACATATGATGGCTGTAGAGAGTGTGCAAAACGCGGTCGTTTTAAAAAACATGATAATTTTGTACAACAGATGAAGGAAATTAATCCTAGTATTATTATAATTGGCAAGTATGTTTCAAGTAAAGTGAAAATTGAATGCGTATGTGCGGTATGTGGTTATTGTTTTAGTGCACTACCAGGTAATTTATTAAGAGGCCATGGATGTAAAGAATGCAGCCGGAATTTAATATCTTTAAGTCGTAGAAGAGAGCATAATGCTTTTATTAAAACGATAAAAGACATACATCCGAATATTGAAGTTCTTGGAGAATATATTCGAAGTTCTGAAACGATAATGTGTAGATGTCTTGTTGATGGATATGAATGGAATGCATGGCCAGACCATTTGTTACGAGGACATGGGTGTCCAGTGTGTGGGAAAGGTAAACTTTTTGCCGGTTATAATGATATTGCGACAGTGAGACCAGATTTAATAAAATACTTTAAGTCTAAAAAAGAAGC